TTATAACTACCTGTAGTATTGCTATATAATGCCTGATTGCCTTGTGCAATGTTATCACAACCACTTATATTGCTACGTAATGCACATAAGCCTTGTGCAATGTTATAACAACCTGTAGTATTGCTATATAACGCACATAAGCCTTGTACAATGTTATTACAACCTGTAGTATTACTACGTAATGCCGAAACGCCTTGTGCAATGTTATTACAACCTGTAATATTAGCTTGTAATGCCCCATAACCTTGTGCAATGTTATTACTACCTGTAGTATTAGCTTGTAATGTAAAACCGCCTTGTGCAATGTTATAAGTACCACTTATATTGCTACGTAATGAACATAAGCCTTGTGCAATGTTATAACTACCTGTAGTATTCCCATATAATGCATAACAGCCTTGTGCAATGTTATTACTACCTGTAGTATTGGCAATCAATGTCAAATAGCCTTGTGCAATGTTATTAATACCTGTAGTATTACTACGTAATGCACAATAGCCTTGTGCAATGTTATTACCACCTGTAGTATTAGCTTGTAATGTAAAACCGCCTTGTGCAATGTTATTAATACCACTTATATTGCTACGTAATGCACATAAGCCTTGTGCAATGTTATTACTACCTGTAGTATTGGCTTGTAATGCCGAAACGCCTTGTGCAATATTATTAATACCTGTAGTATTGGCTTGTAATGCAAAATAGCCTTGTGCAATATTATTACAACCTGTAGTATTGGTACGTAATGCACATAAGCCTTGTGCAATGTTATTACAACCTGTAGTATTGGCTTGTAATGCACAACAGCCTTGTGCAATGTTATTACAGCCTGTATCATTGCTGAATAATGTCAAATAGCCTTGTGCAATGTTATTACTACCATTACTATTGGTAGATAATGCCTGATAGCCTTGTGCAATGTTATCAACACCATCTGCATTGGTAGATAATGCCTGATAGCCTTGTGCAATGTTATTACTACCTGTAGTATTAGCATATAATGCACAAATGCCTTGTGCAATATTATAACTACCTGTAGTATTGGCTTGTAATGTCGAACCGCCCTGTGCAATGTTATCACTACCTGTAGTATTGGCTTGTAATGCATAATTGCCTTGTGCAATGTTATAACTACCTTCAGTATTGCTGACTAATGCATTATTGCCTTGTGCAATGTTATAACTACCTGTAGTATTGGCAGATAATGCATAATTGCCTTGTGCAATGTTATAACTACCTGTAGTATTGCTATATAATGCATAATTGCCTTGTGCAATGTTATTATAACCTGTAGTATTGCAGCGTAATGCTTGATAACCATATCTCACATTGGAATAAAGAAATTGTTCTCCTTGGTAGGCACTGATTAGTAAAATGGTATACGGAGGAATATAACCAAAATTTATACTGGCATCGGATAATGTAAGAGTACTTCCATCAATAGCCAATATTTTAACACCCAAATAATCATATTCCGAAATGTCATCAATATAAATAAAATCCAAATAAGCATCAACAGCAAATCCCAATGCCGACCAATCAATAGGATAATCGGTTGTAATCACACCATTGACAGCAGTCCACGTGTATCCAGTAGTATCACTATAATCAAAAATTGATTCACCCACAAATTGTGGTTGTTTATTAATATCAAACATACTGCCCATAACGTTTGCAGTAGCGCAAAGCGACTTAATATTTATTGAACTTCCAAATTCTAAATTCATATCTATTTCTTTTATAGATATAAATACAAAAAAAGGAATAAATTGTCACATCTATTCCTTTTTAATTTAATAAAAGAAGTTTTAAGCTTAGAACTGTCTTAGTTCATTCATCAATTGCATAACAAGATTGGTTTGTGTTGCCGATTGAAGTGCAATATATTCCAGTGTTTCTTTGGGTTTTTCCTCTACATTATCCCAATAATACTTGCTTAATTCATTGAGTGGTAGTACGTCAACAGTTTTCTTTAATCCAAGAAAGTCAGAAACAAGCATCAACGGCATATAATCGCTTCCGTTAAGCTTCCACACATTGGTTGTGTCAATAATAGTACCTGAGTCCCAAGGTTTTGTATCTAAGCATCTTTTAAGGATGAATGGTAGTTGTTTATTCTCGATAATTGGTTTTTCCTTGTTTTCGTCTTTTTTTATGTAATATTTCACATAACGTTTAATTAATAAAGGAATATCATATCCAATTATGTTGTGACCACATAATACTGGGAAAAATTGTGGTGATGATGCAATTCCATCACTGGATAGTTTATAGAGAACATCCATGAACGTATCAATAACGAGTTTTTCATCCTCACTTACAATTTTCTTAAAGTCTCTTTTGATAGTACCACTATCCTTATTAAAGGAAGCATATGTGATTGCTACAATTCTCGTGAACTCAGGATACTTAATAGCGTATTCTTCATATACCATGTTGCCGTGGTCTTTAGGGTCTTGGATGTCAGGAAATTCCAAGTCAATGTCATAGTTGTGTTTTGTTTTCGAAAGATATTTCCAACGTTCATACATTGGTTTGTTGTTTGCTTCGAGGTCTTCCAGTGTTGGGTGTTCCAGTACTGCTTTTACGTTAAAGAACAATGTTTCATAAATGGTTGTTCTGTTAAAAACGCTGTCAAATAATGATTGTGCCATTTTAAATTTTTTAAGGGTTTGTATTGTGCAAATGTAGTCAAAGTTTTTGAACTACCAACTATAAATTAAATAAAAAGTCGAAAAAAGTTTTAAGTTTGGATTTTCTCTTTTCCTTTAGTTCCTGATACATGTATAGAACATCAGCATATTCGTATCCCATTAGCCTTTCTACGGTATAAACACCTTTAATGTACTTCATGATGTACTTGACAAATTTAGCTTTTTCGATGTTCTGACGGAATTTCTTTTCTTCAATTTCTTTCAAATAGTCTTCTCCTTGTCTATCAATTTCAGCAAATACCATATCCAGTTTCCTTTTAGTATCTTCTTGTAGATACGTAGTAAAGGCAACATAGTCTATGTCATCAACATCACTATCGACAGAGAGTATTTTTTTATCAATAGACATAATTTTTATTTAAGAAGTTGTGCCAGTAAAGACAACTGGTTTTTTGTTATATGCTCTTTTCTTTTTTTCTTCTTCTGGACGAATGGTTTTTGTAAAATTTTCATTGGCAATTGCAAATGAATTTTCCCTGAGTTCGTCAAGCTCTTTATAGAAAATTTTGGCTTTTGTTTCTAACTCAACCTTCATTTCCAACATTTTATTCTCAAACTCTTGTTGTTTTTCTGCAATTCTATAGTTGGTTTCGATTATTATTTCAACAAATGTAACAAGTGCATCAATTGGGACATCGACATTTTTAGGCGATACGTTTATTAGTTTCCCTGTCTTTGATTCTTCTAAGACTTCACATTTAATTTCATCATTCTCGTCAAACACCCAATCAATCGGTATTCCTATTTCAAGTTCATACCAGCCTTCAAATGTATTTCTTTTGATGGTGATAAGGTATCCTGTTATCGCATTTAATGCGTCACTAATTGTTGTATCCATTTAATTTATTATATAGGTAAAAAACATAGCAATTGATGCCCAAAGAATGAGCTTTTCCCACATGACGAGAGAAAATCTTGTCTCAGTTTTAAAAGCAAATCTTGCAATCGTTTTCATCGCTAAATCACCAAGGACATAGACAATGAAAACGATTGAAGAAATAAATAAAAACTGATAGATTTCAGCTATTATATCCATGATTTACTCTCCGTGTGTTTGACCCTGATGAACTTGTCCAGCAGGAGCTTGCTGTACCTGTGGTGCAGGTTCTGCTACAGGTTGTGGTGCAGGTTGCTGTTGTGGTGCGGGTTCTTGAAAGTATTGCTCAACGCCACCCAATTGTGCATTTAAAATTGCAATCTTTGCAAGTTCATTCGTCATTGCTTCGATTTTGTATTCGTAATTCATGTTTGGGTCTTGTGCAAGACGTACAAGTTCAAGTTCTTTAAAGTACTTTTCGTTGTTAATTTTGTTTAAGAGGTCAATTTTTAAATTTGCCATAGCATTTTTTAAGTTTAAATAATATTATTTTTTTCCACCAACAAAGATAGTTATATTAAATACTCTATGCAAGACTTTTTAAACAATTTCCAAAATATTTTTTTCTTGATTAACAGATTTGTCAAACATGGTATATATTTCAATCAAAACATTGATGATGTTTTTGTTCTTTTGTTTCTCGATTTCGAAAATAGTTTTCCAAAAATTTTCATAATATTTTAATGACGTGTCTTGCTTGAAGTCTACCTTATAGAAGTTATAATAATAGTAGGCATTAAAATATTTTCTTATTCCAGCATTCTTGCTAAAATCCAAACCTTCCAACTTAAATTCATCACATACCTTATTGTAACACCAATTAAAATGATTATTAATATCTTCATCAGTATTAATGCTCTCATAATCAATATAATAATAATTAATATAGTAAAGTAGATTCAGTGCGAAGTCTTTATATATCTCAACTCTGTCCTTCACAATGATATACTTCTGACCAGAAGTTGCCATTTAAAATTGTTTTAGATAATCTTTCTTCATTATATTTAAGTCAAGGTCGCCATCATGACCATCAACTCTACCTTTATCTGTGAATTGCCATACTTTCCACTCTGTCCAACCATTTGGAATTTTTGGTAAAGAAGCTTCTGGATTACCAACATACGCTGCAATCCATAGTGGTTGTTTTCCAAATAATGGTTTCATTGTAGTATCAGCAAAGCTTTTATATGAATAGAACATCGTAGTAATACCATGAGCATTCATACCAGCAATGAATGCAGTTACGAATCTATTCATATGGTCAATCTTTTCAGCATTGCTCCATACCATTTGAGTGGAATATGATTCAATGTCAAGAACCAATGGTAAATTTGCTTTTGGTAGAAATCCAATATGTGCAATTACATTATCAACTTCTTCTTTTGCATCTTGTTCTGGATTATCAACATTACCGGGTCGGGCAAAGTGATAATAACCGACCTTTACACCATTCTTTTGTGCTGATTGAACTCTTGTTTTAAGATTATAGATACTATCCTCGTGACCTGTTGTACCTTCTGTAACCTTAATGAAAGCAAATTCGATTCCTGCTGCTTTTGCTTTTGCCCAATTAATATCCTTCTGATATTTTGAGCAGTCAAGACCTAAAACAGAGTTTAGTTTTGTTAACCTTTTTTTTGAAATAGTTGTTGCCATAGTTTCATAGTTTTCTATAAATACTTAGATTTGTGTTTAATAAAAATGGAGTGATGATTACCCAACACTCCATTATAAAATATAGTAAAAATTACTTATGCAAATTTATAGACCAATTTTTCATATTCGCTTTTGGTGATTCCACCAAGTTCTTTTCTGATTTTATCGTGTCTCAGATTATTAAACTTTGCAGCAGCAAACATTAATCCTACCATTGGTATTAACAATCCACAATATATGATAATGAAAGGAATTAAATATTGTGTGGGTGCATCAAGAATTACACCTAACATCATAGCAAAGAATGCTACAAGTAATGTGTTTACAATAATATTACTTACTTTTAAATCTTTCTTCTCTGTACTTTTCGAAAAATATTTGAAAGTAAACACAATCCACTTGGGTGGTGTAAATTTTGCACATGCAGCATCAAATTCTTTCTCTGTAATTAATTCGTAATTCATTAGAATCCTCTGTTTTTCTTTACGTTATTTGTGCTCACAAAGTCAGTTCCTTTATAACCAAGTAAATGCTTCATTTTTTCAACTTCTTCGGTTAATTTTACTGGTGGTTTAGGTTCTTTCTTTTCTTCATTCAAACTCTGTTTAGGATTTTTGATTGCGAAAATTTGTTTACCGTCAGTGTAGAACTTGTTTTCGTCAAGTATTGAAACAACTGTTTCATTTACGCTAACCTTATAGTCTTCGGTTTTACCATTAAGTGTATTACCAAGACCAGTAAAATCCAATGGGAATAAACTATTGGGTATTTTAGTTACCATTTTAACCTCATTTAACTGGAAGTCAATGATTTTGCTCTTATTGAGTTCGTTACGGTATCTACCAGTTATCATTGATTCGCTAAGACCTTTAGGGTCGTTCCAGCCAGACTTTTGTTTATCAAACTCAGTTCTATTAGCTTTTGTAGCTTGTGTTGGCTGTGCTTCTTTATTATACATTGGTGCTTTACCGAAAGCATCCATTTGTTTTTCTCTGATTTCATAAACAGCATCACCCATGTCAGCTTTCATACGGTCTTCGAAACGTTGGTCTGGCTTGTTATCATAAACCAAACTATGCATACCTTTACGATATAAATTAACTTCATCCTGTTCAGGTGTGGTCATATTACGTTTTGGTATTTCGTCACCCTTATCGTTAGTAGAATTGCCTACATTTTTAAAAGCTTCACCCTTTGTGGTTTTAATTTCGTTCTTTTCAATATCCTGTGCTAATTTTTGTGGGTCAGCAGGAACGTCAGTTTGCTGGTCAGCATATTCAAGTTCCTTTTCGATGTTGATGATTTCTTTGGTATCACTATCATTAAAATCTTTCTTGAAGTTTGTTGCATTTTCAGCACCAAGACGGTCTTTCATTACTAAAGATGAAGGCTTACGGTCTTCTGACATTTGTTTTAATTTTTTGTGGTGAATCGAATAAGCATTCAACTCGTTGTTTATTTCGTTTAATAAGTCCATGTCTTCTTTCATATCTACTAAACCAACTGGAACATTACCCGTACTAACAGTGCCAGTTGGTATGCCTTTTGCTACTGAATCGGGTTTATCATCTATTATTGATTGTGCGGTTTCATCCATTTCATCGTATTTCGTTGAAGCAAAGTCAGTTACATCTTTAGGTTTTACTGTTTGCGCAATATTTTTAGCTGCACCGCCAAGTTTACTCATGGGTATTTCACCCTTTTGTGCTGCATGTGCCATGCCAAACAAACGCTGTTGTGATGGTGAGGTTGCTTTTTCATCAAGACCTTCTGCGTCTCTTTGTGCCTGAACCCACGAATCTGAATTATACATTCTATCACTCGCACTGGTATCATCAACTGGATTAGATGCTTTTGATGGTCTTAAATAGACTCTATATACGTTAGTACCTAAACCATCAATATCGTTTGAAGTCCTGAACCCTAAATTATCCTTACCATCAACATCACCCAACATGAAATTAGCATTACCATATTGTTGAACAGCTTTCTTTACGAAATTGTCTATCTTCATTTCATCATCACCTTCCAATCCTGATGAATCACCATTAATTAATGTTGACATTGCCCAATCAGGTACGTCAAATTCAATTAAGTCATCACCAGCAGTTCCGTCTTCTTTTAAATTAGGTTCATCCATTGTACCATTTTTAAGTGTATGTAATTCAAGTTCAGTATCTGGCTTATCCCATTGTTTTACTGTGTTACTACTAAACGCTGCTGTCTTATCAATAATTTTATTATTAACTGCAGGATTGGTATATGGCTTAACATTTGGCTCTTGTTGTGCAGATGGATTAATTTCTACTTCTTCATTTAAGAAGTCAACATATTTTGCAAATGCAGATGGGTCAGTTAAATAATTGCTTTCCTGTATAATCGTGCCACCCTGCCAAATTGGTTTACGCATTGCTTTGCTTTTACCACCTTTCATTAAATCACCACCACCCCAAGCAGCAGGACCTGCATAAGCACCTGATGATGCGGATGTTGTGGTTTCATCGACTGGTTCTTTATAACCTAATGCTGGTGCAAATGCACCCGAAGATGCAGCACCTGTTTCTTCACTAACACCTGTCGTTGCAGGAGTTGTTTGTATTGGGTTTACTGGTTTCTTATGCATTGCAACATCACCAGCTTTTTTCATCTGATTAATACCGCTTTTATCACGTCTTTTCTTCTTTAATGGTTTAGACATTTTATACTTTTCTAAATATCGTGGACTGTTTAGTACATAATCATTAAAAAGCATATTCATAATGGTTTCATTATAATGATAACCATATTTTTCTTCACCATTTTCAGACATATCGTCATATACACTTGCCAATTTAGGGTCAGCAAATACCAGTGCTTCCATTTTAGCCAAACTAAAGATTTTTTTCTTTAGGGACTGTTCTTTTTCAGTTAACAAACCATCTGTTTCAGTTAATTTTACTTGGTCTTGGTTCATGGTTTTTTTAAAATTAGATTCATACCCTTTAGCTAAATCGCCAGATGGTTGTTTTAATGTTGGTTTGAATGATTGTTCTTCTTTAATATTTTTCATAACAATTACTTAATGTCCGTCTTCCAAAAATCACGCTTCACCCATAACATTTTATAAACAGCCTCTAAACTATCTTTCATTGTCTTAATTAATTCATCCCTTGTTTTGCTGTTGGAACTATGCATAATTCTCGCAATTTCCTTATCCAAAGAATCGTTAACCAACTTCTTAATTTCGTCCTTGACGATTGCTTTAATATCAGTATTATCCATATAATGTATATAAGTTAAACATAAATACTCACAAGACTTAAAAAATGTGCACAAACCAAAATAACACGCATCATATTTAATGCATGTTGTTCTGATTAATACGTTTTGGTATATTATTTCACGATAAGTACATATGTAGCAATACCTACACCCGCACCAATCCCTATATAAAGTAGATTATCACCAGTCTTTTTAAAGAAACTTCCTATCTTTTGCCAACCAGTTGGGTCAAGAACTGGTTTTGGTAGTGGAATGGTATAACTCTCAATGCCTGTGGTTTTGAAATATTTATTTGAGTTCGAAACACTGAATGAAATTGGATATCCTTCTTTTTTACTATCTGCCCAATGATATTCCACAAATTGCTGATTTGGAAGTTCAAGTAACTTAATTTTAAATGTTGGCTTAACACCTTTATATGATGGTACTACATTGCCAATTTTAAAGTCATATTGGATTTCAGGTAGACTGTCGCTCACAGTAACGCTTGTATCTGCATCGTTAACAACCACTTTTCCAGCACGTAACGAATCTATTTTAACATTAGTCTGAATAAGTGCAGCAGCAATGATTGAATTAGTTTTTTCGATTTCCTTAACACGTTTCAATAATTCTTTCTGGCTTTCACTTAGATTATTGTTTGCTTTTTCTAAATCCTTAACTTTACCCTCTAATGTAAGTTTTTGTGCAGTCATTTCACCTTCTTTATTAATGTGATATGTAACTTCTGCTTGTAATGCATTCTTTATTTTTGTGTCAGAAATAATTTTGGCTTCAAGTTTATTTACTTTGTTGTTATATATTTTCCATCCACCAAAAAGTAAAACCAATAAAACCAATACACCAAGTATTAATTGGGTCAGGTTAATATTGTAATTAAAATTTTTCAGGCTTTTTACTTTGGCTACTACTTCGTTTTTTACTTCATTAGGGGTTTCCATGTTATTTAAATTTGATTGTTAAATTGTTTGTTTGTTTACAATTCTTTTCATTATACGTAAGTCATCACAAAAAGGTTACAAAATACAGTAATTATTTTTGAATAACATTCTCTAACCAATATGGTTTGAACACATATTCGTAATAAGTTTTAATTCTCTCAATGATTTCAGCAGTTTTTGGATTGTCTGGAGAATAACCTTCTAAATAATCGAATGTTACCTTTGATGTGTCATCATATGGAGTTACGCTATATATAAATTCAATAATTCCATCCACAACACCATCCCAAAGCACAAGATTTTCATAAACATCCAAAGGTTTAAATTTAACGCTAATATTAATGTCGTTAAAGTAGTCCATAAATTTCTTTTCTTCTGCTGGCTGGTCATAAACATTTTTTAAGTTCGAAGCATTCCTTTTTTCGATTTCTTCTTCTTCATGCAACCTACGTGTAATTTTTAGCATGTCACGAACACCCAAATTCTTTTTGGGTTGTTCTTGTGGTTCATTTGCATCATATTTCCCTTCACGCATTCTTTTTAGAAGAACTCTCATTTGGTCTGGCGTGCTTTTCTTATTAATATCGCTCATATCTTGGTTTTCATATAAATACTGTAAATTATCGAAGCATTTCATCGAAATCATAAATGTCGAATAATGGATTGATATCACTTGTGCTCTCAAGATAATTACTTCTGAAAACAATACCTCTGAATTTTTGCGTATCCTTGTGAAAATTATGAAATTCCATAATTTTTTTATGAATACCAAATTCATCACAAAGGCTTGCGCATAGTTCGGCTGTTGATTCAAGTTGTTCACCAGTAAAACCTTCCCAATAATTATACCCAAGCCAACTCTTCTCAACAACTCTATCTACATCACAGACTTCGTTAAGCCAATTGATATGTGTTCCGTCAGGTAGTTCATATAAACTACCCATGTTCTCTAACACAATCGAAATCGATTGCTTGTCGGCTTCTTTAATGCCAAGGAAATCTGTGTGATTCTTTGGGTCATAGTGTTGGTAAACTAATCCTTCTCTTGAAATAGTATAGGTATTCCATTTTTTTGTTTTGCCAAATTCTTTGTGCTGCAACCTTAAAATATGATTATGGTCTTTTCTCAAACTCGTAGCCAACACAATTTGTGTTTTAGGCTGAATAGTATTATACCTATTAACTTCCTTTGTCCAATATGTTTTACTGTCTATGTGCATCGTAGTCCATGTATATGATTTTCACACCACCTTCATTTAATTTTTGTAATGCCAGCCTAAATCCTGCTCCAAATGTAACGTTATCAAAATCAGGCTCTTTATCGCAAAAAAGTCTTTTAATTCCTGCATTTACAATTTGACCTGCACATTTTGAGCATGGAAACCAGTTTACATACATATCAGTACCCATAGTTCTATTACCCTGCCTTGCAGCATTAATAATAGCATTTTCTTCGGCATGAAGTACCCAATCATATTTCAAAGGTCTTTCGTGTCTTTCCTCAATATCGTCATCGACTCCACGTGGAAATCCATTATAACCCATAGATATTGGGTTGCCATCGCTTACAATAACAGCACCTACTTTAGTGCTACGGTCTTTGCTCCACTGTGCTACGTGGTCAGCAAGCTCCATAAATTTTAAATCCCAATTTTTATTTTCCATATTGATTTTATTATTTGTTTTCAAAAAATTCATTCAACCATCCATTTACACGACTTCTATAATATGCCCCGCTAAATTTATTATAAAATTCTATTTTCGTTTTACATTCTTTTGCTGCATTTTCACAGTTTTCCCTTGTCCAATATATTACATTATAGGGTAGCCTATCCATATGCTTACATATACTATCAAGCCATCCATTTCTCATTGCTGATTGATATGCCCCACTTGACATAATTCTAAATTCTTTTTTATTATTACATTTTATTGCAATATCACTACATTTAATAAACGTCCACTTAGTTGTTCGTTTGGGTCTGTTCATATGTAATGATATTTCATTTAGCCACCCATTTTTTATTGCAGATTTATATGCCCCACATGACTTTCTTTGAAACTCCTTTTTATTGACATATAATTTGGCTTCATTCATGCATTTTTCCTTAGTCCAAATTACTCTTCCGTCAACCATATGCAAACAGATATCATTCAACCACCCATTCTTCCAAGCAGAGCCATAGGCACTTATCGATTTTATTCGAAAATCATTTCTTGTGTTAAATTTTTTTGCTTCAATATCACACAATTCTTTAGTCCAAATCAAACTATTCCCCCCGATACCACCTGTTTTAGCAACGTTTAATATTTTCCACCCATCTGTTTCATATTGTTTAAGATATTCTCCTTCTAATTTAGATGCAATTTCGACTTCAACATAATCAGTCAATTGTTTTATTATTGGCTCGTATCCTGTTTTGTTGATGTATTTAGTTACTTGGTCTCTATCATTAGAATTTCTATACATTTCTCTCGCAGAAATAGAATATGTCAACCCAACATACACACATTTTTCTTCAATAAATTCATAAGAATAGATACATCTTTTATGTCTATTTCCAAGTAATTTCATATGTGAATAAAATTCATCAAGCCACATATTTTTTTTTGCATATGAATATGCTGTGGCATACCTTAATATGAATTCAGTTCTACTGGTACACGATTTTGCTGCTTCGAAGCATTTCTCATATGTCCAATATCCATTAGGCATCTTCTTTCTCATGTTAATTTCCAATGAACATTACTTGTGATTTTTTTTGCATCCTTGACTAACAACAACAATTCTTCTGAATCAAAATCATCGGAAGTAAATCTACCATCTAAGTCACCAATGTCGTTATTAGCAATTTTCTGAATAAGAAGTAATGATTTTTTTATTAGTTCTGCCTTTTCTTTCTCAACATTTCTCATATTATCCCATTTAAAAATTTTAAATCCATTTTTTATAATTTAAAATAATTCGAATCATTTATAAATACCCTGAACTTTTTTAAAAACCATATTATTCAATTGTTACTGATGATATTCCTTCTTCACTTAATTGTACCGATAATAAGTAATCTGGATTAATTTCGTGCACCAACTCAATTACCAGTACTTTCTTCATTTGTGTTTTTATTATTTGTAGCATTTCGATAAATTCTTCTACAGCATTTGGGTCTAACTTACCCATTACTTCATCCAATAGGAAGATGGTCGGTTTTGCTTTAACGTTAATTTGATTCAGCGCAAACTTCAATACAATACTTGAGAACGTTCTTTCTTTACCACTGGCAGATATGCAATCAATGATTGATGCGGGTCTGTTGTTATACACTAACTTAGGTCGTAGGTCATCTGCATCAAGCCATACTTTAAATGGTGCAACTGATAATATGTTCTCCAAAGTAACGTTTATTTTTGGTAAGATATAGTTTGCCAACATTTGACGGGGAATACCATCCCTATGTACACATTTCTTATATAATCCCAAAACCATGTCCTGATATTCCTGAATCTTAAATTCTGCCATCAAAACATCATTATTTTTGATTTTAACTCGCTTTTCACCAATTGCAGTCTTCTTAATGTAAATATCTTCTTTATCTTCACTTTCTTCTGCTTCAAGTAACGATATTTTAGACTTTGCAGCAATCATGCCTTTTTCGATATTATGATTTTCTTCAATTTGTTTCAGGCTGTTGTCGTAATTGTCGATTTTCTGTTGAAGTATATCTATCTTAAGTTCTTCATTTTGAATCTTCATCGGAATGGAGTCAATCTCTACTTGCATTTCTTTGCGCTTCTCAACATCATTTTTTTCGTTGGTAAGTACTCCTATTTCATTTAGAGTATCTTCCATTTCAAAACTTTTCTTTTCGATATCTTCCTTAATTGAAGCGATTTCAATCTTATGTGTTTCAATTGTGACATTCGTACTTCCAATTGTAGCCAAATGTTCTTTAATTTGGTCGGCAATAACGAACATTTCTTTTTCGGTTTTCTGAACGCTTTCATCAATGTGTGCTTGATGGTCTGCTGTTAATACCTGACCACAAGTAGGACAAGTCTTACTTGCATGTAGTTCGGCAATTTCTTCTTTCTTTTTAAGACCGTCTTTTTTAAGATTAAAGATTTTACCATTTACGATTTCTTTTTCGTGGGTAAGTGTACTAATCTTACTTTCTTCATCTTTTATCTCCAATTTCAACGCATATTCTTTGGCTTTCTGTTCGTCTTTCTTCACAAGTAAGTCAGCAAGACGTTTTTCATCATATTTTTCTTTCAGTGGGACAATACCTACCTCTAAAACCGCTTTACGTGCCTTTAAATCAACTATATTCTTTTCGTGGATGCCAATACTCTCTTTGGTGCTTTCTACGTTTAAATTGTAGATTTCGGGGTTTATTTTGAATAGTTTCTTCGTTAGAGTTTCAACATAGGTTCTACCTGTTGTAATTCTTGTTTGAACATCTGGCAAGTCAATAGTTTCTATTGTATCAATATCGCATTGAAGAATTGCTATTTCTGATAATAATGTTTTGTTTTGTGCTTCTGTATTTTCCACATTACAAGTAACTCTCGACTTTTCGTTAATTTTTTTCTGATGTACTTTAAACCCTTCAAGTTTCTTATCAAATATATCCAAACCTGAGTCAAACAATAATGAATCAATGAAGACAGCCATATCATTTGAAAGGATTCTATTAAGTGTATCTGATGTGGTCATAACAATACGGTTGAAGTTTTCATATGAACCAATAATACCCTCAATAATCTTCTGTGTTTTTACTCTACGGTCTTCATCCAGTGTTTCCAATGAATTATTATCATTCATTTCATCGTCTGGTGTTGCAAGTAAATAATAACTCAATGTAGTTGGTGCGCCTTTAACTGAACCATCTTTCATTTTTTCGATTACTGTTTTCTTCTTAATACCATAATATTCACCATTGGCTTCTATTACAAGGTATCCATCACAATAATCAGCACCATTCCTATTGTTCACAAAACGTGAATCACCGAACTTAACACGTGTTTCTGTTTCAAGTGTTTTTCCGAACAAGATATATGATATTAATTTCATAATAGTTGTCTTACCTGCGGTATTCTCACCAGTTATCTGAAATAATCCATCCATATCACGCCAATCAATATCTAATTGAGCATAAGACATGAAGTTAGTACCACCGAACTTAATAATGCTCCATTCAGTACTTGTGTCGTCAGTAACATCAATCAACGCCAATATTTCTTCATCAAGAGCAAGAACATCAGCAATGACCTTTTCATCAGTACCAATTTTAATTAAGAAATCTTTGATAATTTCATGCTGTACTGCTTTATCTGTTATGTTTTCTAAAGTAACGTTTTCGTTAACCTCAACTTTTTCGTTTGCAAGAAATTCGTTCTTATGTGAATATATACAATTCTTGTACTTGCTATTTACATATTGTATTAATTTCCTTTCACCATCCTTAGTTCTGCCTTGTGGTAACGTACCCCAAACAAATCTGATTTTCATATTATCTGTTGGGTTATCAATTTCGAAATCTAAGTCTTCGAAATCAGTAAATGGTGTAATCTTAATATTTTTAAATGAATAGTCGCTTGCAACTGGAACTTCTTCGGCTTTACCCTTTTTAATATCCCACAATAAATATCCGTGGAAATTGTCATCAGCCTCGCCAAAGTCCTGTGCTATCAATGAACTACAATAGGCTTTCTTTCCTTTATCGAAGTATTGAAGTTTATGGATATCTCCAAGCATAGATATGTCGCCCTTGAAGTCGGATACCTTATAATAGGATTTGCTTTTCATTTCAAATCCAGTTGTGGAAATACAGCCATTAATTGGGTCGTGGAATAAATCTATTGTAGTATATCCGCTTAAAGATTTAAGTTTGTCGATTTTTTTACCATCCTTTGACTTCCAAGGATTATTATTTTTTTCACCGTGATGCCAGACTCCCCACATCACATTATCGTCAACATAAAAACCAGTCTCACCATAATACAGCACATTGTTGTTATGCAGAGTATCTACAATTGCCTTTACTGAATCAACTCGATTCAGATTCTTTTTTCTACAATCATGGTTTCCTCTTGTTATACGAACAGGGGCAATTTTACTTAAATCATCAAGGAAATTACTTGCAAGTATTAGTTGTTCACCCTGTAAATCAAGGTAATCATGAACTAAGTCGCCTACAATTACAATTCTATCTGGTTTTTTCTTCGTTAGGGATTCTATAACATTTTTAAAGACCTTTTCATATTCTGCGTTCCTTGTTGGACTCTTTCGGATATGTATGTCGGCAAGATGACAAACTGTATTTATCATAATTTTATTTATTTATTGTTTTTCTTCTATGATTAAGTGGAATCTTAATAATTTCATCAATTGTCCATCCATTATATAATTTTCTTCTTATTGTTGATGAAAGAATGTTTGTTTTCTTAGATAAGATATCAGCCAAATCCGATTTGTTGTATTCAATGCCATCATAATTATAATATTTTTCATGAGATTTCCTACTAAATTCTTTATTGCAAAAGTAATTCATATCTTTTAATATATCAAGGAATTTATTTTTTTTCCTATTCAAGCATATTGTTGAGTCATCATACATGTAATGAAAAATGCGATTTATTAATATATTCCCCCCATATCTTAAAGCACGAATATTATTATTTCTTTCTGGATGTCTATCATCATAAACTGTATTATTAGTATTACAATTTTCATTAAAAACATGTTTAATACCGTTTAAAAAATTAATTGCCCCAATTATCGAAATACGTAACGCACCGTCATTATTGGTAACACATCCATCACCATCGAAATATCCCCTAATAAAATCATGAATAAATTCATGATTAATTGTCGAAGGAAATTCCAATAAAAACGTCTTTTTTTGAAAACATCCATGCCTATTTAAATCAGCAACAATTTTTTTAGAATTAATAACCAATCTTCTATAATCATTACGAATTATTTTTATTGGTCTACCATTTGGAAATAAATATTTGACAAAAATATCCAATATTTCAACATCTTGTTTATGTATTGTCAAATCCACCATTCCTAAATTTTCGTTTATATATCCATCGGCATATAAAAATCCCAAAAAGTATGCCTTTTCTTCCGAATCAATTGTTTCAAAAAAGTTTTCATTAATATCATATTTTCTCATGTGAAATGAAGCTAATTGTGTAATTATTTAAAATAAATACTTGTACAATAAAAAAAAATTAATATTATTTGTTGCCAAATTGTCGTACTATATGTTAAAATGTCGCATTTTTCATCTTTGGCACAAAATTCGATTAAATATGCCAAAAATAATCTTATTAAAATCTAAAAACTATGTTACTATTAGGAAACAACACAAAACCAGTATTATTCAGGGATTTATTTGATGATTTCTTCACATTCCCTTTCGAAACACCAACAATAATGCAACCAATTCACGATATTATCGAAAACGATAATGAATTTCTTGTTAAATTTCATTTAGCTGGAATAAAAAAAGAAGACACATCAATTGATGTAGACAAAAACACCTTAACAATTAAGGCTGAACGCAAAGAAGTTAAAGATGTTAAATATAATCGTAAGGAATCGTTCATAGGTATGTATCAAAAATCATTTACCCTTCCAGAAACGGTTGATAAAGATAACATTCAAGCTTCATTTGAGGATGGCGTACTTACCACAATTCTTCCAAAGATTAAAAAAGAAGAAAAAAAATTGAGTAAGAAGCAAATCCAAATCCAGTAAGAAAAGGGTCGCTAAATGCGACCCTTTTTTTTATTTAATCTTCGACCAGTTCAGGATAATTCTTTTTTAATTTAGTTTTAATATAATTTACTTTATTACTAATCGTACTACTTGTAGCATTAAATTCACTACCTATTTCACGATAATTATAGCCTTGCACATATTTCATATTCAACAAAGTATAATCAGACGGTGATAGCTGCGTTGATATGAAATTAATTGAGCTACAATTATCTAAGTCATTTGTGGATGTGAATACACTATTAACATTATCTGAAACGCTAACACTTGTATTTGCGAAGCCATCGTTTGAAACAGCAGTATAGCTTTCTGACCATCCATCCATTTGTAGTGTACAAATGGAAACATTATCAAATGAAGTAAGTTTTAATTTTTTATCTCTCCACCTATCAATCATGTGATTCTTAGCGATTGTCATCACCCAAGTCTTAAATTTCCCTTTGGTGGCATCAAACGTTTGTAAATCCATTATGACACTAATCATAATTTCAGAAACATCATCATCTATCTCATAACTATTTGGATACTTGAATTTTAGATAGTTTTTTACTATTATTTTGTACTTATCGTATAAAGTTTTTTGTGCTGCCTGATTCCCATCCAAGGTTTCTTGAATTAGGATTGTATCTTCTTCCTTTATAATCATTAGGATTTGTTGAGATAATTCAAATTATTTTTAAGAAATTGTTCAATGTTTTTAATATTATGTGATATTCTAATTAAATAAATGTTATTATCCATAGCATATTTACTCTTTATTTCATCACATAATTTTAATTTCTGAAAATTTAATTCTGCGATATCACTTGAAATTCCAAAAAAATTTATTGGTCTACTGTGTTGTTCACCATCATATTCTACAAGTATGTTATGTTGTGGTAGGTAAAAATCAAAAGGAAGAAGATGTTTATGTTTACAATTCTTAAATTTTTTTTGTCTTATATATTCAATGTTATTTAATTTTAAAAATTTAATAACACATAATTCGCCCTTAGAGGATTTACATACTGGACATCCACTACCATTCAAATGACTGTTTGGTGTTTGTGTGAATTCACCATGTTTTGAACAACATATAGTTATTTTAGACTTTGGATTAATGTAGTTGGTCTGTTCATAACTATAGCTATAATCATGTACAAAATTAGCCTTTTCAATAAATTCCATTGTCGTACAATTCCTATTTACACATTTCGGACATCCTCTACCACGTAAATGACTATCAGGTGTTTGCATGAATACACCATGTTTATTACAAAGTATTTGAATTTTATTTCTTGCTCCAATATAATTTACACTTGAATAGTTATATCTATTTTTATGTAAAATATTCGCTTCATTAATAAAATCAGATTTTAATTTAATAAATTTTTGTGAATTTTTTTCTTTCCCACATTCAGGACAACCATGACCATGTAAATGACTATCTGGTGTTTGTTGAAAAGTACCATGCTTTTTACACTTAATTTCTAATGTGTTTTTCATTCCATTATATTTAGAAATAGAATAATCGTAGAATCCCAAATATATTAAATTAGCTCTATTAATAAATGTTTCTAAATTTATTTTTTTCATAAGTCATTTTATTGTCAAAACAATCATTATTATTTAATTTTCTTGCACCATATATCAATCTAATGATTTCATCTTTTCCTAAATTTTTATTAATTTCATCAATATCATAATTTCCTTTTAAATTTGTGATTCGAATATTATTTTCATCCTCTTCATCATCATATATTAGTTTTAAAGTATGATAGATTTCCATTTCATTTTTCCATGCATCTGGGTCTAAAAGAACAATAATTTTAGGCTTAAATTCTTTTAATTTCAAATAAAGGGTTTCTGAAATATTTTTCCCCAATATAGGTATACTATTAGGTACATGAAACATGTCAAACACTCCTTCAACAATAAATACTAAGGAATCCCAATTTACAAGACCTTCATTGAAAATTATCTTATCTTTATCTACTTTTGGATTCAAATATTTTAATTTCTTTACTTTCGGGTCATAACTTCTTGCAACAAAATAATTAACCTCACCATTCACGTCAAATGACGGAATGATTATTCTTTTAGCATATTTTCCAGTAGTACAAAAACCAAGCCGATATTTCAATATTATGTCTCTCGATATTTTTCTTTCAGCAACTAAATAGTTATAGGCTTCAAAATGTTCAGGATTTCCAACTTCCAAGTTCGCAAATGAAATTGTTTCTTCGGGAAGTTTTACACCAACATACTCAACATCATCATCCCCATCATAATCATCACTATAATCAGTATAAATTTGAGCATAGGACTTATACATTTCATAATCAATACGTGAACCGTATAATTTAATAAGCCTACCTAACGAACCAGAAAATCGTGGTTCATCACATTTCCAACAACGAAACATTCTCTTGGCAGTATTAATTTCTAAATTGAACTTACCGTCAGGATATGCTAAACCCTCTCTTTCTTGACAAGCAGGACAGTTAATTTGCAGTTGCTCAGATACTTGCAAACCATTTACTTCGCCAAAAACGTTATTAATAATTGAATGAAATTCTTGTCCTCTAACTGTCATGGTTTAAATTTATATTTCACTTTTCCAATTGTTTCTAAACGCAGCAGCATATGCACCATTATCAAGTTTTTGAAACTCGAATCTACTTGAATATAAGGATGCTTTTTCCTTACATTTTACATACGTCCATTTACGTTTTTTTACCATGCCACAAATGTATATAAAAAATTGCTTCAAAACAATAAGTTTTGAAGCAATTTAAAAATAAATTCAAAAATTAAAACTGACGATACTCTTCGGTAAATGGAAATAGCTGCATAAGCTGTACTAATAATGGCTTAATGTAGATAAATTCGTATACTTCGTGTTGTGGGTTTTGCCCAAACATGTTTGCTTGTAGTTGCTTAAACAAAAATAAAACATTCTGTTTTGCTGTTTCTTCACCTAAACCATCGGAACTACTACCCTTTTTCTGATAATCCTGAAAAAGTCTTGCATAGTTCTCTTTTGCTTCGTTTGCTTCGGCTTTAAGTAAATCACATTGCTCAGTTAATGAAGTAACTTGTTCTTCAAGCCATTCCACTCCTTCTCCTTGTACGGCTTTTATGGGTTCTTCGATTTCTACCACAGGTTTAATTGATGTGAACTCAACACCTTGAAGCAATTTTTCAACTGTTTCTTTTGCTTTTTCGTCACGTTCTTCTTCTTTGGTCTTAGGCTTCTCAACCACTTTTGGCACTGGCTTTTTCACCATTGCTTTTTTGTCAGCAGAATTTAATGGCAGACCTACTTTTGCAGGTAAAGCTTTACCTTTACCTTTTGCTAAACTAATTAAACTATTCTTCATATTTCTCTATTATTAAATTTGCGTTTAAATGAGCAATGAGACCATATTTATCATTCCAAATGAATGCTTCCCCTGCTTTTGTTGCTCCAACAAAACCTTTTTTATGATGCCATTCTTCTGTGCCTGTGAGACTTGAGAGATATCTAACGGTAACTCCAAGGTCTTCGTTAACAGTCCTTTGTACATCCTGAATTGTGTATTTCTTATCACGTTTTCTGTGAATATGACCAAGATGCCATTCATGGAACATAGTATCACTCCACATTGGTTTTGACTCGATGTCAATTGTCATAAGCATAGGTAATGCTGCTTCCTTTTCTTCACTACCGTGAGTAAATCCTAAAAGGGTGTTACCAAAGCGGTAGTATTTACGTGGTGAAGCACTGTTATTAATGTTTACTGCTGTGTCATTACGAAACCATGCTGAGAGAAATTCTCCAAGATAATAACTACGTTCAAAATCGTGATTACCGGGTATTACCAAGACATCCACAGGTGCACCTGTCTGTTTTAAAGTATTAATTGCATCTACAAGTAGTTCACAACCCACTTTAAAGGTTTTCTGCCATCTAAGGTCTTCATCCTGTGGTGTGCCAGCAGTTGTAGTGTTTAATATCGTATCAGAATTAAAGAAGTCATTACCGACAGGGAATAGAATTTTATTGTAATTGAATCCTGATGCTCTCTCAATGAGTTTTTCGACTGTAGTTAAGAATCTCTGACGAGCTATTTTAGTATCGTAGTTCTCGCCAGTTTCACCACCCCAAGCCAATTTACCGATGTGTAAGTCGAATAATGTAACTTCGAAAAGATTATTTTCTTTTGATGGGTCAAATACACTTCTTTGATGGTCGGCAATCTTAAAGATAGGTGCTTTATAGTTGGCGGTCATTTCTTTAAAAATATCACCAATCATACGTTCATGCGATGTTTGGATGTCTTTCTCCAAACGAGCTTTTACTTGAAAGTTTTGAAATGTTCGTGGTTCTTTATCGATAACTGCGGTTACATCCCATTTGTTTACTGTGTAATCTTTTACTCTCCAGAGGGATTTATCGACTTGTGTTGCTTTAAGCAACTGGTCTAATGTTTTGATGTGGTCAGCAGGATAATTTGAGCCTGATTTCCATTCTATACTGGCGACATTTCCATCTTGGCTGAAAATTGTTTGCTCACCAGAACTTGTTTTTGGTTGTGGAATTGGTTCGTCTGTTTTATTACCTTTTCCTCGGTATTCTTGATATGCAGTGTCAAATAATGTGAACAATTCGTCATCTAATGTACCAGCATTATATTCATCATAAACTACTGCTTTAATGTTTTTCACATAGGTGTCAGCATATCCCATCTTTACAGATGCTTCTTTTACGCTAACATTATTATTTATAGCATAGTTGATGACAGCCACTGCTTGTTCAATTCTTTCTTTCTTCATGTTTTACGGATTAAATAAAATTATTTATAAATTTTCGTCAAAACTACAACGAAAAACCCAAAGATACAAGGGTTTATATAAATACATTGCCATTTTTTTCGATGAAAATTAAATTTTCTTCAATTTTTTTACATTCGTCAATGAATGAAACTTCAATAGCAATGGACAAATCAAACCATTCACCTTCTTTTTTTAAATAAGCATATCTCCTATGTAAAACTTTCTCTATTCTATACGCTAAATCAGAACGATATATTTCAATCAACTTAACTGGTGACGGATTTCCAGTTTGGTGCTGCTTAAGACGTACTTGTGGATGCATTGATACACCTATCTTATAATAACTGTTCTCTAACGACTGAATTAAATAAATACTGGTCATTTATTGCCACTTTTTTTCATATACAAGTACAGTATGCAGTTCTGTTAACCATTTATCTTGAATTTTCATACAATATGTATCAATTCCAAAATATTTTTCATCTGACTTTCTTTTAACAACATACAATATTGGTGGATATTCCCCATCATATTTATGTCTGTCAGTTTCTTCCTGACCTTCTACAATTATGTATGGAAATTTTTTACCAGCCTTAAGATTGCCCTCACATAAGTCTATGACAGCAATATCAATACCCCTTTCTTCCTTTAGTTCTTTAAAATATTTACAATACTTTTCAGCATCTGCAATAAATTCTTCGATAGCAATTTTTTCTTTTTCCATTATTTGATGATTTTTAATGTTTTTAGTCCTGCATACCCTACAGCATAGCTGTCTGACATGTCAAAACACATGTCTTTTGGCTCGGTAGAATCCTTCTTATAGAACCATGTAATTTGTGGCTCTAATTTACAAACTTTTTCCCAGATATACAACTTCTTTTTATCTCTGTATTCAACTGGAAATGAGAGTGTTTCAGATTTCTCTCCTTTTTTGTTGTAAGAAGTACGCACTAATTCGCTGCAAAATAGCTTTCTGGACTCATGAACTGAAATTTTTATTGGGTGAATATTGAATATTCTGTATAGTATGTATCTGCAAATTCCATTGAAACCAAACAACATTGAAGCAGTACTTGGATTATTGCTTCCACCAAGTGGTTCTTCAACAATAATCTGAATAAGCTCACCATTTAGTTCATGTAAAATGCGTGATTTAAATTCCATAACGTATTTCCTGAATATTTCGGCTTTATGTAATTCACGGTCTTCAATTGGCACGTCTTTACCAAGTTTTAATTTAAGGTGTTTAAGTTCAATCAGTTTTCCCTGTGAATCCCATAATGCACTACCAATATTCGTTGTGCTGATATCTAATGACCAGATGTACTTTTCCATAGAATTATTATTTTGTATTGTATTTCGTTCCATCAGCAGCAATAAATGGTGCATCTTTTGATTCTTCAATTAATATTTGTATTCTTTTGGGGTTGTGAAGGTATAACCTAATCAGGTCTTCAATTACCCCACCAATTTTCATGCTCTTGCCTTTGCATAGCATTTTGAAGCTGTTGTGTAAATCGCCATCGATTATAACAGACTTTGGTTTTGTTTCGTTAAGTACTTGTATATCTTTCATATATTATAAATTATCGTAATTTATAATAAATACGCAGAAGTTTATAAAAAACTATAAATTCTTATAATATTTTATAGGAATTAGAAGTCCACATCGAATACAATGGTTCTGGCAATAGAGTTATCCTTCTGGATGGGGTTATTGAGCTTGCCAATGGCAACTAAATTCTTTTGGGTATCATAGATGCCAATCTCAGTTATTACAACCTTATCAAGCTCTTTATTCCATGTTGCATTTGTGCTTGAATTAAATTCATTTAAATTTAATATGATTGGAACATCAAGTGTATATGCAATTGCTTTAATGTTAGTTGATACATTACCCAAGAAGAATGTTTCATCACCGAAACATAATTCATTATCGGCATTTGGCTGTTTTGTTGGGTATTTAATATAATCACTTAGTTTGTATATTGGGAAAACATCTGTATTAAAATAATCCTTTAACGAGATTTTAAATGCTTGACCTGTAATAAAATCAGCAGTAAGCGGAGTTCCAATACCGTGTGTTAGTATTTGGTTGGTTAATTCATATATTCTCCATTGACTTGCAGTTGGTCTAATGTCTGACATCTCGGTAAAGCCACTATTAGATACAACCTGAACAAGTGCATATATTCTATTTACAGTATATCCAGTTCCATTATTAATATTGTCGCTAAGAAATTTCCAATCACTCATACTCGCAAAATTCATGATAATTTCTTGCTGATACGGATTTACGTTAAATGAAATGGATTTAATGTAGTTACAATGTATTGATTTACTATAACCATAACCAAGAGAACTTCCAGTTGGTACTAATATGTATGATGTGAAGACTGTGTGTCCACTAAGTGCTGCCATTATTTATTGTTTTGTATAAATACTAATTATTTAAATTGTACAACTTAAATTCTCTCCATCAAATTTATTGTCACAAGCAATGGTACAATTACCATTATCAACCGTAACACTGTCAATTATAACAAATCCACTACCAGTTTTAGTTATAAATCCATCAATATAATTTTCATAAGTAAGTTTGATTCTAACTTGTGACATATCATAAATGTTTGGAATGGTGAATGTTCCACTGTATGTTTGACTGTCTTCCGCATGTCCATATTGTTCACCATCAGCAACACTTGCAGTTAGAGTATAAACACTTACCCAAATATTGCCACCATCAATAGAATACTTCAATTCTGTTATTGAAGAATTAATACCACCATCAATATATGCATCTTCCACATATGCATTTAATGTATATGCAAATCTCACAGTTTGTACTTGACCATTTCCATTTTCAAGTGTCAATAATGCATTATAGAACGAGTCAACAGACCCAAAATAAAGTGTGCTGTAAATAGGACATGACGGACAAAGGCTACTGCCACCACCAACAATATAATTTGGTAATGTCCAAGACCTATTGGATTTATACGACATAGCAAATAATAGTTCTTGGTCTTCTATAACAAATATTTTCAACCCATTGAATACTTTACCAACGACATTACCCAATGCATCTGCCAAATCATAATAATCAATATTAAGGGATTTTGTTGACCCTGTTAATAATTTCTTATTTCCAAATGCCTTCAATTTTGTTCCTAAAGTAGCACCACTTGATTTATGCCACATTATTGTTGGGATATCTAATGTTGGGGTATTATTGTAGAACTCTTCACCATATGTATTAGCAGGTGAATTATTTGTATAATGTATGATTCCTAATTTCTTGTAAAGCGGTGCTTGATTTTGAATGTATGAAACAAATCCACCATATGCTCTACTATTAAATTGTCCAAATTTTCTATCATCAATTTGAATACCAGCAATTTCTTCCGTGAAAACAATCGACATTTTCCAGAACGGAAAATTATCAATACCACACTGATAATTCTGTAAGAAATTTAATGTACTTTCACTAAGATAGTCAGTTCCAAATTGATTTGATGTTGTAATACCACTGCTATAGATTAACGCACCTGCATTAACTATTGGAGTATATCCCAAGAAGTTGGGTAGCTCTCTATCAACACCAACGCTTAACGTATTTGCTGCTAAACTACCACTTATACTTGTGATTTGATACATTAAGTATGGGGTTGGGACATCTTTCGTTACAGTATATCCTGTCGTGTGCGAAACAAGTGCCCATTTAACTAAAACATAATCTCCAACCAATGGTTCTAATGCACTTACACCATATGCTGGTGCTTGCCTTAGTTTTAAAATTGTTCCACCCGTAACACCACTCATATGTACCATTGCATCTGGTTGCTTAACGTGATTGCTATCAGTAATAAATGTTGTACCACCATCTGTGAAAAATCCAACAGGACTTGCAGTATTTACCACTTCATAAGATATTGGTGATATTGTGGATAATACATTGAAAGAATTACCTGTTGTACTACCAGTAGTGCCAGTAATGTTTCTTGGTATGAATGATATAATCTGTGGATTTTTATCTTTCGGTCTTATGATACTCGAATCAAATGGTTTATATGTTGGGTCTGTTTGACCACTAATTTCTCTAATGAAATTATAGTCGATTTCACTATCACCAACAACAAAATATGAGAATGTTAAAGCACCAGCAGATAGTTGTTCTCTACCTTTTGATGTCAACATAATGTTTAGTACTACTGGGTCTTCTTTTTCTATAAATGCCATTGTTAATTATGCTTTTGATATAAATACGACTTATTTTATAATTAAATTATACATTTGCAATTGGTATGATTCTGGTTGTTTTATCAAAACCTGTTGGCAGGGGCAGACCACTATTTCTACCACTAATTGTAACATCAGCATAAGCAGTTGTATTATATGGATTAAACTCGAATATTGATGTAGCCTCACCAGAGCCATCTAATGTAGAATGTCCATTAACTGACATACGTGGAGTTATTAAATTATTATCTAAAACAATTCCTGTTCCATCACCAATTGCTCCAGTAAATGAAAGACTTTGATATTGAATACCATCATCTTCTGTTATAACTATTTGTAAATCGATAATTTCGCCTGATATTCCACCTGTAATATTAATAATTCCATCCCCATACGTTTCAGGAAGAGTGCTACTAATCCTAAGTGTGGTGGTTGGTGGAGTGCTTGGTAAAGTGTCTGCCGTCTTAATTACACCATATCCAATCCCCCCACTGGCATTTTTCGCAAATGCACGATAATATACTGTGGAATCTGGAAGAAGATGAATTATGATATTTGTTCCAACTGTGAAATACGGAACATTTAAACCAATACTTCCAGATATCCATTTTTTGTTAACATTGGGGTAGTTTTCATATATTAATGTGGTTTCTGTAGCATAAGATGAATTAGAAGTATATAAAAAGCCATATTCGACAATTTCCGTACCACCTGTCACACTATTACCAGTTATTTGCATTGCGATTGCAGTAATACCACCAGCATTACCAGTTTTAACTTTAGGTAATGTACTTACTTCTGGTAATGTCGTAATTTGATATGTTTCGCCATAATAAGTACTGCTACCAATAGACATGATTGCACGATATTCATATAATGTATTAGCAGATAGGCTACCAATTACACAAGTATATGAATTACTTGGAATCGCTCCTGATTTTAAAGGAGTTGTTGTCCAAGGAGTTTCTGGTGTTGGTGGTGGTGGAATATATGGCATTTTTATTTATTTAAGTTTTATTGTTATTTTTTTTATACTGGTAGACCTACTGGAGTATATTCAGTTGCAGCAGATATTGATGTATTATAGGGATAAACACCCTTTGTATAACCATAACTACTTGTTACACTATTAATACTTACAGCAGATGCTGATGGTGCACTATACGTAGTATTATTTATTGTGGCACATGTTATAATTTGAATATTGTCAGTATTTGACATTAAAAAATTACCAACGCTACCACTACAATTACATGCTAATTTACTACTAAATTCACAAGAAAATACTACTACAGAATTACAAGTTACACATATTTTATGATAAGAAGGTAGTATTCCTAAAGTTTTAGGATGTGTAGCCGACCAATTTAATGACACAGAATAACTTTGACCAATTGGTATTGATAATGGATTTAAATCACCATAAGTACACGCTGATAAGGGAAGTGTTTGTGATGAAATACATGTGGTATATACTGATTTAACAGGTGTTGTAGCACCAGATTGATTGACCGTAACATATTTAGTTGAACCAACACTTGGTACATAGCATACGACACCTGTTCTTGTAGCACCAGTATTTGCAGCTACACTAATTGCACTAATTGTACCAGTTGGTGATGGGAGAATTGGTGAAGCAGCAGTAATCCAAGTAAGACCAGCATTTTTAACAACTGATGTTGTATTCCATGTATCACCAGTTACTATTACGTTTTTACTTGCAGTAATTGCGCTAAAATTCAATAATAGTGGACTTACAGTAATATTTGAACTTATCGCACCCACTTCTCTATATTGCATACCATAATAAGTAACATCCGAATATCCAACAATATTCTCACCACCACTATTAATTGTGTTTGTTCCAGAAGTACCAGAAATGGTGTGAATTACTGGAACTGGTGGGACAACAGGAGCAGCAGGTATTACAGTAGTTAATGTAGCACCAGTATATCCATAAATATTGGATTCAACGAATGCTTTATATTCATATGTTGAGCCATACGTTGTACCACTTATTGATTTTGTAAAATTATTAACACCTAATGAACCATTTGTTGACATGCTCTTCCATGTAGTATCTGTATTTTTTTTGTACATAATTCCATATGATGTAAGAATATTATTTCCAAGAATATTCATACCACCTGTTCTAATATCAATACTTGTACCAATTAATGAACCCTGTACTGTGTCAACATGTAATATAATTTCATCTGGTTCTTTAATTTTAAATAAGCTACCATCATCACCCATATACATGTACATGGAATCACCTCTTTTATCTATTGTCGTAGAACCATTAGCATATAGATTAACTCCACGCCTGTACATGAACTTTTGTTTAGTGAAAATACTATTTCTAACCATTAACCCAGACTTTCTTAAAATTATGGTCGCAGGTAATAATTCGTCAACGAATTTCTGGAAAAAAGCATTGTACTTACTTAAGAATGGATAGAGATTTGCAAAAGTATATCCATTTGACTGTAATGGGTCGTTATTTGCAAGTAATGACCTTCTCATATATTCTAAATATATTCTCTCCAACGAAGGATACCAACCACCTTTGAAGTCAGAAATTGTCTTTCTGTTTCTGGCGTTAATCATCTTTCTTTGTATCAATTCCATGAACTCAAGGAAAGATAGTTTGCTAATATCTCCAACTCCAAAAACATCATTTACCACTGGATGAAACAATGCACTGTCACCAACAAGGTAATAAACAGTAATTATGCTGCCATATCTAATTCCTTTTGGCAAGAATATTTCATATAAATTCTGTACATTAATTGAGTAATCAGTATTTGGCTCTAATGCAATACCATCCACCAATACTTTGATGTCTGAGGCATTATTAGCCTTATAATTCATTTTATAAACATATTTATTTGCACCTTGGTTGAAATATATCTTCCCACTATTAAAACTATCAACTCTAACCACTTCACTTCTTGCTGAAATATCATTACTACCAACAACGTCAACATAGGCAATCTGAACAACAGGATTAGTTCTTAAATAAGAAATTACTTCTTGATTCTGAATAATAATCTGACTTGAGCCAGTTGTGTTGTATGGGTCAACAATATAATCCGCAACAAATTGTGGAGTACCCTTAGTAAGTGAAATACCATTAATAGTAACCTGAACATCACCACGTGGCATTGTTGGTAATGGAATTGCAGTTCCACTAACATTTGCATTTACTCTTGTAACAATATACTCAACAGTAATACCACTCAATGAGTGCGTACCACCTGAATATACAAACGTAGCCTGAATTACGTCCCTACGTCTGGCATTATTTTGAGCATACATAGCACCAGTTTGTCCAGTTAATGTGAAAGTCTTGCTAACTTCATCAATAATATAGTCAGCATTCGTAGTATAACCTGTTGTAAGACCACTCTTTGGAGCATTCAATAATATGCCATTGAAGCGAACTTCAAGGTCGCCACGAACCTTATCTGACGTATATGCATCAGGTAGTGGGAATGTATTTTCAGTACCATTATATCCTAATGAAATATTTACATATGAATATGGCATTGTATAGCCACTTGAATTGGCAGCAAAGTCAGTTAGAATATAATTATAAACATCATATTCTATACCACGAGCAGTATCGAGAGCAATATCAACTTCTTTAGTATTGAGAACCAATTTACTATCTTCTTGATAGTACTGCGGGGTGGTGTCATCAATTCTATAGGTTGCGCCACTCTGTGACCAAGATTTCTTATTATCTATTGTTCTATCTAAATTAAAACCTGCTGTTCTGAAATTATTCATATATGCCTGACCACTATCAGTATCACCAGACATTTGAAAGAAAAATGTTGGTGATTCTATTGGTGCAACAGGATAACCACTGTTATCATAAGGCAATGAATTATTAGGAAATTCTGATTGTATTAACGGAACAGTATTTGGGTTAATCTTTCCTTCGACTGTGTAAACATATTCGGTGATATTAATGAATGGTTCAGGAATACCAATTAGCAAAAACATTGATTTAATTGCTTCTCTTGTACCCTTTGTCTTCCAAAAATAATTACTATTGATTAAGATTCGTCTCCATAGCTCAATATCAATTTCTGCTGGAAGTAAATCCTGATTTAAGTCTCTTTCGTTTTCATCGATTGTTAAAAAGCTTTCAACTAATTCATCTTCATTAACTAATGAAAAATAATTCCATCCGAATGTTCTTGAAAGGTTCTTAATTAATTGGTCTGGAATATTATTTATTTTATCATAGGTTACTTTATTGATATATGTTAATGAATCTATAAATTCCCTTATTTGGTCAAACTCAGCACCATATATCCTAAGTAGTTTAGTCATCTTACCTTCTTCGGTAAGGTCATATGCTTTTAGCGATACTGGTGTCAAAAATCTTGCGATTAAGTCCGTCTTAATTCTATCATATTTATCACCAATTGTTAATAATATTTCCAAAAAGTTCTTATATGAAGAATTACTAATGTCAATATTATACTTATCTGATGTTGTCCAAGATAAAACAGTATTAGAATATACAATATTACCATCATCAAGTAAAGTGGGTTCGTTCAAACTAAATTGGAATCCAGCAGAACTTCCAGTTACTCTTGTAGAAAGAATATATTTCTCATAGTCATTTAAAAGTGCCCTAAATTCTTCGAAAATAAAATTATTTGGTTTTATGTGAAAATCCAAATGTGCAGTACTACCTGTTACACCAACAGAAAAGGGATTACCTTTAGCTTTGATGGTTAAATAAGGTCGTCCTGATGAATTTCCAGTATATCCAATAATAGCACTCGAATTATTGCTTGGGTTAGATGCTGTCCAAATAATATACTTATCGTATGAAAGGTTTAGATTTTTTAATGGTTTATTACTTGGCAGACCAACATTACCAGCATTATATACTAAATCGAATGAACCATTTATGCAGCTAATTGGCACGTCAAAAGTACATGTATCTGTAACAACACTGTAGCTATAATTAGTATATGTAGCGTTACCAGCTCTATCTACCTGTGAATTTAAGAAAAGACTATAAGGATAATTAGTCACAATTGTTTCAATTGCCACCCTTAAATATTCGTATGCCGAACCAAATCTAATAAATGTATTTAAGTCAGATTTATCAAGATTAAGAACAACATTAGTTGCATACTCATGTAGTATTTGAGATTGCGTGTCATCAACACCCATAGTATCCAATGTAACTGCACGGACAAACGAACTTAATGTATTCGTATAATCGATTGGTGTTCTTCCATCAAAATTCGATGTAACCGAAAAACCACCAAACGAGAATATTGTTTGGGATGGAATATTATTAAAATAATCACCATTTAAATTCTGGTCAAGATTATTGTTTACAACTTTTACTTTTGCCACAAGCTTTATATTTCTATATAAATACGATAAAAAGAAAAATCCCAAATTATTAGTTCGGGATTTTTCAGTTATTTTATATTATGAGAATATTACGGTGCAATTACTGCTGCAAAGTCCTGTGATTCGTCAATTGTTGTTCTCTTTTCCTTCACTTCATATAGTGGAACGTCCAGAACATCATCCTTAATCTCGAACAAATTAAATTGTTTTGTGATTACTCTATTTGCATCGTAGTATGTTAATATACCACTCTGAACATCTTTAACCTGCTCACCAGCAATAATATCAGATATTGTATCAATAGTATTTTCAACTAAAGTAACTTCAACCACCAATGGTGAGAAATATGTGTTTGATATCAATATAGTTTGATTAGGATTTCCAATGAAAGGTGTTGCATTTGGTTTTACGTCAGATGAACTACTTGGGGTTAACTGTAAGAATAACAAACTTCCACTATCGTCAAAAATATATCTATTGGCTTTTTGACTCGTATTACCAATGTTTTCATTTACTACCCTAACTTTATTCGAAGTAACAACATATCTTACTGTATTTCTTATCTTATTTCCGTCAACACTAAGATATTCTATTCTATACCCTTGTAAGGCATTGTTACTTGTTAATCCAGCAAGTGCAGGGTCTGAACCATTGAGGACTATTCCCTTTACTGTAGGTAAAGCAGATAAAACACTACAATCGACAATTGTAGTTGTGACCATTTTAGGTTTAATGTAAATTGTGTAAATCCCCAATCGATTAAATGTTGAAGCAGGTAGTGTTAAATTATATAATCCTTCTAATAGATTTTCATAACCACCAACATAATTAGTGTCACCTGACGGTAATGTACAATAACTTAGTACTTCCGAAGGATTTAACGTAACAATTGTATTATTTGGTGAGTATCTATCTACTGCATAATTAAAATACATTTCAATATCATTGATACTTACGTCTGAGGGTCTTGTTATACCCATGATGCCTGTCGCCATAGTTTAAATATTTATTAATTGCTCTTTACTTATTGAACATTTTGTGCGTTTACTCACATTTTCTTTCCAAGATATAAATACAAGATTATTCAAACTTGCAATAATGTTTGGTTCAATATTATTTTTAAAACCTTCCAATATAGAATATTTATGGTCTAAATGATATGCGCCATCAATGCCACTAACACCTCGCTTTTCGTAATTATTTAATGTTTTAATTGGTTGCTTATTAGTCAAAGCAATTACTTTCCTTCTATATTTTTCTTGTTCTGGCAATTTTAAAAGATATTCATCGTAATTAACGCCACTAAAACGTTTAACTAATCCAACGGAAGCACCACCACTTTTAGTTCTTAAACATCTAATTTTAATTAAGACATTATTAATATAGCTACTTGAACATCCAATAATTTCACCAATTTCAAATGTATTTTTATATTCATTTAAGTATAAATTTACAATTTTTTTCTTTTGTTCTTCTGATAGAATAATTTTTTGTCCATTACTTTTCCCTATTCTCAATAAACCAGCATTTTTTAGTACTTTTCTTATTGGTGTTGATGAAACATTGAAATGTTTACCAATTGCAGTAGTATTTAACATGTCAATCGTATACATTTTTTTTATTGTTTCAATTTCTTTATCGTTAAAGATAATTTTTACATCATTTCTATTTTCAACCCAAACGCCAGAATTAACAACAATGCTTTTTATTGTGTTTTTCTGTCTTTTAAATAATTTACCAATCATAGTAAATGACATACCAGATTTATAGAACGAAACAATTTCATTAAGTTCTAATTCTGTGTATGGCTTAGATGTGTGTTGATTTCCCATTGTTTATGAGTTGTTTATTATGTTGAAGTAATTTCCACCAGCATATGTGATTAAATCACTTAAATTTTTAATGTATTCAAGTCTATAGTTATTCTCAAATGCTGATGTTTCCTGTCTAACTATAAATACATCATCATCAATATTTGGCTGACTAATAATATTCTCTTTATTGGGGTTTTTATAATATGGTACATCAATAAAGTTTGCACTCGTAATTCCTTGTGGTGTAAAAATATTATAAGTAATTCCAGATGAAGCACCACTAATCACATCAATATATTTAATGCCACTGAGATAATATGTTATACTTGACCCCGTATTCGATACAGCAACATCAACGCCATCAACATTAGTTGTACCACCAGTAATATATTGTTTTGAGAAAACATTCGTAATTGTATACTTTCTCAATTCAGATAACCTACTTAGTGATGTACCTGTTACCTCAACATATGTTACGGTATCGCCAGTAAATTCATCCGTAGTTGCATATCCACCGCTATCATATAAGATTGGTGGAACACCTGTGCCACCACTTAACATTGATTCAAATTTTGCCATATTAGTATCACCAGATACATCATAGTAATAATATGGGTCATTAAACGTATATGCATCAAAAAAACCTATTTCTTCATCACTTGAGACTATTCCAAACGTCATGGAATAAGTTGCACCAGTATCTGGAATAATAATATACTTATTTCCAGATGTAGTAGCAGTTATACCAGTTGTAAGTACTTGTAGTATAGTTTTTTTTATTACTTCCATTATATAACATTCTTCCTTAGAAATACTCTAATATCTTTTGTTGGGAATTTAATTTCGAACATTGAGTCTTGAGCAGAATAAATTGTGTTGTTAATTATTTTTATCTCACCAGTAGTTGTACTCACCAATTCTTGTGAAACTGGATTGGTTGAATATTGACCACCAACTTTATTATATACTTTAATGTCAATAACATTTATAACACCATTTGCATCCATTATTTCTCTTTGTAATTTACCAAGGAAAATATTTTGGTTCATTTCATAATTGTTGATGTTCATATAATCCCTAACTAATGTTATGATAGTATTGGCGATAGTATTGTCGGCAGTATTTTCGACATATACATCAATATCAAATGCTAAGTTAAATATTCTACCGTCCTTAACTTCAATGTAGTCGTTCATCATTCTGAAATTACTTAGATATTCAGTGATATTGTCTTTAAGTAACGTATTACTCGAATTTGAAAGTGTTCCATCGGCAGCGATATCCAATACGGAGATAACTACCTTATTATCAACCTTAGATGAATTGGCACGGAATGGTGAGCCATATTTACCCGGCATCTTATATATCTGCAATAAGTAGTCACTTAGCGTAACATCCCTATTCTGTGAAGAAAAATTGTATTTTATTAACTGTCTGATTTGCTCAGTGCTAAGTCCATCATTACCACCAATTGCAGGAATTGGGTTATTTACGGTTAAGCTTCTAACAACATTTTGTTTATAATCCTGACGTGCACCATTACATATTAATTCGTAGTTGCCTAATTGTGTCAGTACTTGTGCGCCAACATTAGATGTACTTCCACCACCTGTTCTATATTTAATGAACAAAGTATAATTTGCTTTTAGTTTCTCACCTAATGCAGTGTTATTTAAAAAGTTTTCGAGAAAATATTTGTTACTTACGCCTTCTTTAAGGAAACCTGATTTAAATGCGTTGGCATCTGAATCACCACTGCCGAAAGTTATCTGGCAATATCCATTTGTCGTAAATTCCTTTATAAATTTCTTTGTAACATCAAGCCAACGAGCAACCTTAACACCTGAAATATCTTTTACTGCCGAAGTATTCTCAACAAATACCTTTTGTTGAGCCAAGTAATCCACTTCATAATATCTATTTGGTGAAGAACTAAACACATCGGCAGTTGGAGTTTCAACATTTGTTCCTTCAACTAAAATAATACTATCTATTTCAATTACATTTGGGTCTGGAAGAACAATTTTAAAAAATGGCGTAACATCACTACTACTAATAACTCTTTTATATATTGATGTACTGCCATTAAACACTACTTCTCTTTTAGTAACACTATAATTTATAATAATACCATTTGAATTAAAGTTAGGAATCCATTTACGGTTAGGGTCTCCCATTTCACTATATGGTGAGTTCCAATCAATAGTATTTTGTGTTTCAAATATCTTTCCACCACCAATCACTTGTGCTCCAGCAGTTAAAGTAGGATAATATGAAGCATCTGGACTATTACCTAAAACTGGAATTAAGACAGTAAAATCAACAACCGTTACAGATGGTCTGTTTGCTGGAATATTAAATCCCATGTTTTTTGCAATATTAAGAATTGATGCTCTTTGCTGTGCATATTCAAGTTGGGTCTCCTGAAATACTCTATCGGTATTTATGCTTAAATTATTGGCTACACCAGCATTTAAATCAATAAGCATTGCACCAACGCTTGAATCTGTGAAGTCTGAAAGAACTTCGGGATAAGTTTGTCTAATTAACGATATTAAGTCAGTTCTGATTTCGCTAAATGTTCTTGAGCCATATCTGATTACATTCGTTGTTGTATCTGTTGTTGCCATATCTTATATTTTAAAAATTTAAATCTAATTCGCCACCTTCACTAAACACATCTTCACTATATGTAAATTTAACATTAACATTTAGTTGTGTTTCTGGTATTGGTTCGCCACTATCATCAACATTCCAATTAAACGTAACTTTATTAATTGTAAGTACTGGAATGTATAGTGAAACAGTTCTTTTAATTTCCTCTTCAATATCTTGTGCTGTTGAAGTATCGTTTGGTTCAAATAAATATTTCAATAAATTTGTACCGTAGTCTGGTTCATAATATCTTTCACCCCTTTGAGTAAGTAAAAGCAATACTAAATCGGAACGAAGTGCATCTTTAGTTACTTGAGTTAATTGGAAAAACGTGTTTGTTACAACATCATCAGTAAGGGGAAACTTAATATTATATGTGTTCATTTATAATTAGTTTTTCTATAAATACTTATAAACAAAAAAATCCAGACAACTTGTCTGGATTTCCATAATATAAAACAAAAAATAACTATTCTGCCTTTGGTTTTCTGCCCTTCTTACCCTTTGTTATGGCTTTGGCTTCATCTTCCTTCTGTTTCTTTGCGTCATAAAGACTCTTAATCGATTCATGAAGTACAATGATTTTATCTCCACCATATTTCTGCAATACACCTCTGTGTGTATTAAAGTTTGTTTTTTCTACTGACAATGCATCAGTATCACTTACTGCGACACCTGCAAGACATTCATCAATTACCATGATTTTCATGTCGGTTGGGAGTTCATCAAAAATTTCTTCGTTGATGATAACTGCGAAATTCAGTCCTTCTGTAAGAAGTTCCACAAGGTCTGTTGATTTAACGAGCTTACAAACCTCTTTTTGTTTGTTGTTACAGAGAACCTTAAACTCTACCCAATGGGGAATTGTCGTGTTGTCACGTACTTCATCGAAGATTTTTTCTACATCTTCGGATGCTACTTCAAATTTTGCCATAAATTGTTTTTGTTTTAAATTAGTGATTTGTATTTGGATTTCAATTGTTCAATTTTAAGGTGTAAGTCGCCAAAAAATGGGTCTTCTGCCTCAAACTCTTTTGTAAATTGTTCATCAAGTTCATCTATAAAGCTAAACATGTCTGCAATGCTTGCTTTAACTATATCTTCAATATCAATAAGAGTAGCAATTTGTGCATTAACAGCATCCTGTTTCTTAATTTCGAGCATTTTTTCATCATATGCCATTTTAAGTGATGCTGCTTCTTCTTCGGTAATGATTTCAGGTTGAACCTTTTTCAGTTCCTCATATGCTTTGTCAAGAGCATCCCTATCATAATTTTTGGTTTCAACAAGGTTAGTAAGCTCATTTATTTTTTTTGCTGCTTCTGAGTTAAACTCGCCTGAGTCAACGGTTTTTTGTAAATTTTTTAAAAAATCTGATGCCATGTGTATTTGGTTTTAAAATAATCCTACATTCTGCATTTCAATTCCATCGAACTTCCATACTTCATGTGTACTGTTATGTTTCATTCTTTTTATGAACTTGGTGATACCAAATCCAATTATCTCTCCGTACTTATTTTTGACAAAGATACCTTTAATATTTATCAAATCCAAGAATATTTGTGAATCTTCTGTAATTTCTTCTGTTTTATACTTCACAGGTATAAAAAACTCTAATTGTCTGTATTCAAAAGCAGTCTGCTTAACATGTACACAATCAGCTAATTGTTCTATTTTATTGACAATGTTTTCATCATCACGAAACGCTTTAATTGGAAATTCGAATGACTGAGATTTTTTTAAATTATCCTTCACTTCGAATATGTTTTCTGAAATTTTATCACCAGTAAGACGTTCATTTAATCCACCATCTTCCGAAGCAGTATAAATAACTTCTGGAACTTCAATTGTTTTGTCGGTTTTTTCGACAACATCCATTATTTTTGCAAGTCCAACTTCAATTGGTTGGTTCTCAAAGATATAAAGCAAATCATAATTATCGTCTTTTGTACGTCTTTCTTCAAACTCTAATGCCAGTACCTCACCAAGTGTCTTACCTGCATGTTTGTGTTTATTATCGAAATAGCCATACGTATCATAACGTCTTCCAGACTCGTCCTTCCCTGTGAAACGTAAGTGTTTATCTGTTGCAACAGCAAATTGTTGTTGTGTAGAATTTTTCATGAATTTATCTGCTCCTTTTAGAATTTCATAGAAATCCTGTACATATTTTTCATCACGCTTTCCAGCATAGAACTTTTCCAGTACCTGATTTCTATGACGCATTCTCTGGATTTTCTTATCACCTTCCTTTAAATCAAACGGGTCGGCTTTAAGTATCTCTTCCTCAGTATTATATAACGCAATACTGATGTTCACTAAGGTCAAGTGAATTTTAAGATAAATCCATAGCAATATTTTCTTGAATCTTCTTCCCATATTATGCGAGTTCTAATGTTTTGGCAACGCATGCTTTATAAAATTCAGCACGTTTTGCCGTTACGTATGCTAAGTTATACTCTTCTTTAAAGTCTTCATATAGCTGTTCACCGAGTCTTTTTCTTAAATCAGCATCTAATATTAGTTTCTTTAAATACTTTTGCCAGTATTTGTATGCGTTCTTTTCTGATGGAATTAACACACAATTTTCCATGTGCTTCCCATGTACATTATAAGGCACGACATCTGAACAAACAATTGGAAGTTTACGTGTCCAACACTCAACCTGTTTCAAATTTGATTTCATTGAGTTGAATGAATTTTTTGCAAGTGGTGCAATGACAATATCGGTTTCATCCAATACTTGTGCATACGTGTTGGCTTTTTGTGTCCAACGTCTGGCAAAGTTTCCTTCATCTTCATAGTTTACATTTCTTTCATAATTGCCAAGCCATTCCAAATAATCGGGATTTTTAATCATACGATGATTATCTGTTAATATGTTTTCATACACAAGATAAACACTTTCTTCCGAAGCAATATCTCTTTGCTTTTGGTCAAATATTTTACCTCTGTATTTTTCTTTTATTGATGCAGGCAAATGTAGTATCTTATCAATATCTCCCTTTGAATTATTAATTGCTTTCACGATTTCATTAGTCCACAAACCCTTTTTCTGTAGCTCAGTTCCAAACTCCTGATTAAACGTAATGTCAGTCGTTGAACCCTCTGTGTCCCAACCAGCAATAATGACTTTGAACTTATCTTTAAGGTCAGGGTCTGATGACAATACATTCATTACGCCTTCAAGTTGCTCAACGTCACCCATGTGGGAAGAACCAGCCATATAAGTAATTCTAACACGACCATCAGTGTCAGCAGTCCAATTATTCTGGAATTGTTTCATCCATGTAGGGTCAATTGAGTTGTAAAGTACCTCAACATTCTCTCTACCAGTTATTTTACGAATTTCTTCTGCAAAAACATCGGTTGTTGTCGTAACATAATCAGCAATTTTAAGATTTTCGATAATTGGCTGTGCAAGGTTATTTTCGAGACTCATATGATAATATGGATGTTTCTTATGCAATTGCCAGTAGTCATCAATATCCACTATCAGAACAGTTCCTGATTTCCTTAACTCATTTGCTAAGTTTAACATCTGCTTACTGTCATTTAAAAATTGACGATGATAATGTATAATGTGAAATGATTTCAAGTAATCAACGATTGTTGGGTCGTTAAAATCCAATGTGGGGTTAATCTCCACGTAAAATTCATCTGAATGATTTCTTTCGAGTTCCATTGCTGGTGTTAGTGTTCTAAAATAATTAACACCTGCTCCATCAAGATTATGATATAAAATCCTAATTTTTCCGTCCATATTTCTGCTTATAAAAATTTATAAATTTATGTAATTTATTATAAATACGCAAAACTGAGTAAAATCTTGAATCCCTGATGAAATAAAAGTAAAAAAGCCAGTACAATACTGGCTTTAATCATATTACTAAATGATAATCAGGTAATTACACTTCTTCTTTTTCCTTTTTCACGACTATTTTTTTTTGTTCTTTTACTTCGACAACATCAACTTTAACTTCTTTAGTAATTGGCTTTGCTTCGACCTTTGGTGGGGTAACGTGGATTGCAGCAGCTAATTCATCACTACTTACTTCGGAAACGGTAATTAAGTTCTTTACCCTAAGACTATGTGCGGATATAGGTAAAGAAGGTAATGTTAAGAAAATAGTATCACCTGCTTTAATTGTGATATGTTTCTTCATCATCTTATCGATATATTCTATTGTTAAAACAGAATTATATTTAGGTTCACGTTTACCAATCGTATTGGTTATGTTTGTAATTTTAAATGTGCTCATAGTTTAAATTATTTAAATCCTTGTATTAATGTATCGCCATATTTAATACCATCATATCCAATTTTCATTGCTTTCTCAGCAATTGCCTTGTTTTTTAAGTTGATGGACGGCATGTTATATTGTTCGCTTAGTTTTTCGAAATTAACGTGTGGAAACCATATCTTTGCAAGTATTTCTGCTGGTTGTTGACCGTCTTTATATGTCATTCCCAATACATGTGTGTCAAGAAGATTACTAAATTCTATTTCATATTTATTATAACCTTCAATTGGTTTAAGTGAGAAAAAATTTCCAACAACTGAATTTTCCTTAACTGGTTCTTTTCGATATGCAATTATTGTTTGTTCGTTTTGACTTGGAGTTTCCGATTGAACTTTGGCATTATCTTCTTCTAAATCATTTAAAAATTGGTTTTCGTCACTGCCATAATAGTTTATTGCTCCTTGTGCTTCTTCTTCCATTAGACGAGACTCTTCATATTCATAAATGTCTTCAATCTTATTTAAGACTCTACAAGCATCCATAAAATTTAAGCTTAACTTAATTGCAATCACTGGCTTATTGGTATGCAATGATTTAACCCAAGAATGATGTCCATCAATAATGTTCGAATCAATATCAATCCAAATTGGGTTCATATCATCATTTACTGCATTATATACATCATCAGACAATGTAAATGGTTGTGATGCCTTCAATTCATCTGGATTTATTTGAATATACTCATAATCACAATCAATTTCTCTAAGCTTTTCTAAAACTACGTCAATTGGTGCTATTATTTGTGGTAAATATTTTGGCGATACTTTACTCATATTATTGATATTTCTTTCAATTTCTTTGTTAATATTTCATTTAAATTATTTGGTGGAATATTAAATATCCAGATTATCTTATAACCGTTATTTATCGCATATTTATATTTGATTATGTCACGTTTTCTTGTCTCAACCAATCCTTTCTTTCCACCAAAAAAATCAACGCTTCGACAATGCTGTATTCCATGATATTCAATAAATAATTTGTGTTCTGGTAAATAAAAATCATAAAATAAGTTAGATTTATCTTTTAAATCGCTAAAAGTTAATTCTCTGACAAATTTAATATTATTTTCAGTTAGAATTTCTGCAACTTTCTTTTCGCCACGAGATTCGGAGCATGAAGGACAACCTGCGCCACTCCAATGACTATGTGGAGTTTGTTCAAAAATTCCATGTTTTTTACATATAATTTTTATTTTTTTTTCATATCCATCGTATACAACTAAAGAATAATCGAATTTATTATTATGTAATTTACTTGCCTTACCAATAAATTCATCATTAGTAAATTTATTTTCTTTCGATGTCTTAAAGTATTGGCATTTTTTACACCCATATCCACTTAAATGGTCATTAGGTCTCTGTAAAAATTCACCATGTTGTGGACAACTAATAATAACTTTTGATTTATTACCAATATATTCAACTTTAGAATAGTCAAATTTATTGCCATGTATATTCACAGCATTTTTAATAAACTCTTCTTTTGTTGATTTCTTTCCCACAGTAATTCTTTTATTATAAATACAGTTGTTTTATTTTTCATCTGGACAATATTTCTTAACAAGTTTTTTTAAATAAGAACTATCAATCGGCTTCGAAATAAAATCTTCGAAGCACCACCTATTTTCTTCACTAACCATTCCAGTAATCGAATATGCTGTTTGTGATATAATTGGAATATTAGGGTGTGATAATTTAATTGCAACAGCAGCAGCCTCACCATTCATATTAGGCATGTTAATATCCATTAATACCAACGAAATATCTGGATTTAAATCACAGAGTTCAATGGCTTCGTTACCATCATTAGCATGAAGTATGATAATATTCAAAATGTCCTTTAACATTAATAAAAATAGATTGTAATTCATTTCATTGTCCTCTGCAATTAAAATTTTTCTCATGTCTTAATTTCTTTATCAATAAAGTCCCATTTATTTAATGGAATCCAGCCTTGTGAAGTCATAACCTCTAACTCACTTGATGGGATTTCACGTGTTGTTATCCACTCATAACCATCCTTTTTATCAAATTTTGGTGATTGTTTAAAATCGTTGGTTAATTGTGTTCTCAAAATAATCCCCCTATCCCTACCACCTTTCATTTCAGCATAATACTTTGCAACACTTGGTTTACTTGTGAAAGAAATATATGGTTCGGTGTTGAGTTTCATTCCACCATTACGCTGAATACTAATGGCTGCACCAACATGTGTCCCATGATAAATTTCACCACTATCAGCAAAGTTTATAATTTCTTCCATAATAATATGTGTTAGCTTATCATTATTTTCCACTTCAACTAATCCAAACTTACCACTATCAGCCAAATAAATATTAAAAGAAATACCTTCTGGTATTCTGTTTCTTATTGCCTGATAAGATGCAATGTCACCTTCCCTATCGTCATAAACACTTACTTCTTCCAAGTCAGGTAAATGGTCGATATAACGCAAGATTTTTTCACCTTTCGTTAATTCATTGTGCTTCATATCAAGTGCGTTGACATGAACAGCGTTTGCATCCAGAACTGCTTTGAGTTGTGGACGTAGTTTTTCCATACGTGATGTGAGAATAATCACATACGTATCAGGCGTTGAAACTTCACGCTTCAACTGATTAAGCACGCTTGGAAACATTTTAATGTCAAACACACCTAAGTCTAAACTTTCTGGTCTACCCCACCATCCTTTATGTGGAAAAGGTTTACCATGAAACTCTCCCCATTTCTTTTTTCCATCTTCTGGCATTGGGCTATTGGCTAATGTGCCATCAAAATCAAAAACTTGGAGTCTCTTTATTTTATTATCCGTAGTCATTTCACAAAACTTTTAGTTTTTTTTTATAAAACAACAAAATTATGAAAAATTATAACATAAAGTCAAATGCTATTAATCTTTTAATTTTTGTCATCTTTCTATTTCAGTTATTGTTCCATCTATTTGTAATGGAAATTCGATTGGTTTCCAATCACTTAAATCATTTGACATCATAGGTTTACCACCAACAGTTCTATTCACGGCAATAGTAATATGTGCTTTCTTGTTGTTGGTTGGATAACCTTCAACGCCCACAGCCATTACTTTATCATCCATAGCATAATCGACAACACTTAATTCAATGTCACGACCCAAATCCTGTTCAAACTTAGGGTCGATACCACCTAAGTTTAATGTCATGTGATGTGCAAGAATTTCCCAATCCTTTGGAATCATAGGTTTAAACACTTTAACTAATTTCTGATGTGATACATTATCAAGCACAACAGCACTATAAGCAATATTACTCATTTCTTCTTCATTTATTGGTTCGGTATTTTCAACATTACTTTCGAGAATTGTGATAATCTCAGGGTTGTAAACAATGATATGCACAATACCCTCATAATCCTTATCAATTAGCTGACCATCATAACCCAATTTTGTCATTCCTTGAACATATAATCTCGGTTGATACCTAAAGAAGTCATGCTCAATCTGTTGGAATAAATCTTTTTCATTGTCAGAATATTCCATTATGCTTTTTATTGCAATTGCAAGTCCTCTTATGATATTTTCGTCCCAATTTTGGACATCATCTTTCCATGTTGGTGACATTTTAATTAGCTTGGTCATATCACTTACCGATACAAATCTTTTGTTTGCAATATTAGTTAGCTTCCTTGGTTTCAACTGTACTTTGTATATGTATTTGCCATATCTATTAGCTTCTTCCTTAGATGTTGTGAAATAAATTCCAGCACCTTCTTGGTCGTTTGCGCTTTCACCACCAACAAATTCATCAGTGAATTTATTGAATGCATGGTTACTACCATGATACATGATATATTTACCACCTTTTATTGTTTCGTCAAGACTTTCATCAACATTTAAATCTCCTGTAATTTCTTCATAATACTTTGGGATGAATTTAAATTGTGGATTACTTCTTTTAACTATGTTAAGCAATTCTGTAACACGCTTACGGTCTTCATTACTTTGATTATATTCTTCTTCACTACTATCAGCAAATCCAAACACATCCTTATCTTTGACCCTATTTAGTAATAGAAAATCAGTGATTCTCTCATATATAGTATCATCACCATTCATTAAACCAATATGTGCAGCCATTTCGCCATGATTGAATGCTTCGTCAACAAGTGCAACATATAAATTACCCTGTGTATCAGATATTGCCCTTACATTATAATCAAAATCTCTTAATGATTTTGGATTTTTGTAAACAGGCACTTTTTCAGGACTTGTTTTACCTTTCCAATCAATAAAATCACTAACATAACCAAATGGTTCATTACCGTCAATCACTAATCTATTTTGTTGGTACTTCTTTTCGAACTCAGCACCAGCATCAGGAATACCAAAACGTTTTTCAGCATACTTATCTCCAACACCTTCATCAACGCCAACTTCATCATTGTATTTACCACTCACATACTCAAAGTAATCTGTCGTAAAATCATATTGTGGATTCTTCTGACGTGCAGCATTTAATAAATTCTCAACAATTTCTTCATTACCTTTCTTCAAATATTGTTCATTTGTTGGTGAAATTCCAAACGCTGGCATTGCATCTACTCTATGATACGTTGTATATCTATCGTAGCTTTCGAATATTTGATAGTTACTTCTAAAAAATCCCAATGCTACTGATATATCACCATGAGTAAATCCATAATTCTTTTGCGCCACATATAAATTACCACTTTCATCTGAAATTGCTCGTACTGCATTATCAAATCCGTTTAATGATTTTGGATTCAAGAAAATTGGTGATTGCTCTTTAGCATTCGTCTTGGTGTTAAAACCATTAACATATGCCACTGGTTTTTCACCACTAACAGCCTTTGCTTGCCTATATAGTGTATCAAACTCAGCACCAGCATCAGGTATACCAAATTTTCTTTCTGCGTACTTATCACCAACACCTTCATCAAAATCTTCCTTTTTTTCATCTACGGTATATTTTCGCACCATTTCTGCTGCTTTCTTTAAATTAGCTTCATCCAAATCATTATTACCCAATAATGCTAACAATGAATCCTTATCATTAGGAAGTTTATCTGAATATATTTTCAATAACATTTTTCTCTGCGCATCACCAATCTCTTTACCCTTCAAACCTGCTGCAAGTAAATCATTTCCATTAACAGCTAATTCTCCAACAGTCTTTGGATATTTACCTGATAACAATTCCTGTGCAGCTATTTCAAGTGCTTCTGGTAATATTTCACTACCTAAAGATTCTGGTGCAATCGTGTACATGTTATGTGCAATAGACCTTAACGCAATTGGATTATCGTTTTGATTACTCAAACCAATATCCAATGCCTTAATTTCTTTGTATATCTTATCACGTTTTGCATCTTCCGTTGCAAACTTACCCAAGTAAAATTCAGCAGGATTTGGTGATAAACGTATTAACAGGTATAGAAATTCACCCATTGTACGTACTTCTTCAAACGGACTTCTATCAATCGTTGATTGCTGTATGTCAAATCCAAAGATATGTTTAAATAAGCCAGTATCCTTCAATAATTGTACACCAAGTCTAATGTTACCTTTTTTAATTATTTTATCAAACTCAATTAACAATCTTTCAGTAGCAATACCTGAAATTCTATCAGCAGTGTCCTGAATCATTTTCATTGTAGTTGGCTCAATAGTAAAGCCAAAACGACTTGCAAATCCCACACACCTGAGCATACGAAGCGGGTCATCACTAAATGCCTGTGGATTAACTGCACGGATTATTTTATTCTTAAGGTCTTCCTGTCCACCATACGGGTCAATAATATTACCGTTAGCATCTTTTGCAATTGCATTGATGGTAATGTCTCTACGTTCTAAATCCCTTTCAATCGGTAACGTATGGTCTGAAGTTACGTCAAAGTCTTTATGACCACCACCAGCAGTCATTTTCTCTGTCCTTGGAATCGCAATGTCAATAGGTTCATCTAAATCTACACCATTTGGCATGAACTTAAGTACACCAAACGATTTTCCAACTGAGTCAACACGACCATATTTAGAAACGATTCTTTCTAAGTCATCAAGCGGAACACCAGTAATAAGAACATCCAAATCCTTCGAATCTTTACCTAAGAATGAATCACGCACGCTTCCTCCCACTGCATGAATACTACCCCCCATTGCTTCAACATCCGCTTTGAATGGTAAATCATTTAAAGACATTAATTTATTTTCAGTCATCATTTCAGTACTGGTATTTACAGGGATTTCGGCTGCAAAGGTACTACTATTTTCCAAACCGTCAACACCATTATCAAAATTATTATATTCTTTTATATTTTTAGAACCATTACCCTCATAATAGACGATATTTGCATTAATGAAATTAATGCTTGGGTTCTTTGCTTTAGCTCTATCAATAAATTTCTGAAATTCTGGATATGCTTCTTCATACGATGGAAAACTTTCCCAATACCCTGCTCCATAATATTCAGGGTCTCTTTCTTCTGGTGGTGTCATCATTTCGGTCTTCTCACTAAGTAAAATAGCATTTTCATCTTTACTTCTTTGCACCGTGATAAAATCTGTTGGTAAGTGTTCACCCCAATCCCAATCTTCTGGAATTAAATCCAAATCTTCCAACACACCAAGAATTGCAACATGTACCTTTCCAGATACTCGTTGTTCGGTATAAAAATTTCCTTCTCTATCTATAACACCTCTAACATCCGCACCAACACTATTCAATGATTTTGGGTTCTTAATAATCCTTAAAGTACCACCCTTATTAGTATCATCGTACACAACTTCGTCATGCCCTTCGGTACTGAGCTTGTTTCTATATAATTGTTCAAAGTCGTCAAACTCTGGTTGCATATGATATTTTCTTTCAACATATTTATCGCCAACACCCTCTTCAATATCTTCTGTCAATCCACTCATGAATGCACTGAATGCCTGTTTTTGTTCTGGTAAGATGAACCCTAAACTTTTACCTGTCTCAAAAATATCGATATTAACACTACTTCTATTCGTAATAATCTCTTTATAATAAAATCTTTTAAGGGCAGCAATCAGATTTGCTTTGTTACCTTCGAAACTGGCGTGTATTATTGGTTGACCCTGATATTCATTTTCATTCCATATAACCCTAACATATCCATTTTCGAATGCATGGTCATATTTTTCAGCATAACCTTCAATATCGGGAAATAATTGTTTAAAAATTGCATTGTGTGTAGTACCTTTAATTAATTGCATATCGGGTGTAACTACAGCAACATATTTATTATCATCAAAATCTTCATTTAATGATTGTTTTCTTCTCTGACTGTTTTCATCGTATATTCTATTAACATAGGTTTCTATTGATGTATCAGTATATTCGAGCATTTTTCCAATAAAGCGTGCTTCATCAGGTGTACTATCTTGAAAATAACCACCCTTAGATATTGCAAACTTCCATAACCTCATTGCATTTTCTCTTCCTTTATCATTAAACACTATTACTAAGCCATATGGATTATCACTGAGTGGGAGAATGTTCAATCCAGTATCTTCCAACATCTGAATAACATTTTTTCTATTATATGTTACATAGCCACCAACATTACGTTTTCCATCAAGAATAGTTTGCAATCCATCTTCATCTCTATATGCTTCACTGGCATCAATCTCTTCATTTAATTGTTCATGCATTTCAATACTATCGATTGTTTGAGGTATAAACTCAATACTTGGATTCTTTTGTTTTGCCAATGCTAAACCATTTTTTATTTTAGCAAGCATTTCACGTCTACCCTCCATTTCCTTATCAAGATTGGTAGGATACATTTCACCTAATTTAAACACGTTGGTGTTTTGGTCTCTTTGGACTGGAATAAGTTCATCAGGACTTTTATATATTAAGTTATAATTATCAGTATAATGTGTGCCAACATTTTGATTAAGCCACTTAATTAACATATTGTGGAAATAGTTGGATGTGTTTGCAGCATATAAATCACCAGTCTCAGCATCAATAATTCCCCTGATGCTTGGTTTTAAATTCCTCAGTGATTTAGGATTTTTAAACATTTCAATCGGATTGTTCAATTCTACGTCTTCATAATCAATAACACCCAATGATTCTTCATTTATTTCGTTAAGTCCACCTAAATAATTAGCCAATTCTGCTTTACCCTCTGAATCACCAGTGTTAAAAACACGTGAAGTATTTGGATTCTCAAATTGTAAATAAATTGTAGTATTACTCCACCTAATGCTATCAAGAAATATGTTTTTTAATACATGTAAAACACGTTCTTCATCACCACCATTTAGTGATAACGTACCTTTGTATCTATTTGGATAATATTCGTAAATTACTCTTACCCATCCATCTGCAAATGCTTTGTCGAATATTTTATCGGTGTCCCACATGTCGGGATATCTTTTTTCGATGAATGCTGCATGTTTTAGTTCAGGAACTTGTGTAAATTGATTCTCTGGTGAAACCCATCCCCAATACGTTTTATTATATGGAAGATTGACGTATGCTTCTTTTAGTGGCTTAATGTTGAGATTACCAATATCACCCTGATTACAAGGTGTGCTTGTGTTACCGTTGCCTGCTAATCTACATTTCTGTTTAACTTCAACGCTGGAACTACCAGCCATTGATGATAATACTCTTTCATCTAATGCATCAACAGGTTCTGGCTTAGTTTTTCTTTCAATACCCTCAAGACTAAATTCTATTGTAGGATTTTTTTGGTTTGCTTTTTCAAATGCACTTATGATTCTTTCGATTTCATAGTCATCCATATTATAATCTTCATATGTATAAACTTCTGATAAACCAAAAATATTAGAATCCTTGCGTCTCTGTACTGCTAAGTATGTAGTACCATCATACAAATCATTCCATTTTTCGGGAATATTAAAACCTAATTTCACATTTAACCATCGTGCTAAATCAATATGTAACATCATATTATAGTTGGCAACATAAAAATCGCCAGTTTTCATATCGATAATCCCTTTAATGTCTTTTCTTAGGTTTTTAATTGATTTGGGATTTTTAAAGATTTCAAATTCATCTTCAAAACGCTTATCAGTGCCAAGAAATTCTTCACCTATTACGTATGTGTCTTGGGTTGCATCACTAACATGATTATATTCCAAGTCTTCATTATACATTGCAGAATTGGCATTTAGGTTGTTCTCTATTGAAGGTGAAGAGTCTGCATTATTATAAGCAGGAAATTCGTCATCACCAATACTATCATCGTGTGAATACAATGAATCACCGCCAAACTCATTTACTGTGTTATCTGGAGTTATTGTGTGTCCCATTCTAACTTCGGCAGTAGTTCCAATATCTGAAAGAATATCATCATTACCATCTGCATTGTTATAGAGTTCTTCGATGGGTTTTATTATCTTATAAATTGCCATAATTCCATATTAATTATATATAAATACAGAATTAAAGGTAAAAAAAAAAGCGCAATTAAGATTGCGCTTTCCTTGCTTTATTTCTATCACTAATTTCTTGTATGACTTCTTTCACCACCCCTCGAATCATATCTTTGTTTTCTGCTAAGACTGTTTTAATTCTCTCAAGAGCATACATTTCAAGAATTGTACTCTTAATGGATTCTTCGATGATGGGACCGAAATTCTCAGCCAAGTAATTGTTAACCACATTTTTAACATTCTCAGTCAAATATGCTTCATTAATCATCATACCACCACCCATATTGGTTGTTGGTTGAGTATTCATTGGAGCACCAACATTAGGAATCTTAGAATAATCCTGAATTGATTCAGCCAACGTCAGGCTTCTCCTTTTTTGCAAGTCAAGAAACAATTGTTCGTCTCTTTCAACACCAGACATGTCTGCTTCTGATATTCTCTGTGGTTGTTGTGAATGATTCTGAATTGGTAGGTTAGCTTGTTGACGTATTGGTGCAGTTTCACCTGCTTTTTCAGCAACCTTATTTACCACTTCTTTAACCACCACCGATGAACGTGTATCTCTACCCGTTTGGAATGATTCAAGTAATCCGTTTAGGAAGGTATCACGTGCTGGCATAGTTGTGCTAACACCATTCGAGTTGGTCGTAACCATGCCCTTTTCCCTTTTACGGTTATCTATTTCATCCTTAAGTCTATTTAAATTAATCTTATCTGCCATTTTATAAATTTTTATTATTTTTTATAAATACGTTGTTATTTGAAAAAAGTTTTCTTTTCAAATGGAATTGTTGGGGATTGTTGGTTATTTGTTTCAGTATTCGCTTGATTAAGCTTATTTTTCAACTGATTTTTTATCTCCTGACCGCCTGTTTTATAGAATTGGTCTGTTGGTGCTGGTGATTTCACAAGCGTATCATATAAATTCGCTAAACTACCAACAATTGCTTGTTTTGGTATATTATTAATATCCTTTGCACGCACGACTTCAAATTCGTTTCTGTCGTTAATAACTACATCGAAGTTTCCAATTTTTTCTTTTAGAACTCTATTAACTTTATTACGTAAATTTTCTACGTCATTAGCTGTAATTTTAACATTGTTTGCATTTCCATTAGCAAATCTACTCCAATCACCTCTTTTGGTAGCGATGGGAGATATTCTGGTTGTTCCAGAAGTCACAACAGGTGCGTTATCGGTACTAACCCACGCAAGAACAGTTGCCATGCCTTTGTCAGTACCTTCTTTATAATCAGGTGGAATCATTACTTCACCATTGGAGTAATTGAACTTAGTACCAATTGGAAGTAGTTGTTCGATGTTATCAACTCGAAACATTCTCCAACCGGGTTTCACTTTACCGTCAGAATCATCAGTCCAATAATCATGTCTATTACCACGTAAATTTAGGCTTCTACTAACACTTTTACCTTTATCCTGCCATGCTCTCAATAATAAATGACCATCTTTTGGTGATGTACCAAGTGTATATGGTCTAATTGTTCTCCAACCTCTTTTGTTTTCTCCATCACCAGTATAGTAAATATAAATGAACTCATGGTTATTAATATAATTTTCCATGTCACTTTGACTTACCGCTTCTGTTATAAGATGGCGAAAGTTCTTGATGTTATTAAACAATATCTTGGTTTCATTCAACATATTATGCAGTGCCAGCGTAATAACAATTATCACCTTTAAATTTATTTTTAGTTAATAATATGCTTCTGGTCTTAATGTCAGTAGCATTACCTACTTCACCATTTTGTTCACCTTTACCTAATGCATCACCTGTTGATAATGCGTCAGGGTGTCCAGCAACATATGCGTCATTATTATCGTAGTCATTTTTAGCAACACTACATTCTCTGTATTGTAAGCTAATATCTTCTAATCTGCTCATTGTGTTTCGTTTTAAATATTTAATATTATTTTACTATAAATACAGAATTACTCATAACTTTTAAAAGCAATTGTAATATATTCCAATAAATGTGGGACTGTATCCAAATAATCCATTTCACCAGTACTAAACCAGCCATATCTTATGTTCTCTTGATTTAGATTCACTTCGGTTGGGTCGCCTTCAAATCTACAAACAAACATATACTCAATACTATTAGTACTGTTTAGTTGTAAATTAAATGAACTAATAAATTTCTTGATTTCTAAACCAGTTTCTTCCTTAATTTCTCTCTCAACCGCTTGTAAAGGTGTTTCGCCTTTCTCAACACCACCACCAACTAATGCCCATTTATTTGGCATCCACATTTCACCAATATCTGCTCGTTTCAATAGCAATATTTTATTGTCTTTGTCAACAATAATAGCACAGGCATTTTTAACTGGTTTTTCTTTTTTCTTCTTTTCGGCTTCGTTCATGATAGGCATAGCTTCACGCTTTGTATCTACAGTCCTTTTTATACCTGCACGGTCTTGATTAAGTGTTGTTTGAATGAAGCTTTTCATTAATTCACCACCAGCAAGAGCATATTCATTTTTATCATCAGTTTGTGGGTCGTGATAATCAAAATAATTCTTAAGTCTTTTCATTGCTTGATAGGTTATAACACCATTTTTAAGCAGAAAATTAGCTCTTTTAAGACCACTTCCATTTGAAGTGGACGCTTTGGCTACACTAATACCCCTTAATACATCTGGTGGTATCCTATAGGTTTTATCTTTTAAATATTGGTTCATATGTATTTAAGATTTTATTAATTTCATTTATTTCATCAAATCGTATTCGAAGTAAATGAAAATTATTTACTCTCGCAAAATCGTTTTTTATTTTATCATTAATAATTTGATTATTTAATGCATCAATTCCACCAAAATAATTAATGGGATTAAAATGCTGCACTCCATCAAATTCAATTAAAACATCGTATTCTGGAAGATAAAAATCAAAAGGAAGCTCTTTAACGTTAATACAATTACTGAATTTTTTCTCTTTAATATATTTAATATTATTTTCATTTAAAAAAGTTCTTATTTTATTTTCTCCGTTGGACTCACAACATGTTGGACAGCCTTTTCCATTTAAATGGTCATTCGGTTTTTGATTGAACATACCGTGTTTTGAACATATGATGCTTACGCTTATTTTACTTTTTACATAGTCAACATTCGAATAATTATATTTCTTGCCATGAATTTTTTTTGCTTCATTAATAAAATAATCAGTATTCTTTCTTATTTTAATTCCCTTTAAAATTTTTCCACATATAGGACAACCCTTTCCATTTAAATGGTCATTTGCTCGCTGTGAAAATTTACCGTGCTCACAACAAATTATTACGATAAAACTTTTTACATTAATATAATCAACTAACGAATAATCATATTTATGACCATGTTTTTCAATTGCCCTACTAATAAAATGGTCTGTATCTTCACATTTTTTTTCACTAACTAATAAATCTCCGCATTTAGGACACCCACATCCACATAAATGGCTATTTGGCGTTTGTTCAAATGTGCCATGTTTTGAGCAAATAATTTTTATCTTTGTTTTTGAGTTCACATAATTTACTAAGGAGTAATCATATTTATTACCATACATAGCAAATGCTTTATTAATAAATTCGCACGTATTTAATTTTCTCATTTCCTCTCCAATAAATTAATAAGTTTATCTATATCTTTCTTCTCCAATTTGTTAATCAAGCCAGCAATCTTTTCGAGTTTCTTTTCTCTAACACCTATGTCTTCTGTTTTGTCAGTTATTTCATCTTCACCCTTTTTGTTAAGCATCTTATCCTCAACAACTTTAGATTCATCAATTTGTTCAGGCTCTTTAAATGCATCTTCGAAATGCTTTTGAACAACTTTCATTATCATATCAGCAAAATCAAAATCAGTTTCCATATTATGTTCAGGCTGTGTTTCAAAATTGTGTTCTGAATGCATCCTATAGTCAACCTTTAATTTATTTGGGTTCTTATAGTAATGCCTGATTATACGTATATAATTATCGTAACTAAGTTTAGCCAAATCGTTTATAAGTGCAGTTCTTTCCTTAGAATCTTCTTTACCTTCCATAAAAGGCATCATACTAAAGCCAAAACGACCCAACATATCATATCGGAACGGTTGCTGACCAATTTTTACATTTTGGTCAGTCGTTCCGTGAGCAGCAGTGTCGGCATTAGCATCGTTTGATGGTATATCATCTAATCCAATTAATTCTCCATTGGTGTCGATTATTTCTTCAATGTCTTTCTTTTTAAATTCCATGATTGTGTATTTCTACATAAATACTATTCGTATCGATATTATACATCATCATCGTTATCAATACCAGAATATTCCAAAGCTTCTTCATCAAGCATTCCATCTGACTCAGCAATAAAATCATCAAAAGCATCTTTTGCATTTGGTACTTCTGAAAATAATTCATTCATGGTCAATGTAAGTGGAATGTTAAACTGCTGTTTAAACGCTGAGAAATACTTTATTTGTTTTGCCTGTTGAGCATCTAAGAAAACATCCCTATCAGTTTTGGTGGTTAATTCATTGGCTCTCAACTCTTCAAGTTTTTTTTCATTCTCAATACGCCTATTTTCTTGCTCAACTTCGATTTGATGTTTAGGCACTTTTACATCTTCTCTAACAATTTGAAGATATGTGCCATTATATGCACCAAGGTGATATTCACTACCATCTTTAATGAGAACTAAATCACCATCACCATACGCATCGTTAATGGATTTTATTTCAGGTTTATCACTTTCTTTCATCTTTTTATTTAAAAACTCCAGAGCATCGTCATAAATTTCATAATATACTCTGTAATCTTCCCTCATTTTAAATCCATTCCAGATTTTCCTTGGGTCATATCCAGTTTTATTCCAGAAATCAACTTCCATTTCTTCTAAGTACATGGATTCAGCATAATCATCAGAATCAAAGTTTTTTAATTCCAAATCATCAGGAGTAAATCCTGCTTTTATTAAATCACCTTTACTTACATTTGTTTTCGCATTATCTTTTTGAGCAATCTTAACTAAAATCTTTTGCTGAATTTCAGGTTCAAATCCAACCAATAATGACTCAACACGTTTGTTGAATGCATCAAGATATTTTTCGTAGTTATAGATACCAGTCATGCTTGGATTATCAAGTAAGTCTTCATTGCTGATTAATGTGGCACAGAATCTTTCTTCACCAGTTAATTTATCAACAATCTTTCGTGAATCACCATGCGATTTCCTGTAGCCAGAATTAACATAATATACAACAGAATCTAATTCAGGCTCTTGTGGCATGTAGTTGGCAACAAACTTCATTTTATCGTCAGCAGTTAGTTCCTTTTTTATTTTAGTAAGGTTAAATGACTCTTTATGCACTTCGAAAAGTTCTTCGGCTATCTTGGCACGTTTTTCCAATAGAAGTTCCATGTGTGCCTGAATACCTTTATCCCTACCATTTTTATCTTTACCTCTTTTCTTGTAGTTAGCTAAAGTCATTTTAATCTTACTCTTACTTGCAATTTTCTTTAATGGAATTTGCATGTAACGAATATTATCACAATAGTCATAATAATAGTCCACAAACTCTTTGCCTTGACCATGAAGTACCATAGTTAAGCTTTTATCGATAAATTCTTCGATATATTCTGGCATTACTTTTGACTTTATGGTGTTACCAGTTAGCTTAACCTTTTCTTTCATTTCTTTGGTTTTCTTATCCTTTGCCAATGAAAGAGTTGCATAGTTAATACGTGAAAGGTTCAAACATGAAATTGAATCTCCATCATCATCAACAGACATGTATGGTGACGACATTTCTTCTGTATTGTACTTTTCTATAAGTGCATTTAAGCCTTTCTTACCACCATACTGCCACATTTCTTCAACATCTTGTTCTTCATCTTCAATGGTTTGAGTAGTGTCAGTAACTCTAATTCTACTCTTTTCGGGATAGTTAAAGTTAATACCGTCAGTTACTGCAAGTAAAGCCACACAATCATAATCAGTAAACCAATCAATTGCATGTCTTAGGTGAAGTCTACCAGTACAGGTAATACGAGCAGCGCAAACATTATCAGACCAGTTAAACGAAATAGCAGAACCCAAAGCACCGAACAACGAGTTGTTCAAAATCTTGATAGGTAGCTGTTTAATCTTAAACATAGCACGGTCTTCGGTTGTCAGAGTATTATTAAGATACTTGATGTGAACTTCATGGTCGATTTGTTTCAACAACATGACTTCTTCTTCATTAAGTTCATCACTATTTGCAAGTTTCTTGTAAATATTGCGTGTTGTTGTTAAGTAAAGTAAAAGTTTTTTAATTACGCCAGTAACATCAAACATTGGGAATACATCTTCTGATAACTGTATCATAGGATACAAGGAAGCGTAGTCAATCTTTTTGATTCGCCTTGTAAATCCGACTTTATAACACCTTGCCAAACCACCACTAAATTTTATGGTTTTATCACAAATTGGTATTGCTAAGTCGTTTTCGTAACTCCACGCAGTTAAAAGTAAGTTCCAAATAGCAGCAGTACCCATCGTACAGACTCGCTGATATGTAGTTGGAACAATCTTACCTAACATGAAAGATGATTGATTGTAGAGTTCGTCAACCTGTTCAGTTTCCCAAAGGTCATCAAGCAAGTATTGCTTAACAAGTTTCTTACCACTAATAAAGGTAATTAGTCCTTTAGATAATGCTTCATTTCTAAACCATTCTACAAATTCTGGACATTCGCTGAGATATTCGTTTCTTTTTTCTTTGTACTTTGCTTCACTAATCCTTCCTTTATTGCCTTGAAGAACATATAATTTCTTTCCAACTTCCTGATATTTAGCAGGTAACTGGATATAATTATTACTTTCGTCAATTAAAAAGGTTTTATTTTGTGCATAGAAGTTTCCAATCGAATTATCTTCACCCTTAATATAGGTACGATTTGGTTTCGCAATTCCTTCATGCTTGGCAATATATTTTAAGCCAGTTGCTTTAATTTCGGTATTAACAGCAGCAGTCTTTTTTGTAGCATGAATAATATCAATAACAGAAATACCCCACATTTCAGTAGCAGTAAATTTGTCAGCAGTATTACCATATTTTACAGATGTATTGGGTCTTCTCCTTAAATGAACCCCTTCTTTGAGGCTTGTGGGAACTGCTTCCAAATCCATTTTAAGAACTTTTGCTCTACCAAGAATAAACTCAAAGTCAAAATTCTCGGAATTATATCCTGAAATTACAGCAGGTTTTAAAATCTGAATTAAATTAAAGAAGTCTTGAATTAATCTGATTTCGGATTCATTGTCATCTAACTTATCCAATTCAAGTATTGTTTCAAATCCCCTATTATCTCTGACACCAATTGCAAACATTCTTGCTATTTGATGCCTCAAACCAGTGGTTTCAATATCAAATGTAACTTTGTGAACATCTTTATATTCCTCAAAACCCTTAAACAAACGACATTGTTTCGATATAAAGAATTGTTCAGTTCCTCTCACAGAATAAAATAAATCACGATATGGATAAATTGGTTCGCCTTTTGCATCGTTAACAACCCTACCATCATCATCTACAAGTTTTTCATATGGATTTAATCCACCATCCCTAATATAGTTGATGATATCATTATATGACCTACTACTTGTTAGTTTATAGCAATATCCATTAACCAAACGTTTCTGATTGCCAGTTTTTAATTTAGCTATGGTAATACCATATTTAATTTGTTTACTCACCATGTATTCTTCGGTGTGACCTTCATACAAAGTATGATTAGCCTTACCCAAGTCTTTCATGTATAAGAAAGGTTCGTAGGGAATTTTTACAATCCTTGGCTCTTTATTTGGTTCATGAATGACGCAATCTGCAATATTGGTGTTATTGTCGGTTTCGACATTTACCAAATATTTTAAATCGTCATTATAACCCTCAAGGAATCCCTTAATTTCTGCTAATACATTTAATTTATCCATTCAGTTTTATTTGTTTTAAGCTTTTCTAATATCACAACATCCATCGGCTTCAAGGTCAGCCAATTTCTCTTCACCCTTCCAAGCGCAGCAATCTAACGTTGGTATGTAGTTACACCAATCGAGTGGTAATTCCATTTGGTATGGAGTGAATTTCGCATAGTCAAGTGTTGCAGGTTCACATGGATTTTTTCCATCTTTATCGGTTATTTTATATCCCTCACGATATAATGCCCAAATATGATTATAAACAACACGTTTTTTATAGTTTTCAGGAAATTCATATACACCATAATAACTTCCAGTTGCCATTATTGTTTTACAGGGTTGACAATCACAACATGGTTCATACTCAATAAGATAATCAGGGTCAGATGCTACACCACTACTACCATATACATTCTTCGAAACTAATTCTCTGTCCTTTTCTTTAACAATATGAGCACCCTCACAACTAATTACCAACTTCAAATATTGATTTGGCAATTCAGATGCCATTTCCCATTTATGTTTCTTTATTAATGGAAATGTTAATGGTATCATTGTCGTTTCCGTAATCTTTTCATAAGACTTGTAAATAGCCTGAATTTCATCCAAATATGATATTGCATCATCATTTGACACATAGCCAATTTGAATTTCATCAACTTTCATGCTTTGCATAAATGATAATCCTACCATCCAAACAGGTAATTGTCTCAAACGCAATGCACTTTCATTTGCATCAACACCAACACTTAACAAATAATTAATATTTGCGAGTGGTTCTTCCCAATCACCAATTGGAGTCTTAAACTCCTTTAGAAATTCTCTACGCAACAACCCAATTCTATTTTTCTCCAAAACAGATTTAACTTGATTGTTAGTGATTTCGATGTAAACTGGAAATACTGTGTTTCCTTCCGATAAATTTTTCCACACCAAATAGGTGGAGTCTAATCCACCTGAGAACAATACTGCAACACTTTTCTTCATTTTTTTAATTTAAAAGTTAATTCACCTGTTTTTTGGTTGTATTTGTACTTTCTATCACCAATTTCGAATGACTTGGCATCTAACATATACTCAACATTTTCGACCAGTATTCCACTGAGCCACAGTGCACTTGGCGGGTTTTTACCCCTAACACTATACCAACCGTTTTTATCGATGATTTCAAAGTCCAAATGTACAGCCTCTTTTCCGTTATTCAAAACGTTTTCTAAAATATATTTAAAAGAGTTGTCAATCTCTCGTTTTTCTGCTTTTCCTGCAATATTGTATTCATATTTTAGTGACTCAACTAAGAAATCACGAAACGGATTCATACCATGAACATATCTACTTCCCATGTTTTTCCTTTATTTTTTTAATGACTTCACTTAATATTGATTCACCGACTTTTGATTCGTAGTCTTCGTTGTCAATTACTTTAACAATTTCCTTACGCTTACTCTCAATTGCAGCATACACATATTCATCAATAGAATCCCTGAACATCAGTGGATAGATATTCACAACATCCTTTTGACCAATTCTATGTAAACGGTCTGCAACTTGGTCGTATTCCCCAACACTGAATGGTAGTGATAAAATAAATAGCTTACTGGCTGCTGTTAATGTCAAACCATAATTACATGTTTGTATTGAGCCAAGGAATACTTTTATCTTACCGTTTGGGTCTTGGAACTCTTTAACTAAGTCAGCACGTACTTCGGGTGATTGGTCGCCAGTATGCAGTGCTGCTACATCACCAAGCTGTTTCTTTAATTCATAAAGACCTTCCTTAAAGAAATCCACAACCACAACCTTTTCACCAGTTTCTAAGATATTCTCAATCAACTCAATAACTGGTTTAATTTTAATGTGTGAAGTATATTGTCTTAAACGAACCATTGTGGTCAAGGCATTGCCATTTGGGTGCAATACAAATTCATTAGCAACACCAGATTCTATTTCATCATAAATCTTATATTCACTATCGTCCATTTCCAGCATAACCTTTTGATAGATTTTATCTGGAAGGTCTTTCAGTACTTCGGATTTTCTCTTTCTATGAGTAAATGGTGCAATTTTGTGATAGAGTTCTTCAAAACGAGTTTCCATTTGGTCAGGGTCATAACCCCAACCATATGTAAAATCATATACCATACCACAATAATATTCATTAAAGTATTTCTTTGTTGCAAAATCAGTTGGGGATATTTGGTTTAAAACCGAATACAATTCATGTGCACGATTAGGTGCAGGAGTTCCAGATAAGAATATTTTACTTACCTTTTCATTCTTAAATGCATCTTTTCTAAATGTCTTGCTGAAATTCTTATAAGTATTTGCTTTAATATTTTTGAGCTTCTGACAATTACTCACAAGTATATTATTAGCGAAAAAATTGTGATTATCTTCAATTTCTAAATCATAAACACCTTTATTTTGGCTACCACCTGTTCCAAATTTTCGTCTATCTCTTGATTCCAAAATCTCAATACTTTCCACCCTAACAATTCTAAAATTTCCGTTTTTCTTTTGTCTAAAAATTTCCATTTCTTCGTTTTGTGGGAATTTCCATCCACCTCTATCGCTAAATTCAGACTCGGTATTCCAATATCCACCTTGTAGTGTGTTGGTGGTGAAGTTACTATTAAATTCATTTTTCTTAGTGGCATTAATACTGGTATTGCTAATTCCATTTTCATTTGAGTCATTCCAGAAATTGCTCCATATAATTTTAATTGCTGTTTGGTTAATTGTCCATTTCCACCTCTTGAAAGAAAAGTACTGTTTAGTTTTTTTGCTTTCATTTTTTCTATATTTATTAATAGAGACATTGGATTGACTTCTTTCATTCTCTTCGAGAGACGCTCTCTCAATTCTGGTTTTTTGATGTAGCTTTCCGTAATTGCTTTTGAAATCTTCTGACCAGATTCTTTTGTATATACCACCATTCTTATTTCTGGCTGCATCATTCTCCATTTTGCCGAACAATTTGTTGAGCAAAATCTTTGGACTATTCTTTCTTGAACAGAAAAATCTTTTTCGCAATGTTGGCACTTTCTCGTCACAATTGGTGATAAATTCCCATTCATTTTTCTTGTCTTCAATGCTTTTATTATATTCTCTTTTGAAGTAAAAGCAACCGAACACCTTTTTGAACAAAATTTTTGTGAGCTTCGCTTTTGCTTGAACTCCACCCCACATTGTGGACAGACTACTATTGTTGTCGATATTTTTTTCTTTCTCGTATTCATATAGTCTTTCTCCATAATTAAAATCCTTAATTGGTATATATTTATTTCTATCAACAGAATAAAATTTATGCTCTGGTGTACATTCAATTATTTTCCCGTTCGATAATTTAATTTTAACGATATCTTTATATCCTCTATATAAATACCTCTTAACTGATTTTAGTTCAATTTTTTTTAATCTATGATTATAGGATATAATTTTAACATTAAGTTTATGGCTCACAATATCACCAATCATCACTGAACCCATATTGGTTTCAACGGGTGTATTATATGGAAAACATTCGTCACAAATCACTGCATCAACCTTACCAATCTTAAGTTTATCCCATTTTGCTTTAAATGCTTCTTTACTACTTGGGTTGAAGAAATCATAATTAACAATAATGTATTTTGCATCTTCAATACTGCATTTATTCTTTCTCCACTTGACTATGTGTGAATTGCTTTGAGTGAACTTCTCCACTTCATAATAATAGTTAAACTTTAAAGAATTTGGAGTAACAACTACTACTTTATCGAATTTATTCATTTCAACGTAAAGTATTGAAGATAAGCTCTTTCCGAGACCCATTTCATGTGAAATTAATGCATTTCGGGTGGCATTCATGAAAAGAGCAGCAGTGATTTGGTGCTTGTATAATTTAACATCACCGTTAAGTAATGCGTGCATTTTATCACTATACTTAACGTATTCAGTTTCGAGTTCTTCCTTATATTTAACCCAATGCTCTTTCTTTATATTAAGGTCAGCAATGAATAGTCTTTTTTCTTCTTCGGCAATCTCAATTTTCTTAACCTGCTCAATAAATATTCCACGGCTAATATCATTGCCGAAATCGAAATGGATTTTGGTTGACTTAGTGTACTTCTTAATTAAAAGGAATAATGAATAGGCACTGACTTCCCATGCCAAATTAAGAGCACTCCATTTTCGGGTGTCTTCGGGAAGACTTTTTATTTTTTCAACAAGACCATCATTAAGTGGAAACCTAACATAGTATGCTTGCCTTCGTGGTATTCGCTCACAATGCACAATAAAAATTGGTATCTCTTGCATAGAATTATATTAGTATGCAAAAGTAATTCAAAAATTCTAATAATGCAAGAAATTAAATTACTGTAGTTTTAGTAATTCCATCTGAAATAATTATGTTAATATACCCATTGACTGGCAACGTAATTTTCCCACAATTCTCACCAAGTGCGTCTAATTTAAATTCCCCCAAAAACCTTCCACTCTTTCTTGTATCATTCAGTTTGAATCTATAAGTAAGTGTATACTTTTCTTCGTCAGGGTGAGCAGCAGGGTCATTAACAATAACAAGATTGCCAGCAACATTCGCAATACGATATAATCCAGTCATTGCATCAATCATAGAGAATGTGACTGCGACATTTTCGAGCATCGAATCGCTAATATCATATTGTTCCCTTAATTGTTGAACAAGTGGATATTTTAATTCAGGAAGGGTACTATCCTTCTTAATAAAGAAATTATTTGTGTCAAATGTACTGTAATTCATGTTAGATTGTATTTGGTTTATATAAATACTAAAATAACGAGTTTATGTCTGACACAAACTCGTTATTTATGAAACAATTAATCTATTTAGCGTTATGCGTCAACAGCAGTTGTAAATTCGGGCAATGTTTTTACAAACGTGTATGCCTGTGCAATGAAATTAGGTGCTGTGTCTGTTAAATCAGGCGTAAATTGGAAATCAAAATCCATATACTTATCTTGATTAGTATCGGCAATTTCCTTAGTTTTAAAGCAATTCATTCTCACATTAAGTTTTTCCTTCCCACCCTGAATTCCATTATCTACTTCTATTTTCCAGTAGCATCCAGCAACGGTTAAATTAAATTGTGGATTATAGTAATCTTTAATTAGTGCCATTTTTTCTTAGTTTTTAGCTTTTAATGTTATTTTTAATATAAATACTATTATTTTTCCAATAGTGTTAATCTATTTTCCAATTCTTGAATCTTAATCGTCAATTCCTTTATTGCATTAGCATATACTGGAATTAATGATGACTCATTGTATTTCAAATGCTCAATGTCATTATTACTTATAATTACAGGATTCTCACCTTCTAAAGCTAATATGTCTTGTGCTTTGAAACCATATTTTATTCCACCGCTTGGTTCATCAATACATCTTGATGTCCTGAATTGATATGATATTGGATTCAACTCATTTACAAAATCCAATCCATATGGCACTATGCCAAAGTTCATTTTATCACGTTCGTCAGAAGTGGTTGTCCAAGCTACTTTAGCTACTGCACAAGTGGTGCTGTTATTGCCAATTACCACATGATTACATTCTGTAGATATAATGAGTAAATCATCAGCACCCGATGAATAACCAATAGCAATGTTATTACAGCCACTTACATTGCTGGATAATGCTCCATAGCCTTGTGCAATGTTATCATAGCCACTTACATTGCTGGATAATGCTCCATAGCCATGTGCAATGTTATTACAACCTGTAGTATTGCTATATAATGCTTGTACTCCTTGTGCAATGTTATCACAACCTGTAGTATTAGCCATTAATGCCTGAATGCCTTGTGCAATGTTATTATAACCACTTATATTGGCAGATAATGCTGAATTGCCTTGTGCAATGTTATCATAACCTGTAGTATTACTATATAATGCTGAATTGCCTTGTGCAATGTTATAACTACCTTCAGTATTGCTGGCTAATGCATTATTGCCTTGTGCAATGTTATGACTACCTGTAGTATTGTTGACTAATGCATTATTGCCTTGTGCAATGTTATTACTACCTGTAACATTGCCATATAATGCAGAATAGCCTTGTGCAATATTGTCACCACCTGTAGTATTGCTATATAATGCAGAATTGCCTTGTGCAATGTTATTAATACCAGTAGTATTGCTATATAATGCCTGATTGCCTTGTGCAATGTTACCAAAACCTTCAGTATTACTACGTAATGCCAAATAGCCTTGTGCAATGTTATTACTACCTGTAGTATTAGCTTGTAATGTAAAACCGCCTTGTGCAATGTTATAACCACCACTTATATTGGTATATAATGCCTGATTGCCTTGTGCAATGTTATCACTACCCGTAGTATTGCTATATAATGCCTGATTGCCTTGTGCAATGTTACCAAAACCTTCAGTATTGGTTAATAATGCCTCACTGCCTTGTGCAATATTGTCACCACCTGTAGTATTGCCAAGTAATGCTTGATTGCCTTGTGCAATGTTATTACTACCTGTAGTATTGCTGACTAATGCATAAGAGCCTTGTGCAATGTTATTACTACCTGTAGTATTGTTATGTAATGCTTGATTGCCTTGTGCAATGTTATTAATACCTTCAGTATTAGCTTGTAATGCCGAAACGCCTTGTGCAATGTTATCACTACCCGTAGTATTGCTATATAATGCTTGATAGCCTTGTGCAATGTTATCACCGCCTTCAGTATTACCATATAATGCATAATTGCCTTGTGCAATGTTATAACTACCTGTAGTATTGCTATATAATGCCTGATTGCCTTGTGCAATGTTATTACAACCTGTAGTATTGCTACGTAATGCACATAAGCCTTGTGCAATGTTATTACAACCTGTAGTATTGCAACGTAATGCCAGATTGCCTTGTGCAATGTTAGCACTACCTGTAGTATTGGCATATAATGCCCCATAACCTTGTGCAATGTTATTACTACCTGTAGTATTAGCTTGTAATGTAAAACCGCCTTGTGCAATGTTATAAGTACCACTTATATTGCTACGTAATGAACATAAGCCTTGTGCAATGTTATAACTACCTGTAGTATTCCCATATAATGCATTATTGCCTTGTGCAATGTTATTACAACCTGTAGTATTGGCTTGTAATGCATAATTGCCTTGCGCAATGTTATTACTACCAGTTGTGTTAGATGCTAATGCACATAAGCCTACACCAAAATTATTATCACCAATAGACACATCACTACCACTACATTGACCAATATATATTGAACCTAACGCTGATGAAGAAGTTCTAAACATAGTGACCCCACTTATCTGATAACCTGCATCAGTATTAATTTTAGTACCACTACATAAACTCAGTGTATAACCACCACTAATTGTGGTATCACAAGTTAAAGTACCGCCTAATGCAATATTATCGCCTAATTTAGTTAGACCATTATTAGCGGTGATTGTTGCTGTGCTACCAGTACTACCACCAAAATCGGCATTAAATAAATATTCACCACCGTTTAGTAAATCAATTGTAAATGTTGCCATGTTTCTATAAGTATTTCATAATAAATACTCAGAAAAAACAATAAACCCATCAGATTTTGATGGGTTTATTGTTTTAATTCAATAAGGCATTATACTACTTAATAAAAAAAAAATATTTATATTAAATGTTAAATAGTTTATTGTGTAGAATTTTCTTCGTTAATTTTAGTAGTTAAATCAGCCCTATTTGGATTTACTACATCTATCCTTCTCTTAATAGTTGCAGCAATGCCATCTCCAACGAGACCTAATGTCACAGCATCAAAGTATGTAAAGGTAGTTCCATTGATTTCTGTATAGAACCTAAAAAGTATGTATGTACACAAAATTGTGGTTACGTACCTGCGCCAATTATCAAGAAACCAGAATTTCCAACTAAACTTTACAGGAGTAGCTGAACTTTGTACATTACGACCACTAACTTCTGTAAGACCATAAATAATGTAACCAATTATGAAGAACCAAATATATCCTATTAGTTGTGATGTGGTAAATTCACCAAAGAGAATTTTAAGTATTTCGCTCATGTTATATTGTTTTAATTTAAATGTTAATTATATTTATCATAAATACCGTCTTGTTCAGTGCTCTTCTGAAAATATTCCAAGTTTCTCATGTCATTTTAATAAATATGACAAATAAAGTCTTTAGGAATAATTTAAATAATTAAGTCTTTCATTCCAAATATAATTAAATCCTTGGTCACCATTGGGGTATAAGGTAGTTGCCCAAACATTACCTGTTTTAACTATTTTTCTGATTGACCATATTGGAGCAGCAGTATCTACACCACTAATTGAAACACCAACATAAAATTCTGTTGTTGAATATTCATGAATTAATGTTTTTGGTGCAATATACATTGCCGTATTGCCAGTACCAGTACCCATGTTTGGATTTTGGTAATCTGATATGTCTGTTTGTGTTTCGTACATGTTTTTGTTTTTGTTTAATTATAAATACTGATTTATTTCGATTTATTTTATTATTAATACTTTATACACCAAACCAGTTACTGGTGCAACATCAAACGTAACACAAACACAGTCCGCATTTGGTCTTGAAATGTCAGTATAAACTGTTGGATAAGGACTTACATTTTTTACTACTTGCACCATTGGAAATGCAGCACTCATTTCATGATTAAGTGTAAATCCTGTTGCAGTACTATTTCCAGTAAATTCCATCGTACACACACCACTTCCACCAGCAGAAGTAGCACCTGAACTCAGCTTGCCCATTGAGTCAATATATACCACATTAGTTTCACCCGACTTAGCAGGTAAACGGGTTATGCACATACAACCATCAATGGTAATTATCTTATTGTCAAACTCACCATAAATTAACGGGTATGTTGCAGAAGTACTTATATGTAGTCTATTCGAACCTAATTCACATAAACCAGCATATTTACCAAGAAATACATTATTACATCCCTGATTATTCCAACCACTACATCTGCCAATTGAAATATTATCACATCCACAGACATTAACAGAAAATGCTTCAACACCAAGAGCAATGTTGTAGCAGCCACAGGCGTGACCAGTAGAAGAATTTCCACCAATTGCAATATTATCTCTACCCGAACAATTATAAGACAATGAATTGAGTCCAATGGCAATATTATCTCTGCCACCACAATTATTAAATAATGCCATACAACCAACAGCAATATTATTACATCCGCATTTATTACAAGCTAACGAACAACTACCAAGCGCAATATTATTCCAGCCTGTAGTAGTTCCGCTTAACGTGTAAATACCAACACCAATATTATCACTACCGCTTAGACTATTAAACAATGATGATTTACCAATGGCAACATTAGATGATGCTGTGGTACTGAAACATAATGCATTAGCACCTATAGCAATATTATTACAGCCAGTTGTATTACTACGTAACGATGAATAGCCAATTGCAACATTATCAAGTCCATAAGAATTACGAAATATGCTACAATATCCAATAGCAGAGTTACGACAGCCACCCCTATTACAACTCATTGTACACATTCCAATTGCAGTATTCGTAGAACCACTACAGTTACCTGCTAATGCAGCAATACCCATTACAGTATTGTTACAACCATTGTTATTACAAGTTAAAGAATTAGTACCAATTGAGACATTATTACAGCCAGTAATATTGCTGGATAATGAAAAATTACCAATAGCCAGATTACCACTATTTCCAATACCACAAAACAATGATTTGCAACCTAATGCGATATTATTACCACCATCATAATTGTTCATTAATGCATTATAGCCTAATGCAATGTTATTGCTACCTGTACTATTGCCACTCATTGCCGCATAACCTTGTGCAATGTTATTTGTACCACTTATATTACTATATAATGCAGAATAGCCTTGCGCAATGTTATTACTACCAGTTGTGTTAGATGCTAATGCACATAAGCCTACACCAAAATTGCCTACTCCGCTTCCATCTGACCCTGCAAGTCTACCCAAATATATCGAATCTAATGAACCATTTGATGTCCTCAGTACTGTTGAGCCTGAAATTCTATATCCACTACACGAATCAATAGTGCCAGAAGGGTAAATATCTAACGTACCAATTATCTGTGTACAACCAGATAACGCCATTACATCAGTGTTGCACTGTTTAAATTTGCCATCAGCTAAATTAGATTTTGTTTCGAATCCCATTTTATAAAAATTTATTTTGGTATTACCTATACCATATGATAAATACTAAAAAAACTCATTATTAATCTAAGAATTTAATAATAATAATCAATTATTAAATATTATACTCTTAGCAGCTACATATCATTTTCTAATTTCAACCCGACTGTTTAATATTAAGCATATTCATAAGCACCAATATCTGGTGCAATTCCACTGTATGACAACCCAACATCAATACCAGCGTTTATTGCAGGAGAGCCAGATAATAAATGATAATCAATTGTTGAAACAAATAAAGGATTTGCCGATATCGAGCCAATGTCATTAGATGTAGCCAATTGCCACGATGCAAGTGTAGCGTAGGTTATTGGAATTGGATACCCTATTCTACCTACAGTTGTAACGTAATAAAGATTATTCTTAAGTATAGCATGGCAAGCTGCATCGAATCTTAATGCTTGATTATTATCAGTAATTTCATAAAATATATTATTGCGAATATTGCAATTAATTACAATTCCTTCTGCACCCCACCACATAACGTGCCTTTCGTTTGTTTTAGATGGTCTTTGTAATGCCGACCAGCAATTGCCTGCATTTATACAGGTATTGTTGTCGAAATTAATATTGGTCATTGAAGCTCCAACATATTCAAAAACTTCGTAGCTATACCAACAATTTGTAATCACATTATTATAAATCCATATATCGTTTTGCAAATACGTACTGCTCCCTTGTGGTGTTATACCTGCATCATATGCCTGTGAAATGTTATTATATCTAATAATTATATTGCTACACTGTTTCCATAATTGTATAGCATTGCCAAGGCGTGTACCATCCGTCATACCAGCAAATGAACCGCCAATCCAAGAAAAATCACAATTTTCAATAACACAATAATTAGATTGATATATGTTTAGTCCGTGCCAAGATGAATATTTAATGCTAAGATTTCTTATGTTTATGTAATTTTTATTATATAACGTAATTATATGGTCACTATAAACACCTCCAACCTCAATATTATTATAAAAATCACTCGGATTTACAATGGAATATAGGTATAATTTTTTTGTTATTAAGTCAAGATAAAAGTCTCCTTGTGATGTGCAGGCACTTAATGTTTGTTTTCTAAAACCATATGATGAATCATCATTAAAATATATATTACCAATTTCACCATATGTATAACCAGCAATGGTTGCCCATATACTTTCCGAATATTCTACCCAATTGCTAATATCAGAGGCATCTTTTGAACCTAAAATTAATGGCTTTGAACCAATTCCATATGATGAGAAAGTAATTGCACTTAGTGCGACACCGCTGCCATTAATTATTAATGCCCCCCGAAAAGTATCACCACGTTTAAAAAGCACATTATCACCTGAGACCAATGACAATTCTGACAACTTACTTAAAGTTGCATATGGATTATCAATACTGCCATCTCCAAAAGTATCATCACCTGAATTAGCGAAATAATATACATTACCAAAATAGTTTCTAAAATTCAACAATGAATTTTTTTCGCCACTATAGTATGAATCAAAACCATGTGTATTAGAATATAAATACGCATCACAAATATCTGTAATTCGTGGTGCAATTACGTCTAATACGTTCTGTAATGAAAATGTTGTAGTGTTGGGGATTCTCGCCATTATCCAATTTTTTCTTCTAATTCATAGATTTTATATTTAAGATATGCAATTTCTTTTACAAGTAAATCAATATATGCAACAGATAACATACCTTCTTCATTAGTTCTAACTAATTCAGGATTTTCAATTTGTAAATCCTGTGCAATTATTCCGTATCTTATTTGATTTGGCTCGGTTAACATTTCAAATTGTTTATATTCAGCAGAGATTGTGCTAATTGGTATTGGTATAATACACGTCTTAAGCCGACAGTCCGATGTTAATATAAAATTAGTTGCGCACATATTCTGAGTAGAACAAATATCGCCATCAATTTTAATTAATTTATTATCAAATTCTCCATAAATTAACGTACAATTTGGTGAATTTGCAATATAAAGTCTATTTGAATTAGTGTTTCCAGAGCCAGCAAAACTACCAATATATACGTTATTTGAAACAGTTATAGCCCCCGAACCAACACATACTCCAATTCCAACATTATAGCAACCTGTTGTATTTGCTCTTAACGAATTATTTCCAACAGCAACATTATAACAACCTGTTGTATTATTGAACTCACTAAACTGTCCAATTCCAATATTATCCCTACCTGATGAATTAGTACCAAGAGCAGTCAAACCAATACCAACGTTATAACTACCAGTTGTTGTTCTACCTAACGTACAATTACCAAATGCGATATTATATGCCGAATTCGATGAACACGAAATTGTCATACAGCCAATACCAATATTATTACCACCAGTAATATTTCTAAATAAACTACCATAGCCAATAGCAACATTATTACCACCAGTAGTATTGCAATATAATGCACAACAGCCTTGTGCAACGTTATGACAACCTGTAGTATTGCAATATAATGCAGCATAACCTTGTGCAATGTTATTACTACCTGTAGTATTGCAATATAACACATAATTGCCTTGTGCAATGTTATTAACACCACTTATATTGGCATATAATGCCCCATTGCCTTGCGCAATGTTACCAAAACCTGTAGTATTGGCTTGTAATGCATAATTGCCTTGCGCAATGTTATTACTACCAGTTGTGTTAGATGCTAATGCACATAAGCCTACACCAAAATTATTATCACCAATAGACACATCACTACCACTACATTGACCAATATATATTGAACCTAACGCTGATGAAGAAGTTCTAAACATAGTGACCCCACTTATCTGATAACCTGCATCAGTATTAATTTTAGTACCACTACATAAACTCAGTGTATAACCACCACTAATTGTAGTATTTCCTGTTAAAGTACCGCCTAAAGTAATATTATCGTCTAATTTAGTTAGACCATTATTAGCGGTGATTGTTGCTGTGCTACCAGTACCACCACTTGAATATGGAAGTTTTTTTACACAACAAGTACTGGCATTCCAAACCAATACGCTATCAGTGCACACACCAGTTGACGGGGTACAGCAAAGCTTTAAGGTTGACAGTGTTACAAAATTAGAGGCAAAATCACCATAAATTAAATTACATAATCCGCAATTGGCAATGAATAGTTTATCGGATAGTGTTGTACCACTACCAGCACATGCACCAATATATACATTACGTGAACCACTTATATTCACTTGACCAGATTGATAACCAATAGATGTATTATTATTACCATCAATATTATTAGCTAATGCGCCAAGACCAACGCCAGTGTTATTACTACCAGTCGTACAAAGTAAAGCACTATCACCAATAGCTGTATTTTGACTTGAAGTCGCATTACAAATCAATGTATTATTACCAAGCGAGACATTCCATAGTCCCGTAGTAAGAGTCTTCTGTGAATCCAAACCTATAGCAACGTTATAACTACCACTTATGTTATTCCATAAACTATTCACACCAAGAGCAATATTAATGTTACCATTAGCATTATTTGCCAATGACCCTAAACCAATACCAATATTCTGAATGCCGTCAACATTTTTTAACAATGACCTATAACCAATTGCAACATTTTCACAACCAGAAGTATTACCAGATAATGCACATGTACCAAAGGCAATATTATTATTGCCAGTAGTATTTGACTTTAAAGTTTCCGAACCAATAGCAATATTACAACTACTCGTATTATTCAACAAAGCATTATGTCCTAACGCAATATTCTCATTACCAACACAATTTGCATATAATGCACAAGTGCCAAAAGCAAGATTATAATTACCAATTTCTGTACTCCATAACGATTTATAACCATTAGCAACATTTCCAATACCATTGCAATTTTGGTATAGCGACTGAAAACCAATTGCAACATTTTGACTGCCGTTTGTGTTTAAATACAATGCTTCTGTACCAAGAGCGACATTTTCAGTGCCACCAGTATTACCATATAAAGTATTTGCACCAATAGCAACATTATTAATTCCAATTGTGTTAAAACGTAATGCCGAACTGCCAAGACCAATATTATTCATTCCAACATTACTAACATTACAGCCAGAATTTTGACCCAAATAAATTGAAGTTATTGTGCTTGGTGACGTTTTAAGAATTGTGCTTCCACTGATTTGATATCCAGAATCTGAGCTAAATGTTCCCATTTTGAGAACACATGTGTTTCCACTCAAAATCATTGTATCGTCAGTACGTTGCTCGAATTGATTATTGCTAAGATTTGGTTTATTGTCGTATTGTCCCATAGTAATTTAATTAACATAGATAAATACTTTAGAATCATAACTTAATTTAGCATAATAAAAAAAACCCATCGATTTGACGGGTTCTTTTATTCACATTAATAAAAATGCCTTATTTTTGCCTATCAACTGCTTTCATAATTTCATTTATGTCTAAAAGGTTGACAGTATCGTATGGAAACTGTTGAATCTGTCCACTAATATCAAACTGGTCAAGATAGCTAAACTTATTTAATTCTCTGACATAATTTGCGTTTGGGGTTACGTTGATGTGTTCAGGATATCCGAATACTTCGGGTTTATTACCAATCCAAACAACGGTACTTTGTAAGTCCAGTGCAGCAGCGACATGCTGTGAAAAACTATCAATAAACAATCTTTTTGTTGATAGAGGAAAAACTGCATACAATTCCCTGAAAGGTAAAATAAGAGGTTCTACATTTTGTAAAACAGGTTGTTCAGGTGATTTAATATGTAAAATACGATATGATTTACTGTAATAATTAGCGAGTTTCTGTGCGATTTCAATCGGCATATCCCTATACCAAGATTTCTTGCTGTATTGCCCCGTAGGAGACCCGCCATGCGTTTGTAATAACATTATGGGTCTACCATCTGGTTTGATTTTATCCTTTGCTATTTCAAGCTCTCTGGGGTTTAAATAGATTTTTGGTTTTATGCCGTCTGAGGGAATACCCATCATGTCGCACCATGATTGTACAAGATGTTTTCTTCCCAAGATATGGTCTTCTGTGTGATAAACTTCCTGTCTGAATATTTTTGTGTCAGCATTGATATAATCATCATAAAAATACTGCATTTGTCCGAATGTATAAAAACGCCACACGTCTGGATTATAAAAGAACGGACCATCCCACGCTGTGACTACTATTAATTTTCTGTCAGGATATGCTTTCTTTAATGCTCGACAAACTGCTGTGGCCATGCACTGCTTGCCGTGCCCCCCCTCTGTATGAAATATTACAAATTTATCTTCTGGTTTTATTGTTCCATCATTTTTCATAGATTTTTTTTTTTCTTTAGCCATTATAATTTATATTTTTTTATAGATACGTAAAAAAATGGAAAATCTTGAATAAATATGAAAAAAATAAAAAAAAAAGAGCAACATGTGCCAACATGTGCTCCCCTTTCAAAACCCATTCGTTTATTAGCTAACGAACGATAATATATACCATGAACCAAGTGAATTTTCATACACAAGTTCAATTGAGCCACCAGAAGTGTTAATTAAAGCATCAGAAGCACCACCATTAATATTTTTACCATTACGATTGATTGTGATATTGTTTATTAAAGCACCAGCAGAACTTACGTCTTTAATTTTATAAGCCAATCCATCTGTTGGGATAGGTGGTAAGGTAATTGTAATGGGAGCAGTATGATTAACAAGAATCACAAGTGCATCGTTTGTGGTTAAGCCAGTTGAAGCTGTGACAATTTTTCTACTATAAATATTATTTTTATCACCGACAGAAGCAGTTGAAATGGTCTTAATTTCTTTATCACCTGAGTTCCAAACTAAAATACCATCAGTACATGCACCAGTAGCAGGAGTTGTTATTAATTTAAGTCCACCAGTAAGGCATACACCATTGCCTCCATTGAGGCATACACCTCCATTAAGTGCTCCTATTACTACATTGGAACTACCACAAACATATACGTTACCAGAATTACATGTGGTAACAAAGCTAAGTGCTACAGTGCCCATAGAGAACAATGTCGATTCAGACGCTTTTACTTCGACTTTACTAAATGCAGAAGTACCAACACATGCAATAACACAACTACCTGCGAAAATTGTGGCTGTTGTTGTTGGAGTTATGTTGATTGAACTACCAACAACGGTTGCTATACCTGTTGAGCAGAATCCAGCAGCACCAGTTGAGCGTAAGTCTAATGTACTCGAAGTGCATGTGAGACTTGTTGTGCTATATTGACTATATGCACCGCTTGTACATTCCACTAATGAAGTAGCACAAATATTAACAGTGCCCAATATTGAACCGCTTTGACCCAAACATAAATTAAATGCACCACCATTAATAATAGTATTTTCAGTTAATGGCGAGCCTAATTTTACAACAGTTCCTGATTTACATAAGCCATTACTTGCAGTTTGAATACCAGATGTAGTAGTCAAACCAGTTACATATGCTGCATCAACAAGTGAACGTGCTATATAATTTGCACTATAATCAGCACCATATTGAAGACCTTGAAAATTCAGTTCATTGCCACAAACACTCATATCTGTCGTACTAATACTTAACGCATTATAAATTTCAGCACCTATATTATCAGAAGTACTAAGACAAATAAGATTTGCATCTTGATAATATTGTGTGGATGACGTAACACCAGAATAATTTATATTTGTATCATTACAACTCATACTAATACAATTGATACAATTAGTGTCTCCAACATATAAACAAGCACTATTGATTATCGTAATAAAATCATTAATATTGCTACAAAAAACCATGCTACCCAAATCAACATTAAAAATAGTTTCACCAGTTAAAGCACCACCGAGAACAACGTTTGTTCCTAATTTAGTCAAACCGTTATTTGCTGTTTGAATACCTATTGTTGCGGTTATACCTGTTACATAAGCAGCGTCCACAAGTGAATTACAAACAAAATTAGCACGATAATCAGCAGCTTCTAAGTCATAATATTTAGCACCTTGGAAAGCAGTATTTTTACCACAAATAGTAAATTCATCGGGACTCATGCAATAACCCACATAATTACCAATTTGACAACCAACCTGAACATCAAGATATGCTCCACCGTTCTCAAAGGTATCAACAACACCAGTAACCGTAACATATTTTGAATTACTCGTACCAGAAGTAGCTGCTAAACTAAATGATTTGGGATATATATATAAATTAGCATAGGGAAATGTTGGCAAGTTATTGTAGTTACCAATCCTTATTTCATCTGGAACTAACCAAACACCAAATTTATTAGTACCACCAGTTATTATTAGGCTATTCGTACTTGTACTAATAATAGTATTACCAGTTAAATCACCACCTAAACGTACATTAGTTCCAATTTTATTTAAACCATTATTTGCAGTAAAACTATTATCAACATATTCTTTATCAACAAGTGAACGTGCAATAAAATTAGGACTATAATCAATATCATATTGAGCACCAACAAAACCAGTAGTAGCAACACCCCCTAACAAAATACTTCCGTTTGAAGTGACACACATAATAGCCTCAGTTCCACCAGAATAGCCACACAACGATACTGCATCACTATTTGAATATATTGCAGTATAACGATTTGTGTCATCTGTAACCATTTCAAAATTGCACTGACCTAAATACACACTGGAATAACATAGACCATTAGCAGATTCAGTATATAGTACGACATTGCTTTGAGGTTGAGCAACAACATAACCTTTTGGAGTAAGAGAACTATAATCACCAATAGCTACATCACCTACACATACAGTAAGACCAATTAACGAAGTATTAAGTATTGTCAAATCATTATCAGCAGTAGCAATAGCAGTATCACCAGTTAAAGCACCACCCAATACAACCTTTTGACCTGTTATACTCAAACCATTTGTTGCACCAGTAACAGCACCAAGAGAAGTTCCTGCTATTTGTTTAATTGTACCGTCACTTGCTCTTACAAGAATTGAATCACTAACACCGCCAGTTGAAGGCTGTGTAATTAATTTAAATGCACCAGCAGGAGCATTAATATTTATTCCCGAAGTACCTGTAAGATTTATTACCGAGTTGTTAAATCCCATCGTGAAAGCACCACCAATAGTAGTGTTTGTAACTAAGTTACCACCTAAACAAACTTGTTTACCAGTAAAACCAATACCGTTAGTTGCTCCTGAAAGGTATTTACCTTCAATTGCAGTAACCCTTGTAGCAAGTGCGCCTGTTTTACCAGTCACATAACCAGCATCAACGATAGAACGAGCTACAAACGAACTGTTTTGGTCGGTTGAATATTTTAATGTGCCGACTGCATCAATGCTTGTATCTCCACATAATGTTAATACATCTGCATCTGCCTGACAAACTTTATTATTACTTAGTAATATTTTTGTGTTAAAAGCCATAATTTTCTATTTTATTTTTTTCTATTTTCCGCTTAATATAAATTAGTTATAATTGCAGTAAATTATCTCAGTAAATTCACTTAATTTTCAGCAATCATTAATTAACAAAAGCTATTGTACTCCAACAATATCCATTATATATATAGGTAACAGCACCATAGTTAGTACTAATTGTTGAAATTAGACCATCATTGATTTTCTTACCATTGCCATTAATAAATATTTGTGTATTTAAAGCATTTCCACAAATATCAGAAACAATAACCTTCTGTCCTTGGATTGGTGTAGGGTATAAACAAACACATGTTGAACCGCTGACACCAATAAAATCGTCTGCTAATGTTGCAGTATAACCAGCAACACCAGTGTTTGTAACATGAATAATATTTGACATTTCAGCAACGCAATTCTGAACAAATTCTTTATCAACTAACGAACGGCTACTATATGATGGATGATAACATGCTGCATATGTCATACCCGATGTGCCCAAACAAACTGTTTTGGGGGAAGCACCAGTTAAATTTGACATTACAATATTACTGTTGTTGATTGAAATACTGTTGCCGTTGGTTGCATTTGCGTAATGATATGATATAAGTATTGTTGAATTTCCCGACCATCCCCAAATTGCACCACTGCCGTCACGTGAACATATGCCTATTTTTGAATTAGCATATGTACTATTCATACCTATGTTAACCAATCCATATGTTGTACCACTATCAGAAATAAACCTAAGACTGTTATTATTTATGTTAACAGTTGTTGTGCCAGTTAAAGCACCACCAAGAATAACTTTACTATTGGTTAAAGTCAAGCCATTTGTAGCACCAGTAACAGGAATGGTAGAAACAACTTTAATATCAACATATTCTTTATCAACAAGGGTACGATTTGTATAGCCAGCATGATAACAAGCACCATATTCAATAGCACTTTGCGTAGCTGGATTTATTCTTGCATCAATATATGTTGCACCACTTGAATTCATTAAAATTCCTTGTGCATCAAGACATATTTTATCAAATCTGTTTGATGAACTACCTAAAGACAAATCATAACCAACACCATTAATCACAGTGTCACCAGTCATTGAGCCACCAAGAACTACATTATTTCCGCTTCTATTTAATCCGTTTACAGCACTTATTGAGCCAGTTTGACCAGTTACAAATGCCACATCAGGAATACTACGTGGGTTTGTGTTGAAGTCTGAGTAATAATTACCACCATATTCTAATGCACGATTACCAAGTCTTACTAAGTGTGAATCACCATACGAACCACCTTCATAACAACTTGTCATTGTCATTCCAGACATGGCTGTTATTTGAATTTGACTATAACACGTGGCATCGTGTCTTGCACCAATAAATGCAGTATCACCTGTGAGGATACTATCCGTACAAACCTCAATTCTACCACCATGCCAGTTAGTATCATCTTGACCGACAATGAAACTTCTTTTAACACCAACTGGTAATTCAATAAAAGTATTACCAGTTAACGTTCCACCAAGAGTAGCATTAGCACCAACTCTTGTTAAGCCATTTGTTGCGCCACTCATATCTGAAATATCAACAACATTTAATTGTGTGCCATTCCAAGTTAAACCACTGCCAGCTACATTAGCACCATCAAAACTAATTATATAATTTCCAGTTTGTGCACTAACAATAATACCAACTCCACCAGTAAGACCAGCAACCTGATTAAATTGTACAAATGTTAACGCAGAAAGACCAATTATTGGATTATCTGTATTTAGAACCCACGCAGTACCTTTATTAGTATTACCGCTTAAAACCCACATATATACTCCACTTGCTACTTCACCACTTGGTGTGCCATCAAAGTCATCAGTACGACCCCAAGTTCCAGTACTTGCGCTGTAAATACCATTTTCAATACCATTTATTTGATTTTTAAATAATATTCTATCACCAACAGATAATGGTACACCATCAAAAGTAGTTAAGCCAGTTGGTAGGAATGGAGTTACATTACTACTACTTGCTACCAATACAGCTTCTTTTGCCTTTAATCCACTTGCAACACCATCAACATATCCTCTATCAACAAGTGAACGTGCTGTAAATGTAGTGCTATAATCAGCACCATATTCAAGACCTCTTGGAGCTAATCTACTATCAATAAATGTAGTTGTTCCCGTTATTGTACCACCTAATCTCACTTTTGCACCAGCTATAGTTAAACCATTTGTTGCACCAGTTAATGTACCACCTAATGATTTAATAACCAAGCCAACATCAGCAAGACTATTTTGATACCAATATTCAACATTATTAACATTAACTGTTAATCCCAAATATCTATAAGACAAGGGAATATTCGTATTAGCATCAAGAACCGATGTCCACGGTGTTGCGATGTTCATGTACTTGCTATCAACAGGTTTTCCTACGTTAATAGCCAAGTTATCATTTATAATTATTGCCATTCTTTTTTAGTTTTAATATTTTTAACTTATGTACATTGGTACTCCTGCTGCTGTTCCTGTTTTACCACAACTTACATATATTTCATAATTGCAACCTGACCAGCATAATTCTGCTGAATTAATGCTACATGTATATGGAGCAGCAAATAAATTGCCAACACCACCAATAGTACCATTATTAGTACCATTTACACACCAGCAAGTTTTTGTTGCTGCACATTCAGGCAATGCAAACCAAATATAATCATTCGCATTACTGTTAAACGTAATTGGAAATGGGTCTGTTGTAACATTTTGAAGTACTTTAGCACCATCACTGGTACAACCACAATTTGCAATACAAGCAGCATCTGGATTTATTGTTGAACTCATACCCCAATAATATGGCAATATACCAGTAATTGTTGCACTATCAAGCACTGTTTCACCAACACTTAACGGTGTGCTATAAGCAACACCCTTACTATCAAAAGGTTGAACACCAACCAAGTGACATGCTTTAACACTCCATGTTTGTGCACCACTAAGTATTGAATATGATGGCACATTTATTGTTTTAGTTACATTTGAATCGGGATAGATACCAGTTATTGGTGTGCCGATGAAACAATATGAACTAACACCATTGCTTCTACATGAACTGACAGCAATATATTGTGGAGCAATACTGCCAGCATTAAATGTTCCAGTAATAGCTAAAATAGAAATTGAACAACCAATTTCATATAATGTAGTAGATGGGGACAAACTAATTGCTACAGTCGGAGCAGTTAATGTTGGATATTGTACTGGAACTAATATTTCTTCAAATAGCTGAAATGCTGTCTTTCCTGTTAATACAGTACCAATATTAATACCACCAACCTGACACACGGCTGGAGAATCTAAATTATATGTTCCACTATCACCACCAGTTGAAGCAATTACCACATAATTTCCGTGGTCGCTAACTATTGTATCTCCACTTCCGACAAGTGTTTTAAATATAAATGTTGTGCCAGTTTGACCACTATAAACATTAACACTACCACCAACATTAACTGCATTTGCAGTTGATGATGCACCAGAAATATGTATGAGTGTACTATCATCCCAAGTAGAAATTATAGTTGGAGTATCACTGACAATCGTTCTAAAATGTAAATTATTGTGTTCTTGAAACGCAAATGGTCTACTACCAACTGCAATTGTACTTCCAGTAGTTAAACTACCTACTACTGCATTTATACTAACATTTGATAAACTTGGGTATGGTGTTCCAGCAACATATGCAGTTTCTGTATGAGCATATGGAAATATATAATATACAATACCAAATTGATATGTGCCTACCATACTTGAAATATCTCCATCAATTAATATCCAACCAACTTGTGTACCACCAAGCGTACTACCGATATATTCATTCCAAATCCAAGATTTATGTACTGGACTTATAATAGTTGGTTCTCTTAAATATCCTCTCTTTGGAATACCATCACTTGGAGTACCAATTTGAATAAATCCATTACTATCCCTAAAATAATAATTATAGAGAGAACGATAGTTACCATCATAAGCATTAGTCGTTAAATGGTCAATAGGTAGTGTTTGAACACCCGTATATCCACTGAAATATCCTAAATTCGTTCCACCAGTAACATAATCAGTTAATGGAAGAGTAGAATCATATTTCTTTTCAATTAAATTTGAGTCTTGGATACCATTTTTAAACCAAAATTCAACATTTGTTGTGCCTGTACGAACAAGAACTGTTAGACCACTATATCTTACAGTAAGTGGAACTCTTAAATATACTTCACTTAAACCCGAATATGGTAATTGACTACCAGCAGATGTTCTAAGACTTAAATATCTCCTATCTAATGGATTTGGTGCTGCGAGTGTTATATTTTCATTATATTGTGCCATATCTTATATTTTAATTACATTTACTAATTATCATACCACTACTTACACTTGTTGCATAGTTACTAACATAAAATCTATATGAAACAGGTGATGGACTTACTGTTGCAGCAGGTACGCCCCAACAATTTTCAGGTGATTTTACACTATATAGTTGTGGTGCTGCCCATAATACACCCGGTATGAAGCCATTATTTGATGAAAGTACAGCATCTTGCCAACACAATCTTTCTGGAGACGCTGCTGGCGTTGCAAACCAAATATATTGACCAGCAGCATTGAAATTATCAACAGTTATTGAGCCAGAACTGCTTGCAACACATTTACAAACATAACTATCAAGTAATGTTTGTCCTATTGTTGGTGCAGTAGTACCAGTACCCCAATACCAAGGATATGTACCAGTGATAATAGAACAATTATATACATTAGTAGATGGAGTACAACCTGATGGTAATGTACCTGTAACACCTGTAACAACAGTGCCATTACTCCTGTATATTGGCGTTTCCCCAGATGAATAATAAACTTTACTACCAAAATAGTTACTATTTAATTTAACTAAATATGAACCAAAAACATATTTATCTGGTGAAATTGTACTTACATTAGTTCCCACAGGACTATTTTCAAAATATCCAAACGAGGTTGGTAATCCGCTTCTAAAACAACAAGTACCATAATACAGTGGCGAAACACTACCTCTATTAAAATAACTTGTTCCAGTTACCATTATCGTTGCACCAACTTCACGTACAAGAGGAATTGATAATGTTGGTGTAATTGTGAGACCAAATGTGGCAGATGGATTTGTTGTTGTTGGAGTAATTGTTGGTACTAATATTTCTTGTAGAATATCAACAACCTGTACATTATATAGATTAGTACCAGAAGGTAGACCACCCACAGTTGTTGTAGCAGACTCGTTATATGGATAAATACCTCCACCACCACCAGTACCACCAGACCTCAACACGACCTTTTTAATATCGTCTCGATATGTTAGCACATAATTATTAGTAATAGAACTTGCCCCACTTAATGTAATTGGTACATAGCCACCTGAACCATTGGTTAACGTTAAACCACTTACTGTAGCTATACGTGTTTGACCCGATAACGTCAAAATATTATCAGAACCATCTAATTGCTTAAATTGTTCATCACTTAAATTTGGTCTTGCGAAAAATGGCATAATTATTTGTTTTAATTTTCTATGTTATTTTTTAATATTTCTAAAAGATTTTTTCTTTCAGTATATGGTATACGCAACAAATAATATCCATTATTTAAAGCATATTCAGTTTTTATCTTATCGTTAATTAGTTGTTTTATAAATTCAGATTCACCCCCAAAACATTTAACACTACTAAAATGTTGTCTACCATCATATTCAATAAGAATATTTTGTTCTGGTAAATAAAAATCATATCTTAATTTTCTATAATTCTTACAACCATCAAAAGTTTTTTGCTTTTCATAGTTAATTGAATTTTTATTTAGCCAACATTCGATTAGTTTTTCACCGACACTACCAATTTTCTCAATTTTTTCAACTACTCTTTTTATCCATATTTTTCGCACAATTCTTGGTCTAATATTCTTATTACAAATGGGACAACCGACAGAACCGTGTAAATGATTAGCTGGTGTTTGAGTGAATTTAACATTATGTCTTTTACAAATTACACTAATTTTTGTTGACATATTCATATACACACATTCAGAATAATCAAATCTATTATCATGAACATTATTTGCTCTTTTAATAAATTCTTCATTGGTTAAGCGTTTACTCTTTTTTTCGTTGTTTATTTCAACAATGTCTAATTCAGACCCAAAAAACGAGTTATAATTTTGATTATATACATACATTTTCTTATCCATATTTCGTAAAGTGCAAACCGTACCCCTAATTAGCAATTCCGAAGTTTTCACTTCGGTTATGTTTACAATAAATACCTGAAAATTAAATTAAAAACATGATAAAACGAAAAAACCCTACAAGTTTTCACCTGTAGGGTTTCTTATTTTTTGAAAAAAATCGACAAATGCCGACAAAAACCATTCTTGACCAATAAATTAAATGTTAGGCGGTATGCCCCGTTTTTTGCTAAAAACACTGATACCAACAACCAAAAAAGTTAAACACAGTTACATTGCTTTCGCAAGAGGCTTTACTGTGTATATTTGTAGCGGGAGTGGGATTCGAACCCACGACCTTAAGATTATGATTCTCACGAGCTACCTCTGCTCCACCCCGCAATATATTTTTATTTAAGAACTGTCCACTTGGGATTATAAATACGCTGAAAATTCCAAAAGTTAGGCTTTCTTTAAAACATTTTGTTTATCACGTTCTTTCAATAAAATATTTTTCACACTATCACTACTTTCAATCACAGCATCGGGGTCAAGTAAAAAATCTTCAATATCCCCAACAATTTCAGAATCCTCGATTATTTGCTGTTCATGAAAGTCGGCTTCTGGATGCCAATTTGCTCCCTCATTTGCTCCCTCATTTACAGCATCCCTTACTGTATCATTTACAGTATCATTAGGGTTTACGTGTTTTATTCCCTTAATTACTCCCTCACTTATTCCCTCAGTTGCTCCCTCAGTTGCTCCCTCATGTACAATATCTACTGAGATTTGTGCCAACTTCTGGTTTTCTTCAATTTCTTCCATCTTACTTATAAAATCAGCATCGCCACGCAACATTTTATTTAGTTCATCATGAACATCAATACCACACTGTATAGTCGTTTCATCAACAGCCATTTTGGTAATTTCAGCTTCTACATCAATTCCCATTGGTTTATTGAATCCATCATTCGGTGTCAATCCCTTAAATTCGTTATGTTTACTTGTCATATCGGCAAACAACGCATCTGTTTTAACATCACCAACAGTTTCAATATTTGCTCTATCAATAGCATCATAAACAGAATATGGACTACCAACAGCTACGTTAATTTTACTCATATCACTTGCCTTAGTCTCCATGTTTGATAGGTCTACTTCGCCATATTTCTTCTTTCCTTTACCTAATTTGTTATACTTGTATCTATCATCTTCGATTCTAATTTCCATAGTATCATTATTAAATAATACATCATTAAACACCTGACCATCACTCGCAAACCTTGCTTTGAGAATCATAATGTTGGCTAAATGCGCTTCTTTCTGTGTTTGTGTCTTAGCTACACTCATGAAAAAGTGAGCTTTCTGTACCCTCTTAATACTACCACCAGACTGACCTGCATGAACATATTCAGCATCAAAGCCAGAACGATTACTTTGAATAGCAGACCAACAAGGAATGTCGAAGTCAGATGCAAGTGTTTCAAAACCCTTAATAATTGCTAATTCATCTTCGTTTCTATCTTTACTGTCTTTATGTGATTCGAGACAATCAAGGTAATCAAGAACAAGTATGTCAAATTTCATATTGTAATTCTTTTCATAACCAACCATCCAGTCACGAACATGTTTAATTGTCGTATCTTCCTGACTAAACTTTTTAATTACTAATCTCCCCTTACCCCTTAAACTATCAGCTTTTTTATGCGTTCTTTCTCTTGCTAATTCAAGATTGTTATCGGTTTCACTTAATGCAATGCCTGTCCAAATAGTATAATGCTTACGTTTAATTTGGTCTTTTGAGTCTTCAAAGATTATTTGTGCAACATTTTTTTCGTCTTCATATGCAGTATTTGCAATTTTTGTAAGAATTGTTGTTTTACCAACACCTGATGGAGTTAATATCAATCCAATTTCACCTTTACCCAAACCACCACCAGTTAAAGAGTCAATTACTTCAATACCTGTTGCAATAGTCTGTCGAAATTCCATTCTCAATGCTGTGTCAATGTTGTCAATAACCTCTTCACAATCATCAGCTTCTTCACCAATGTGTGCAGCCTTTTGAAACCTTTCTTCAATACGTGCAATTGTATTTTTACCCTTTATTTCACCATTCTTAGTTTTATCCAAGATAAACTCACCTATCTTACGGTACTCTTGTTGTTTAATAAATGTATTGGTAGCTTTTCGTATTACATCACCATTATGTAGTAATTCCTTGTTAATGATTCTCTGATTCCATAATTCAATACGATTAATCGTAGAAAATAAAGATTCTTCCTCAATAACATTATTGGGTGTCTTATACTTATTGATTGCCTGACGAATACTTTGGTTTTGTAGATTTGGAACTTTATGATATTCTTTTAAAAACTCCAATATTACTATGAACAACCTTTTTAAATTAGGGTCGTCAAAGTATTCTATTGCCAACAATGGTATTGTTTTTTCAGCATATTCGGGTTCTACCAACAACTGCCACATTAGGTGTTGCTGAAATTCAGGACCGAGATATGCAGTTAACGTATTATCTGTAATTTCGCTCATTATTAAAATAAAAGAATGTAAAAAAACGGGTAGTCAATACAAAAGGAATAACTTGAAGTGGGAAAGACCTTATGTAATTGACTACCCAATGCTTTGTAAACTAAGATGCATTTCTATTGAGTCGCCTCAACATTTGCTCTCTCTGTAAGAGTGTGAGTTCTCTTATCTGATTGATGGATAATCCCCTGATATTAATCAAATCGTAGTCGTCCCACATGTTCTTAACATCATTTTTCTTAATCTTCTCGAAGATAGAATCTGTGATTTCACTTACTGTGTAAACAACATCTGCCGACCATCTTGCGACTGGATTAAATTCGTTGACATAGAAAATTCTTTCAACAATTGGCTTATCGTTAATATAAAATCCAATTTTACATTCCACTCCCCTGATTGTTTTTTCTTCAATCTGTTGGATAATAGACTGCGGATTATATCGCATATTGCTCCTATATTCTTGAGGATATAGATTAACCATTTTTTGATGATACTGGAAAAAATCCATATCATCTGACAATTCCGTTATGTAGCTTCTCTTTGAGAGAGTTTTTTGCAACTTCGTAATTGCTCTTGGTAAAATTTCCCTAATGTCGATAGAATATCTGGTAAAGGGATTAAATTGGTCGGCATCAAATACGTTTTCGCATAGTAGAACATCGCCTTGATGTAATGAAAATTTGAACTCGTTACTGTATTCCTTTTCACTCATTTTTAATAAAATTTAAATTGTTAATACTGTACAAATATACTATCAATCTTCCAGACTTGAAAGACTTTTTATAAATTATTTTTTTGTTTTTTCTGAAACTCTGTAAGTAGCTGTTTCTCATGCATAACGACAGTATAAAATGGTTCAATATATTGAACGAATGTGCTTTTATACACGGTTAAAAACTCGTCTTCCATCATCATAGGGAGCAATTGTTTCGTTCCACGGTTTTCAGGTGAGAGTGGTTTTTCTAATTCCAGTAGTGCTTCTTCGGCTGCTTCATTAAGCATTGGCTCACGTAAATTCGTTAACTGATGATTCATTTTCAGCCTTTCGACACCATTTACGATGTTTTCGAGTGCTTTTACTGGTTTCTTTTTGTTCTTGCCCTTACCTGAGATTCTTTCAGCATTAATTGCTGCTGCTCTCTGACATATTTCCCTTACACTGACATGTTTGTACTTAAGTTCGGGAAAGTATTTTAGTAAAGTATCTTCACCGACACCTTTAATTCCAGCAATATTATCAGCATCATCACCACAAACAATTTTCATTGTCAATGCATTAGTGTAGTGATGGTCGAAATGCATCATATAGTTTGCTCTTGTTACTGGAACATTAATGTTTGGGAACAATATGGTGATGTTCAGGTCAAAGAATTGTGCAAAGTCACGGTCATTGGAGTATAACCAAATTTCTTCATCATTACTATGACGTAAACAATATGCTGCAATTAAATCATCTGCTTCAATATCATCCACTTCAATTTGTCTTATAAACAATTCTTGACAATATTGTTGTATTCTACACCTTTGTTTTAGAATGGATTGCTCTTTCTCCCTCTCTTTGCGAATTTCGGCAGCAGTCATGCTGATTTTCTTATCCCATTCCTTATGTTTTCGGTTTGCTTTATATTCCTTATCAATATGGTGACGATATATTCCACCACCTTCTCCATCCCAAACCAACACCACTTTATTAATCTTATGCTCTTTAATTAGCATACGTGTAGTAGTAAGGAAAGAGTATAAACCCCCAATATGTCCAAATTTGGAGGTATATACTTCTTTCGCTCCATGAAAGGAACGCTTTAAAAGATTTGAACTATCAACTAATAATGTTCTTGTTTCCATTATTCAGTTATTTCACCTGTTTCTTCGTCTACTCCCTGAATCAAATTATATATCGGCTTACCAAAATCATCCACTATTTTCTCGCCAGTGGTAAGTTCATTAACATCTAATTCGTTGTTTTTAAATAAATTACGGAAGTATAAGACGTTTTTCTTTTTGTATTCGTCAAATCCATCTGGTGTTATAAATCCCTGTGGAACTGAAATTATTTTACCTTCCATCGATATTCCACCTAAAGGACCATCAATCTGGTTTTTCAGAATATTAACTCTTACTGATACACCAAACTCCATTGTACGTTTTTTGGAAATTGCGGTAACTTTTGCAACACCCTTTGTAAGAATGCCACCAAAGTAATATTGTAACCTTGGCACATATTCCCACATACGACCACCTTTCATGGTAATTGCATTGTTCATTGCATCCCTACCAATTTTCTGAACAGCAATAACTGTATTGGTGTAAGGTTTGTTTGCTTTTCTACTATTTGGAATGATGTCGTTAAATAAGTATTTAAACTCTTTTTCATATACTCCTGCATTCCAGAAGTTACTATCTGCTTCCCTCTTTTCGGCAGCAATAATTGTTTTGTTACAATCCAATGTACCGATTGAGTCAATTGCAAATAATAAGTCAAATGGTAATCTACCCTCTGCTTGTTCTTTTAAAAAGAATCTAATGCAAGCTGCAAAATCTTCAATTGAGGCATAACTTCTGGTTTTATCACCGAACTTCGTAAGCAAATACTCATTATTAATAACCTTAAATTTACCATTCCAGTCAAAACCCATTGAAGCCAACCTGTATCTACCTAAGTTGCTTTCTAAGTCAAATATGATTGGATACATGCCCATTTTCTGTGCAGCAACAATACCTAAACAAAGTGCAGTTGACTTTCCACTATTCGAGAATCCACAAAAGGTTGATACATAACCTTGTGGCACACCGGGTATACCTGTGACATCTTCCAATGCATCGCTAATTGGAATCCATACCAATTCTTTATCTGGTACATCTTCCAATTCTATACTTTTATTATACTTGTCTAAATCGAATACCTTTTTTTGCGACATTCCTGCCGTTGATGATACTGGTGTTGTAGATGGGGTTGCAGGTGCTGGTTTACGACCTTTATTGTTTGAAGGGATTTCTTCGTCTTCTTTTTTCTTTATTGCCATTATATTAAATTTTATTACAAGTGGTAAAAAAAGGGGAAACTTTCATAACCCCTTTTTTCGATTTATTTTTTGACTACCTATTAGAAAGGTAAGTCGTCATAATTTACTTTACCTACTGCGGGTTCAGTTACAGGTGCTTCTGTAGTCGTTGCTTGTGCAACTGGTGAAGTTACCTGTGCAACTGGTGCTGTTTCAGCAATAGCGGTTGCACCTAAATCCATTGCAGTGTCCTTGTAAGTACCCACTTGTGATGGAGTTATGTTACTAATTGAAACATATTCATCATCAAGGTCGGATGCTTGTTCGAATGTTTCATCGTCATCTGCATCGAGATTACGTTGACGATTATTGGCAAGTTCTTCCAAGTCAGGACGACCGGGAAACACCCATTTCTTATTACTTTGGTCAGTATCATCCCAATATGGGTTTGAACCGCTTGCAACCATTTCGAGAAATTCGTATGGTGTGGTGTTAGGTGCTTTCTTTGGTAAGAAAACGTCTCTCCACGTAATATCATCATCAAGCCATGCTCTTGCAATAAGTGAATCTGGTGAGAGTGGTGATTTACCACGGAAAGTAATTGCGGAAATTGTTTTGTAAACATGACCATTAAATTCGCTGTCAGTCATAATGATACTTAAATCTGTACCGTTTTGAGCATCTGAGAAGTCGGCTTGTTGGTGTGTCATGTATTCTTCCAAGATAGGAAGTAATTTGTCAAGTGTACCTTGGTTCTTGTAATTGTGTTTGAACCTCCAGAATTTTACACCATCTTTTTCCTGTCCCTTGTCAATACCACGAACAATGTAGAATTTCTTGGCTTCCCATTTAATGGCTTCCTTGTAAATTGCATCATTCTTTTCTTTAGTAACAAGTTGTGAAGGATTCATGTTTTCCTTTTTAACACCTTTTAAAGATGGGTCTTGTTTTGCAAGCCATTTCTTATGTTGTGCACATAAAGGACATGGAGCAGGTATCATAACAGGATTACCATTGGCTTCCAAAATAGGATTGCCAGCAGAATCTAATTTCTTTACCTTTGGGTCGTTGTGGGCAGGACAGTAAATTACTGTGCCGTGTTTCTTTTTACCGCCAGCAGCATTAGTGGTAACAACATGGAAGAATGCTTCTTCGATGTGTTTCTTGTTGCCTTTTGGGGGTAAGATTCGGAAAACTTCTTTGGTGTTGCGAGGGACGAAATATTTCGCTAATAAGTCCTCACGTGATTTTTTGCCACCCGTTGATTGGGTCTGTTTCTTCTGATAGTCAGAGAACATTTTTTTTAGGTCATCCATTTGACCGTTTGGTTCATTTGCCATTTTGATTTGGTTTTTACAGTTAAAGTTATTTACAATTATTATTTCAATTATTAATTACAATTTTAATAACACTACAAAAGTAGTCTTCATTTTACATAAATACAAGGATTTTTGAAAATAATTAAATTAAATAAAAAAATTGTGGCGAAATTTTAAAAAAACGACTTCGCCACAAAAATAATAAAAATTTGAAAACATCTTTTCTATATTCCCAATAAATTATTTATTGATTCTAATTTATGTAATAATACTCCCAATGCTTCGATTTCTTTCACAGCATATAATTTAATCGTTTTAGCACCAACTGGTCCAAACATCTCAGTACTCAAATCGACATCAGTTATTTGTGATTTAATTAATATTTTTTGATTATTAATCTGATTTTCAATCTCAGATTTTAGTTCATTTAGGTTATTTATGTAAGTTGCCATATTAATTATTCCCTTCTATTGATAAATCTATTTTATTTATGTGATAATATTGTAATACATTACCAATATATGATTCTAAGTGAATCACTCTTGGTGATGATTTATTGGTGAACGTAAGATTAGTCATTTCTACCATTACATATCCGAGTGTTGTTGCAGTAATTGTGTACCAATTACCAACATATCCGTCAATTGAATCATATAATCTCACATTTAAATCAGAGCCAGCATTATGTTCGGATTGAAGACTATATATTATATTGAATGTGCTCCAACCAGTTCCAAGTTCTTTTTCTAAATTAACATAAACGCCATTTTGATGCCATCTTTCTGCGCTAATATTATTCTTCCACCCATAATCTGTTAATCCAACAGTATATGCAAGTGTTGATGTAAATGATGTCTGCTTATATGCTGGTAACGTAGTGCCAGTAAAGGCATTGAAAGTGTCGATGCTTAACGTAGTGCCAGTAAAGGCATTGAAGGTGTCGATGCTCAATGTAGTGCCAGTAAAGGCATTGAAGGTGTCGATGCTCAATGTAGTACCAGTAAAGGCATTGAAGGTGGATATATTTAATTTATATCCTAAAAATAAATCTATTTGATTTCTGGTATATGTATTACCAGTAATTATTTTAAAATTATAATCAATATCGCCAGCGAACATCTGGGTTGTTGTTACACCATCTATAACTGAAATTGTTTTAATATTTGCCATTTTTTTTTAGTTTTACCAAGTTTTAGAATTAAATAATAATGTATTGTTATACATAAAGCCAGTTGGGAATTGTTTCATAGGTATTGGTTGAGGAACTGGCATTGAGGTTGTAGAAAATAATTGAGAGCCATCTGATACAACTGTGAATGAAAGTGTCTGTTTGTTTTCATAATAGTCGCCATTCTTCATTCTTATCTGTAGGTAATAGTCTTGTGGAATTAACCAAGAAGTATCAAGATTAAAGTAATATCCAGTATTTGTTCTATTAATAGAAGTAAATGGAATTACATCTATCTGATATTTACTACCAATTGTTGTGAATACCCTATATTCAAGCTCCAAAGGTACAAAATTATTTTGATTTGGATACAATTCTTTTATGGTTAGCTTAATTTTTCTAACATTTCCATTCATAATGTTCTCTTTTTCACCTATTCCCCAAAAATAAAAGAAGTAGTTATCGAAGTTAATATTATTAGAATTGTCGAAACCATAGTAATTATCAGCAGATATTAAATAAAAATCACCAGTATATTCACTCGTTTTACCATTTATCGTTAAAAACCATTTGTCATTAAATAACACTGCGTCTGGATAATCATCAGAATTTACAGTCAAATTTATCTTATATATACCCTTACATACATTAATAATTGAGCTACCAGATAATATATCAACTAAATCACCATCATGGTCATAAATTTCTACCTTATTAACAACTACATTTGGAAGATTGTTGTTTAAATAAAAATACAAACTATTTTCTTTATCTAAATAAAAATAGTTTCTATCGTCAACAATAGTATCATCAATAGTCGTTTCAAGATATGGTTCATACCAAGTATTAGTATTTTTCGCATGAAATGCAACAGCTTCTCTAAATTGAGTCTTTTGTTCTTCAAATGCCTCACTAAATTTAATACCAATACCATATGTATCACCAGTAAATGCGGTAGTACCAGTATATCCACTAAATAATCTTTGGTTAATATAATTGGTTATATCAATATCAATGTTTTCATTACCTGCATCAAAATGTTGTGTACTTAAAATTTGGGTAGCACCACTTTGATATGCACCAGCGACATTCCAAACTACATTTGTCTTTCCTGAAAACCAGTTTGATGCTCCATATACTGCATCACCTTGTCCCATTTCACTAAATGAACCAATATTATATGTAATTCCTGTTGTATTTCCAGAAGCATCATATAATATTCGTGGTGCAGATGAACCATATATTAAATCATAGCCACTACCACCATCCCAAGCCTGATTAATATTAAAGAACTCCAAGTCGAAACTCGATGCTCTGTTAATTGCAGTTGTATATGATTTTTTACCTATATATTGTGGAGCATAGCTAATTGTATTAGTCATATGCAACACGTGCTTCATAGAACTATTTGGTATTATAAGTCCTTGTGCTATCTTAGTTTGAAGGTCAGTTAGGTCAATATCTAATATAAACCTCGTAACTTCTGCATTATTTGTACCATATGATATTTCAGTAACGGGATTTAATGCATTGTTGGTTACGTTATTTTTTATTAACGTATTGTTCTGAGAAAAGTATGACCTAAAGACTGACATGCTATTTTTTTATTATAAATACAGAGAAACAAAAAAGACTACCAACTGGCAGTCTCTTTTATACTCAATTCACTTAAATTTATTTAACAGTACCAGCTTTTGGAAATGCAGGTATTTTTAATGGGTTTGCTTGACCGTATGCTTCTTCAATTTCATCACCAACATTATGTGGCTTAAATCCAAGTAATATGTCTTCTTCTTCTTTGTCATTCTTTTTATTGCCACCCATATACATTGGATTGTTTGGATTCATAAACATTCCATCCATTTCTTTCCAACCTTCGGGATATAAATCAGGATTTTCTTTTTCGACATCATTTTGGTCTTCGCTACCTGCGCCATATAAGTCAGGATTTGCTTCTTCATCACCTTCTGCATCTTTGGCTGCATTAGCCTGCGCAGAACACTCTGGATTGTCTTTTGTGGTGTAGTACTCAGGGTCTTCGCTAAGATGGTCTAAAACGATTTCTAATGCCACTGTAGGGTCATCTGAATGTTCCATTTCTACCTTTAATCCCATTAGAACTTGTTCTTGGTCAAATTGTTGTGTCGTAGCTTCGTCACCAAGTCCACCCTGTAATTTTTCGCCTTGTTCTTCTCTTTCACGCTCAACATGATTAATTTCTTGTTCTTCACCAGCATTTGGTTCTTCTTTCTCGTGTAGGTCAAATTCACCAAATTGTGTATCGTATGGCACTTTATTAATTCCACTATGTGCTCTATTAACTCCCCTATGCTCTTTATCCATATCAGAATTTGCAGCATTTTTAGCCATTTTAAGATTAGGTTGAGTATCACGGAGATTCATGTTAGGTGCTTTTTCCTCGTCACCAAATTCTTCATCAATATTTACAGCAGTCTGTGGTTTTTTCTTTTCAGTAGGATAATCTGATTTTGGTTTGAAGTGACTACCAATTGGATTTGGGTAATCTGTTTTATCTTTTTTCTTTTTCTTTCCTTCGTTCATTCGACCTAAAAAATCGGCATATATAATAGAAGCTTCATCCTTAACCATTTTTCTATATTGTTCGATTGGAATACTGGTTGAGTTCTGACCTCTTACTGCCAATATCTTATTAACCGCTTCGATTGCCTGCTCAATAACTTGAAACTTAGATTTTGATTTATCATAATAATGCTGACCTAAATTAGCAGTATCGGGATTATCCATAACAATATTATTTTCGCCAACAACAAATTTATTTAATTCAGGTGCTTTAACCCTTAAATCAGGATTGGTTGGTTTTTGGTCTAAGTATTGTGCAGGAGTCACCATTGTTCGTGGAGTTCCACCGAATGGATATGAATCAATTTTCTGCATTGCCTGCATATATTCTTCATCAATTTCGGGTTCACCCATATCAAAATCAGCATACTGACTCGCTACGTCAATCATTTCCTGTGATTTTGAGGCATTTAATCTTTGTATTGTATTTACCTCTTCACCCATTTCCGCATCAAACCCATGACCAACGAAATTAAATTGTGTTAAAGTTGCCTTATTAACGCTGAATACACCGTCTTGGTCGCCCTGACTTCCTTCTACTCTGAACCTGAATGATGCTCTATTTCCTGCATCATCAACACCACCAATTTCAAGATAACTTCCATTTTCATCTGTTTGTGTGTTGGTTTTATCTATTTTAAGTGCACCGCTTACCAATTCATTAAATGCATTTGCTGCAAGGTCGCCTTTTGCTTCGCCTTGCATAACATCTTCATTTAAACTAATTTTATTCACCTTTTGCATCATTTCAAAGAGTCTCTCTTTGCTACCAGCTACGTTAAATAATTTGCTGTTCTTCATATCTTTAATTTATTCGAATATAATCGGATTATTTTTTCCAAACTCTCTCATGAGAACTCCTGCAAGTGCATTTGCTTCATTTTCTTCTGTGCTTCCAGTTTCACCTGAATTTGGTTTGATTCTCCCTTCTTTATTTTGCTTTAGATGTATTAACTCATGCGCAACTGTCCTCAAAATATCAGCCAAATTTCTATTTTTTGCCACAACATTAATTTCGTTATTCTCTGGCTTATAGTTTCCAAATGATTTATTCTTCTGAGCATCACCTTCATCATATGAAAGTCTTATCTTTGGTGCATCTTCTAAATTAAGTCTATCAGCAGCAAAACTCAGAAACTCATTAACAACAGACTCTCTCTTATCAGGAGAGAGTAGTTCTTCATTAAGCTTACTAACCCTTCCCATCATTTGAAAGAGTCTTTCTTTTGAACCAGTTGCTGGAAATATTCTCATTTATATATCATTAAAACTATTCTGAACATCAGTTTTGGATTTCTGTGGCAAATCATCAAAATCTGCTACATATGTACCATCAGGTAATTCCTTAATACCCCTTTCTAATTCACCATCTTTCTGTTGATTAAAATTCTTGCCCCAATAATCATTAAGATTGTAATAATATGGGTGTGAAACATTGGTTTTACTCATGAGTTTCTGAACATTAGTTGGTTCACGAACTTCCTCAACATCAGCAGTAAGCACTTCTAATTTAGCATCCAATGATTTACTCATATTGTTAAGCGATTCCAATTGGTCGTGAATTGCTTTCATTGCCTCAATATTGTGTTTAATAATTTCGTTTTGAACATCATCAACAGGTGGTGCAACGGGTTCTACTGGTGCAGGTGGCATTCCACCAATTTCAGGAGCACCGCCTTCTGGTGGCATTCCACCTTCTGGTGCAATAGCTGGTTCAGGAATTTCGGGTGGAACAGGTGCATCTACGCCCATTGGCTGGTCGTTAGATGTTTCGGGTGGTGCAGCACCACCTGCTGGTTTAGGAGCATCTTCTTGCTCACCAGCTTCATTTTTTGAGTTTGAAGGCAAATCGTCAAACTCTTCGTCAACACCAACTAACGGACGATAATGAACTTCGTTAATGTTATAAGTAACACGGTGCATAAATTCCTTAAGAGCAATCTCTTGAAGTTTAGTTTTTATTTCTATCATTGGCGAATGTATTAGTATTGTTCTCTTAAAAGCATACGCCCGTCCGATGTAATGTATTGACGGTCGATTCTTTCAATAATTAAGCCGTCTCTTTCATCAAGAACAATTTTTTTATTATTATTTGTTTTTTTAACTACTACTTCGTCTTCATTCTCAGGAGAGTCGATAAAATCATTAAGCACTTTTGTTATGTCGTTTTTCATAATATAAGTTATTTATTACACATAAATACTATTCAAATCTTAAATATCATTTGGAAACACAGATAAAATATATACAATAAATTACAATAAACAACTATTTACATAGAAAAACAATCATATGGCGTTTTAAACGTTCATAGTTTGGTAATAATCTATAATATTGTTGATACGAAATTCCTTTTTCATCTATGAATCCAGTTTCAGTTCTTTCCGATATCCTAAATAAAAGGTCACCAATAACAAACTTAAAATAATTATATAAAAACAAATTAATACCATAGATTTTATTGTCGGTTAATATGTAAAGCATTTCGTTCTTATAATTATAAGTATAGTCTATCTTTTTAGGTAAAATATCCATTAAGTCATCAACATCTTTAATCTGAAAGAAAACAGGGTCTAAGTTAATGTATTCATACCTTGGCGTAAAATAAAATTGTGGGACATTCTTAATAAAGCTTTCAACACCCTTAATGTGTGATGATTTACTTTCTTCGAAACTACATTCCCAATAAAGTTCATTTGTAATGATTTTCTTGTAAAGAATATTTGCGTTCTGAATTATCTCATTGTTTGGATTACTGGCTTTCATAAATGACCAACCCACATATAAAGTAGGTAAAGTCTTATCAAGCTTATCGTATTCTTCGGGTTTATTGATGTAGTTAACATACTCTACCTGAGTGTGATTAATCAATTCCTTTTCGTAAACAATGTTAGCGAGTTTCATATGTTATATTTTTTCTTTATCCACAATTGCTACACCCTTTTGGGTCACTACCCAAGCAGCACATCTGTTTGCATATTCTATTGCGCTGCAAATATCGTCATTATAAATGAAATCTGCAACAAGTCCTGCAATAAAAGTATCACCTGCCCCACTTAAGTCACGTACTGCGTGTTCGGATTCGATTGGAAACATCTTAGTTTCACCAAACATATTTAATAAAGCACCGTCTTTTCCCTTGGTAATGATGACGCTTAGAGCATCGTAATTATTTGAAATAAACTCAAAACTTTCATCGGCTTCTTTACTATTTAATTTTAACATAAAAGCACCAAGACACCAATCACCAAGCTTTTTCTTTGTGTCGATGAATACCCTTGTATGATTTCTACATATGTACTTAATGTCTTCTTCTGAGAGATAACCTTTATTATAGTCAGATATAATTACGGCTTCATACACACCAAAGTTAATTCTATCGATTTCATCGAGTCTTATTTGCTCAATAACATCTTTTTCATCAACCCTAAGTATCATTTGGTTCGAAACTTCGTCAACAAATCGCATTTTAACTGGTCGAATATCGTTTGTAATTAAATCACAATCAACACCTAATGCTTTCAGATTTTGGAACACATTAATTGCCATTCCACCATTACCAGTTGTTCTGGTTGGCAAAAAGATTGGAACAGGTGCTTCTGGACTCAGCCTTTCACACCTTCCGTACCTAAATAAATCTTCGCAGCTATCGCCAATTACTAATACCTTTTCTTTCATGTCATTAAATTAATTTTAATATTTCTTCAACGGTAAATAATTCACATTCGTTACTATATTTCCCATCTTCTAATATTTTTTCATGTTGATTCTCGCCCTTTTGTAATCCAATTTCCTTTACCGAAATATTAACGCCAGCAGGAGCATATTTAATTATCATGGCATCCAATAGATTACCCATCGACATTGATTTCATTTCAGGAACATATGGTTTAGAATTTTCGGCATTTAATAGACAATCAAAAATTAAGTCAATTGCTTGGTCGATAGTCCAAAAAAACCTTGTTGCGGATTTATCAGTAATAATTATTTCTTTTCCAGCACTTATTAAATCTCTCCATTTACATAAAACTGAGCCAGTTGAGTACAATACATTACCATATCTAACAACACGGTATTCAATATTTGTGTTGACGTTTTCATATTGCCTAAATAATCTTTCCATTACAAGTTTACTTGCACCATATGTACCCGCAACTTGCGCTGCTTTATCTGTGCTTATGGCAACAATAAACTTAACATTCTTTTTAGAACTAACTTCTAAAATATTCATACTGCCAACAATATTTGAGTTGATGCATTCGAGTGAAAATTTTTCGGCTTCGGTAACATGTTTAAATGCTGCTAAATGAAATATACCTTCAAATTCACCAATCATGAATTGTTCTACAACAAATTTATTTGTAATATCCCCAAAATATATTTCGAGATTATCTCCAAATCTTTCTTTTAATTGAATTAATTTCCCTTCGTTTCTGGCAATTGTTCTTACCAAACCACCTTCTTCTATAATTTTTTTAATGAGTTCTACACCTAAAAAACCAGAACCACCAGTTACTAAGTATTTTTTTCCTTTAATTATTTTAATTTCTTTCATGTTCTTAAATTTATTTCATATGTGTTTTTATTTTATGTAATTTTCGTATATATAATCTTCTGCTATTGGTAAATTGTTTGCTCTTTCGAAATTATCTTGTATATATTCCATTTTCGAATAATATAATTCGGGAGACAGGTCTTCGATTTTAAAATTTTCATCCAGAAATATTATCCCTTTATCATTAAAATATTCTTCAATGGTCGGTGCTCCCCAATAAATAGGTATTGTTCCAGTTACAAAACAATCGGTAAGTGTTTGAGTAAAATAATTTGGGTAGTTTCCATTTTCCATTGCAATAGAAAAATAATAATCATTCAATCCATCTTCTTTATCTGCAATTTTATTGTGTCCTTCTCCAAAACAATCCATCTGACCTTTATATTTATTCATTATTTCGTGTCTATATTTATGTCCATCACACATCTTTTTATTTGAGACAATCATCGAAATAAGTTTATTTTTCTTATGAATCCCACGATTATTAATCCAAGGTACTGCAGGGGGTAAAACAATTCTCATTTTATCGGATATTTCGAGAAGACTTTTATCATATGTGAAAATTAATTCGAAATTATCTTCTAATTGCTTCACATTATTCTTCATCCACTCGATTAATGGTTGTCGTATTACAGATGATTCGAGTAACCATGCATAATTTTTTTTGAATTTCTTTGGTGTCGATGTCATTGCTTCATCAACATAAACCGAAACACTTGAGTTGCCCAAATTATCCCATTCCATAAGTTTAGGCATACTCCACCCAGATGAACTAAATGCGTGCTGAAAACCACCACCAAACAAATTTATTCTAAATTTATTCATATTTTTTTATAATTTTTACTATTCCACTCACCAATGAAGTCTCAGGACTCCAATATTTTAATATTTTTTTATCAGGCTCTTTTAGTGCATCACGCTGTACATCATCAGTTTCATTACTTGCAAAAATACGACAATTTTCAAATTCAAATGCAATCATTCTTGCCACATCATATATTCTCACCCATTTAAAACTTGACACATCAAAACTTTTTTCTTCAATAGAATCAAATTCATTCATTAATATATTTAAACACTTACAGCAATCATCAACATATAAAAACTGCCTCGATTCATCGCCATTTGTTTTCATTACAATCTCATTATTCTGTTTTGCCATTAAAATGAAATCTGTTATGACATGAGATTTTTTTATGTTTCTTTCAAAACCATAAACATTCCAAAACTTAAGAACTTTACCGTTTGGCATACTTTCAACATATTTTTCACCAACATGTTTTAATAATCCATATGATGAATAGCTCATTTCAGCCATTTGACTTGATGCAAATATAAAAGGCGTATTGTGTTTTTTTAGACTATCAAAAGTATTGTTCATTATCTTAACATTATTGGATATGAAATCATATGTATTTTGATATTTATTTAAATAAACCGAACCACCTACGTCAAATGCTAAAAAAAACACAAAGTCAATTGTTGGAAGTATGCCATCTAATATATTTGGTATTCTTAAATCAGTAATTGGATTACTATAAACATCAAATTCTATTACATCGTGATGTAAATTATTTAAGTAATCTACTAATGGTTCACCAATCTGCCCATCTGAGCCTAACACTAATATTCTCATAATTATTTTCTTTTATATTTACTTGAATATTTTTTTCTTAATATGGTCAACCCATTACCCCAAGGCAATGTTGAAAATTCCCAAAACTGTGGATTTAATTCGGCAACTGCTCTATATACACCACCATTTGCCCATTGACCATCTTTCAAAGTTAAATCAGAATGATAAAATGGACATGTTTCGCCATACATGGTATCATGTAAAAGTATTATTGTTTGTGGTGAAACAATTTCATCTAAAATTTCAAGTTCGCTTTTAACATGCTCATATGAATGCCAATCATCAACATAAACGATGTCAACACTATTGCTTTTATCCCATTTCTTTAAAAATTCAAGAGCATCGCTCAAATAAAAGCGATTATATTGTTTAAGATTATCATCCAATTTTAATAAACTTGGGTTTATGTCTACTGAATGAACAATACCATTAGTTTTTTTTACAGCAAGTACTAACGGCACAGTACTATCTCCATTTCTAACACCTAATTCAATTATTGTTTTTGCGTGTGAACCGAGCACAATACTATATAATAGCATTGCGTGTCTATCTGAATCACCACTACCGTTTAGTGTTTTATCTGTTAAAATATCTATCATTGCTTTATTAATTTACTAACATCTGAATTTAAGTCATCACTATATTGCTGGCTACGAAAATATTGTAATTCACCTGCCAATACTGATTCAGATTCAACCTTTTTACTTGTTTCATCTGCAACTCTTTTTCCTTTACTATAATGCCTATGTTCAATTATTATGTCGGAAAAATAATATAAACTATTCAATCTTTCACCAAGATGCTTCCAGTAGTGGTCAGTAAATAAGGAATTAAATTTTGGACATGCCATCCAACCTAATTTTCTAATTATGTTTGAATTCATAAATGGAATACCAACAATATGATGGTGATTAACTAAATCCTCACACCACACAATTGCATTGTCACCTATTTCATTTATTTTATTTAAAATCAATGTTTCCCATCCAGCAGTATTATATGTACAATCATCTTCAATAAATGAAACACATATATATTGCTCTGAATATCTTACAGCCATATCATTTAATATTTTCAATATTGGCTTTGATGTTTGTCTTTCATATATGAAAGGATATGTATTGTTGTTAATTATTTCATCATAAGTATCATCATCATAATCAATTGCAACAATCACAACACTTTTACCCTCAGTGGTTTTCATCCAAGAATCACCAAAAAGTTTAAAATCAACAAGTCTTTTTCTCGTTGGTACGAGTACACAAATTTTATTTTCCATTGTCTTATTTATTATCCATAAATTTCCTTATATTGTTTGTAATACCAAATATAATGACGAGAATCGGCATAATCTTTTAGTATTTCAACATTAAAATTATATTTGTAATCACTAAACTGTGGCACTCGACCAATATGTTGACCATATTGTAATACATTTTCGTCCAATATGTTATTATCTATTGCCCATTTTACATCAGATAATTTCATTCCCAAAATATTTATTTTATTTGGGTGTCTATTGGATAGTGCGGTTTCTTTTATCCACTTATATGCATATTTATCTTTAGTACCAATCATTCTGAACCCATCTTGTGGGTTATTATTTGTTTCAAAATGCCAAGGATTTGTACTTTTCCTTAAAAATGATATTAAATATTTTCTATTCCATATTGATGGCTGGCAAGTTATTCTATAATCAGAACTTTGTAGTTGTTCAATAATACTATAACCATCATAAGTATCAATTACAACACTTGGCGAATAATAATACATGTCACTTCCCAATGAACATCTGACTATGTTTTCATCAAATTCCATTAAAGCACACAACCTATTATAGACTTCAACATTAATATAATCAATTGGCGTGAAGTCATCTAACATAAATATGATATATTTACTTTCTTCTTTATCCAGCGCATTTGCAATATCATTTGCCCAATCATCAATAGATAACTGTTTTGGCTTCATTGAAATAAATGAATAATCAGAAGGTAATTCAACATCTGGTTTATTAAAACCCAATATTTTTACATTTTTTTCAATATTCCAATATTTATCAAACAACGGAATTGTAAGTTTTAAAATATGACTTGTTTTATCACAAGTCACAATAAAAATATCGTTTTTTATCATAGTTTTATATTAAATGTTGTTCCAATATTATTCGTTGGTATTATTATTGCTTTTTTTGTTGGGTCTTTTAAATGTAAATTATTTGTCGTTATATTTTCAATATCACTATACCCTTCTCTTTGCCATGCCAATGTTGGATTACAAATAAAACATTTACCCTTAAGTAAGGATTCGGCTAATAACACATCACATTTATAATCGTTTGGCTCTTTCTGAATACCATCTTTGGAATGTAATGCATTTACAGCAGTCTGTAAAAATTTACCATTCACAAAATATGCGTGCATACAAACAACATTTTCTGCAACATCCAAACCATCTGCATATTTTTTTATTGTTCCTCTATTCCATCCACCTAAATACAACAAGTCCCAATCTTCTGGAAGTTTACTGACAATATTATAAAATTTTGTTTCAAAGTCATCACACAGTTCAACATCATCCTCAAAAATTAATACTGATTCTAATTTTAATTCAAGTGCTTGTTCCAATACAGTCCTATGTGAATTTAAACATCCGACATATCCCATTTCACCAACTTTTACTGCGTCAAATGCACTAAATCTTTCCCATTTAAATGGTATTACCAGCGATTGAAGCCTGTCGGTTCTCCTATCTAAATTAATTACATAGGTTTTAATTGTATTTAAGTCGTATTTCATATTATGCTTTTTTAAATCCGATTTTATTTACAAGTTCAGTTTGTAGATTGTCATCATATGCATGTTTATCAAAGATTGTGTCATTACCAACCTCTTGCTGATATTTTAAAAAAACCGAATTGTGATTAATACAGGCAATCTTAATGCCCTTTTCTTTTGCGAACTTTGCCACCCAAATATCTGCCATGTTTGGTAGCTTAATGTCTTCGGATGAAAATTTAAGCAAGTCAGTATGAAACATCATAACACCAGTACCGCCAAAATCAACCAGTACATCAGTCTCAACATCACCCAAACACCTGAAATTATAGTGTGGTGAGCGATAATACGATTCGACAGGATAATTATAAAATGTTCTTCCGTGTAATGTTACTATATACTTTCTATGATATTTTTCGAAGCTCTCAATCATATAGTCAGCATAATTTGCAGGGTATATCAAATCATCATCAATTGTAAAGTAATATCCATCTGATTCATTGAGCTTTAGAAACTTAAACCCATCGCCAATAGAATTATTGGTGAGAAAACAATTTATTTTTGGGTCATTTATAAGGTTTTCGGGTATTACATCATGAGAATTTAATGCGACATTAATTACATCAGCCTGATTATATATAGAATCTATCGTTCTAAATAAACATTCGTCTCTTTCATATGTAGCAACATTAAATATTTTCATAGTTAATCGATTGGTTGATTTCCGTTATTTGGTGAACCCTGAGTTTGTGTCAGAGTTGCATAAATCCATTTTTGTTTTAATTTTGCAGCTAACTGAGTAATAACACGGAAGTCTCCATAACTCCATGAACCCCAATCAACAGGTAAATGTTTGCTGTGAAACATCATACCAATACCAGAGATATTTCCTGCTTGTATCTTTCCAAACATTTCAGTGCTTGGCACAACCCAACCATTAATATCAACTCTCCAAAGTATCATTTGGTCTTCGTTATCAATATTATTCACAGCTATACTCACTGAATTATTAAAAACAAATTTATCGTCATCATCCAAATAAATAATCCAGCCTTCTTTAACTTGTTTGGCAAGTTCATTTAGATGTAAATTCCAAGGTGCTGGATATGTACCAACTTCTGGTTTTGGATGCTGGACTTCTTGTAATTCTAATTTAATTGCTTCTGGATAATAATCACACTCTGTATCAGTACCAACAATATGATTAATGTTTACATGTGTCTGCTTATCAATCGATTTCTTACACGCTGCAAAATGTTTGGGTCTGTTGTGTGTTCTGGTAATAACATTAACTAATACGTCTTCATTGTTAGTTCCATCCAATGCTGTTTCGAGAATTGGTAAATCATCTTTATATTTTTCGACAAATTGTAATCTATTTACTTCCCATTGCTCATTTGTCATTCCAATCGATTGGTGAAGTATTCTAATATCAGTAGTTACACCGATATTGCACCCATCTAAGTAATTTGGAACACAAAATCCCAAGTCATACATGTGAAATCCTTTAAAGTCTTCATCGAATTGATGCTCAATTTTGCTGCAGTCTGCTGCAATAAATAAACCATCGACCAATACTACTGACCTTGTAAAGCCAGCTTTTGGTGGGGAATACTCATTCACCCAAGTAGTTATACCATTTGTATGTTCGACAACACCACACATTTTAGTTCTGTCAGTCCACCATACGCCATTATCTGCAAGGTATGTTGTACCAGCAACTCCAATAATACTAAAATCTGAATTATTAAACTTTGTTAAGAGCATTTTGCCCCAATTCTTTGTCCTAAATACAATATCATTGTGACAGAACACCATAATTGTGTTTTCGTCATTATGTTCTGCAATACCTCTATTATAGATTTCGGCAAGACTAAATTGATTGAAATTGAAGTAGCAAGTAACCTTTACGTTCTTAATACCAATGGTTTCGAGAATATGATTAGTAAATTTCTGATTTGCTTCGTCATCTAAGTGTGACGAAAACACCACTGCAATTCTATTTTTCATCCCTATTATTTAAGGCTACAAATATAGAACTTATTATTTTAAAAAACAAGAATTATTGTTTTTTAAATTGCGTTAGTATTGCTTCGTAGTCTGATTTAGCTTTTCCAAGTGGAAATGGAATACGAATTAAGGCATTATCTGGTATGTCAAATTCACTTACATAGATATAATTTGCATATAATATCAGAAAGTCATAAAATGGATTACCATAATACTTCTGTGACAATTTGTCGAGTCTACTAAATTCAGTATTCCAGTTTTCGTATTTGTCGCTGGCATTAATAGGTAAATTAACAAATGGCATTGGAGTTGTCGTTCCATTGTCATTTGCTAATAAGATGTATCGGTTGTAATCTCTATATGGCATCTTTATTGTTTTTAATTATTCTGATTTCTTATATAATTCGTTTCTTAACTTAAATCGCTCAACTACTGCTAAATTATCTGCTCTATCACTATCTGTTAGAGTATCATTATAATTATTTCCACCTTGAATCTCAACACCCGCCTTGTAACTACTTTGCATTGAAGCCATTGCAGACGGTAATATGTACATACCTTTGCTGGTAAATGTAGAATTTGCATAGTAGTTAAATGAAACAGCATTTTGTAGTGCATCGATAGGTCCTTTAAGTGATTGACCACCAATAACCTTCATATTTAATGTAACTTTTGCCAACATTGGTTGCATACCAAAACCTTCTGGGTTCATATCCCAAGTAGTATCGCTATAGTCAATATTTACACTTTCGATAATTACTTTGGTATAGAAGAAGTCACCAACTCTTAAAATACAAATGGGTTGACGACCAAAAACTGAATTTTTTGCTCTTAGTATACCCTCTTGAATTACCGAAGAATAATGTTTAGCTGCACCTTGTCTTGTGCATTGCTGTAAGAAGGTCAATCTCTTGTGAAAGTCTTCTGGTGTTTGTGAATGAAATATAGGATAATAATAATTATTAGTGATGGAATTAAAGCCATGTAAGATAGCACTTTTATCTTCCAATCTTTCATTCATAACACAATTAACTGCAACATTGGTAGTATCAATAAACTTACTCTTTTTAATGTTTTTATCAATAGTTTCGATTTCGTCATCAATCTTCTTAATTAATTCTGCATCTGTTTGTGTAGGTTTTGGTGCATTAGGATTTACGTATTTTTTACTGTTTCTTCTAATGCTGATTTTAGCATACCTATTCTTTTTAGCAGCATCTGATGAAACATCTCCATCTAAATCACCTGTACCTGTTTCACCAAGAGTACCAGTATTTATCACAATAGCATTAGTATTACCACCATATAACGTATCAAGCTTGCTTCTAATAAGGGTTTTGGTTGCATCTGCCCTTCTTTGACCAAGTTTTACATTATAATCAGTAGGTGCTGGCGAAGAACAATGACCAACAACATTTATTTCATAATATTGCCAAAGGTCTTTATTATCAAAAAATTCTTTAAGCATAGAATTTAAACCACCACCGCCATATGAATCTATTTCATCAACATTTGTATATTGAGAAAAGTTTGGCTCATTTGGAAGGAATGCATAAAAATACATTCCTTGGTCTTCATATTCTTCAAATTCATTTGCATTAATATAAATTCCCTGATTTAGTCCTAAATTACGAGCATCGTAATTATTTTTAAATCTAACATTAATTTCGTATCCTTCTTTATATATTGTATCAAATATTTTATCAACTTCCAAATCCTTCGGCATATCATTTGGAAAATAAGTCATCATTTCAGCAGGAATGGTTGGAGTATCAAACATGTCTGGAACAAATTTATAATTTATTTCCAATTTTCTGTCTTCAAGGTCTCTTTTTCTCTTTTCTAAATTCTTAACATATGAATCACCTTTTACCGCATCACCACCAAAAGCAAAAAAGTCGGCAATATCCTTTTGTGAATTAGAACTACCATTATAATTTCTCACATTAGGTGGATAGTCAACAAGTAGTGTAAAATTAAGAGTTGCTGACCTTTCAGAGTTTTGATAGTTATACATTGGCTCATTTCTACCAACCATAACAGTAGGTTCGTACTTAGCAGTTGCAGTTTCGTTTATTTCCATCGCATATGGTGGAAACCACATGATACGCCCGTTGAAAGGACCGACCTCACAGGCAGGAATTTCTGAACCATATTCATCATCAATTATACCAACATTATTCTTGCTGATTACTTTAATTGCAAGATTTTCAATACTCAACATCAAATTTTTATTATCAGCTACTTCATTATAATCTTTTGATTTTCTTAGTGTTGGGTGAATACGTGGTAACACTGTTTTATAAATTACAGAATTTTCATTACCACCATATACGTTATTACCATCAAACCTAATTGCTTTAGCAAATCTATCATATTGGTCTAATGCCGAATGTTGACGAACACCAGTTTTACCTGCTTGTCCAGATTTTGAAGATAATGCATATGTACTTGTATTGGCTTTCCATAGTGGAGAACCATTAAATCCAATAATTTCACTGCCCTTTACAAATGCCTTTCTTGTTATATCACCAATCTGTCCTTCTGTTGCTCTTATTAAATTTCTCGTATATTCCAATAATCCAGCACCCTTAACATTAAAATCAGTATTAAAATTTGTATCTTCAACAACATTTACACTACCAAATGTTCCACGAAACTCACCTAATATACCAGCAGTATCTGCATCAATACCACTTTTACCCCAAATAAGTTTATTAAAATTACCGTCATTCATAAACTCAGTAGTACTACCAATCCACCCCTCATATAATCCAGATTCATTATTTAAACTCTGGTTTTTTGTATTTTGGGTTTTTAATGTAGTACCTAAATTATCAATAAATATTTGATTTGGTGCATATTCCTGACTAACAGCATCACCACCATTTACACCAAGATTACCATATGCTGTAATAGCATTGTTATTAACAGCAGCAATCATAGCATTGTTTGCACCAGAATCCGATAATGGATTTTTTGGATAATAATGACTATATGGATATTGTGTACCATCACCAAAATTAAAAAAGGTAGTGTAGTTAATTGATGATATGTCACTATTGTTTACTAAATTACCTCTTGGCTGTATTGGATTATTAATGTCGATACCAATCTGATTTAATGCAGTATCATCAGATTTATAAACATTTTTATTTAATTGGTCTAATAAAAACACTAACTGACCTTTACCAGTATTTTCAAGGTAATTAGCATTATTTGATGTTTCATTAAATGGGTCTAAACTTGGGTTCTTTGTACCTACTATTCTTCTAACAAAATTATTTAAATCAGTTTGCTGTTCTATTTTAGTAATACCAAAGTCTTGATGTGGAGTAAATAAATTGGTACTTGGATTGCCATCAAATAAATTATTTACCTTAATTACTGGAAATAATTGTTGCGAAGCATTTGACATCATATTTAACGCCATTTGCTTGCCTAACATAGCCAAACCAATTGTCGCCAATGGAGTATTGGCATTGCTTTGTATTAATCTACCATAAACAGTATTCTCAAGATTATAAGACTTAAATGGTGTAATTGCACCAATAATAGTATTAACAGTACTCACAACTTTTGCAGTATTCTGACTACTTTGTAGTGGATATTCACTATTTGGAGTATAAAGATTTCGAGATTCCAACTCATTTCTTAATCCAGCAGTGCTTAATGATAATCTTGAAGGTGTTGTGCTGTTTACAGGCATTTACAAATATTTTATAATAAATACTTGTATATTGATTTTATTAGTACTAATTTTACATTCCCAAAAACTATCTTCGAACCCGAAAACCCCAAGCAACCTTTTATATCAAAACAATATTGGGTACTTACAAAATTATTATTCTTAATATGAAATTATATATACTACATAGAAATAAAATAGCTCACTGTTTTTCAGTGAGCATAGTTATTCCATATTGTCGAGTTTTAGTTCAGTTCGAAGAATTGAATTACAATACTTGTAATCTTTGTGTTTTAGTTCGTAGAACTGAAGCAAGATGTTTTAGAAAAGCTGTTTGAGATTGTTCGTAGAACGATTTCGAATAGTTTTGAAGAAAACTTCGGCAAAGTTACAAGAAATAAATTTAACAAACAAGTGTTTTTTAGAAAATTGTTAATAATTAACAAATCATTAACATTTTATACTTTATTTTTTATGTCCACCAGTTCCATTTACAGCAGCAACATGCTTCTGAATTGCAACATTTACGTCATATGTGTTATGCATAAGTTTTTGACCGTCAATTAGTAATGTGATATCATTTGTCATTCTAACTGTTTTATCTGCAAATTCTACCTTTAATGGTGATTTAAGTAAGTTAGCTAATTCGGTTAACATACCACCAGAAGTAAGATTTGCATTAGAAATTCCTTCAATAGCATCTTTTACTGCAATAAAATCTGCTGCATGACCTGACATTGCAGCACCTATTTTTGAGAATGAAGTACCAATTATTGCAAATTTACCTGAATTTGAAGCAATAGATTCCATTGATGATATTGTATCACTATCAATAGTCATACTTGAAAAGGCAGACACTAAACTTGCAGTATCGGCAGCTTTAGATGTTGCATTACTAATTGCATTAACTAATAATGATATACCAGCAGTTGCTAATCCTATACCTGCACCAATTTCTAATACAGCTAAACCCACTATTGATAATGCACCACCAAATAATCCTAATGGAGCAGCAGCAGTTCCAGCAGCAGCACCCAAGCCAATGAGAACGGCAGCAGCAAGTGCACCAATCCCTACCATAACTGATATTGTTGTTACAATCGATTTAAGTGTTTCTGCTTGTTTATCGGTTAATTTAGACATAGAATCGGCTAACTTACTAATACCAACAGCAGCCAAACCAATACCAGCACCAACTCCAACAGCAGCCAAACCGACAGCAGCACCAATACCAGCACTTTGACCAAAACTTCTTGCACCAGTTTTAAATGGTTGAGCTTTAGCAAATCTACCTTTTGCATCACGAACTGGCGGTCCTGCGTTACCACCTAAATTACTTCCTCCTGCTTCAAGTGCAGCAGCAGCACCTTTTTTTGCTGCCCAATTTTTCATTACATTTCCTAAACCCCATACAATTCCTTTCCATGCAAGTGCTGCTCCCATGAGTATAGTTCCAGCAGCAATAATACTACCAGGCCCACTTCCAGCAAGTTTTCCCATCATATCAAAGTAGGGTCTGATTGCACCTAATACTGTATTAATTACACGTAAAATTGGTAATAATGCACCTTTTAATTCATTAACAGTGTTTACCATTACTTCATTAAATGTTTGTGCTTCTTTTGCTCTTTCCTCAAGTGTTTTTTGTTCTTTTACAAATGATTCGGCTTGTTCTTTAGTTAAGTCACGTACATCGGTCATACGTCCAGCAAGACTAACTTCATATCTACCTGTTTCTTGATTTAATTTTGCAGCACCTTCAACTAATTCCTTTTCTTTTTTGGTAAGACCAGTACCAGCCAATGCTTTATCCATATTCTGTAAGTCCAAACGTTTCTGTGCAATTTCGAACATTTCTTCTTTAGAAATTCCCAGAGATTTGGCTACATTAGTAAGTCTATCAACATCGGCAGGACTAATGAATCTTTCAAATACACCCTCAGAATTTTTCTTAAGTGTGTACATACCAGTAGTCATCTTAGAAATTTCTTCATTTAGTTTTTCTGGTTCATTACGAACTGTGTATAACCATTGGAATGGGTCCATTTTGGCAAAATTGCCTCCCATAACCTGCAAATTTGCACCTAACTCAATTACATCTTCCAAACTTCTTTTAGCTTCGGCTACATCAAGAGCAGTTTTCATGCTAACCCTTGTCTTTTCAGCCATCATAGCCATTTCGCCAAATGCTTTTGTACCATTCTTAAATGAGAATGTACCTAATTTCTTAAAATTGTCAGTAACGTTCTTTAATACCTTTGTAGTATTAACACCCATTCTTTCTGATGTATCTACAACACCCTGTACAAATTTAACAGTATTTTTAGCATCAACACCCATGAACTCAAATTGTGCTGCAAGTTTTGTTGCATTTTCTATACCCAAACCAGTACCTTTACCAATTGCAACGATATCTAATAATGTCTCTTTTGATAAAGTACGTGCCCTACCAGTTTCATCAGCAAAACCCATTTGAATTTTAGCTAAGTCTTCCATTGCAGCACCCAATACACCAGCAAGACCAATAGTTTGTTCAAACGACAAACGCATTTCATTTGCTTTTGTCCCTGACATACCAAGACTAAGAATTGTTTGTTTAATAATTTTATCGGAATCCTGTAAATATTTCCAGCCAATTTTAAATTGGTCAACAACTGCTTTACCAAAAGCAAGTAATTGTTGTCTTTTTTTAATTTGTTCGTCAAGTAATTTTTTCTGTTCTTTTAGTTGAGCAGTTTCTTGTTTTGCTGCTGTAACTTTTTCCCTTATTAATTTTAAATCTTTTGCTTGTGAACTAACTAATTCTAACAATAATTGGGTTTGTTCAGCATTTAATGCCTTATGATTAGCCGTGAGGTCATTAATAAGTCTTTGTTTATCTGCATATGCCTCTTGTGCTTGAGCAAGCCTTTCTTGTTCATTACCAACACCTTTTAATGCTTTTTGTAAGTCATTATAGGCTTGTATTGATTGTTCTACCTGCTTTTCTGCAATTTTTCCTTTAGTCGTTTTTGGTGGCATAAGTATTTATTGTTTGATATAAATACAAAGACCAAGATTTTTTAACGTCTTGGTCTATTATTTTTGCTACGAATTTGTTCTTGTTGTTTTTCCCTTTCCTCATTTTCTTTTTGAAGTAGGAATAAAAAGTGCCTTCTTCTATAAATAGGGAGCTTTTCGATATAATCTGCTTGAAACTTAGCGTGTTTGGTCAAGATATATATCTCTTCATCGACCATCTTTTTATACTCACCCGCTAAGTGCTTGGGAAAAAAAAATCTACGCCCACAGTTAAATTAGTGAAGAATTTATATCCGTCCTTTGCCATAAATTCGTATTCCATATCAACATCTGGATTAACATCCAATAACTTTTTACGAATAGTAAATGCATCCAATGCTGGCATAACGTCAACAAACTTATCAATGTACGACCTATCAGTTCTTTCATTAATAGCAACAATTGAAGCTTTTAATTTCATTGTTGTATATTGTGTAAAGTCCTCATTATAAGCCTCTTGTATTGCCTGTGCTTTTTTAAATATAAGATTTTCTTCACCAGCACTTAAAAGTCTTAGTGTTACCAGTTTTTTACGCATAGGTATTTCCACTTGAAAATGACCAAATTCGTCTGGTTTTTCCTTAATTTCTTTATAGTGTAGTCTTAAAAGGTCTACCTTCGTGATAAATGGTATTCCTGACCTTGGGTCAGTTACATTTACAGTATAATCTGAACCATAACTTGATGTACGTAAGAATAGAATAATTGCATTTCTATCACCAGTTAGTAATTCGTCAACTGTAATACCTTTTGTTTTAATTTTTCTTTTTAATAATACATCTAATACAGTACCATTATCAATTAATGAAGGTGTAGTTAACAAGTCTTCGTCTTTTGATGTCATATATTCGACAGCAACCTCAGAAATACCATGTGAATAGAATAAACCACCAGAAGGTAATTTAACCATTTCATATGACATCATTAAATCAGGGTCAGTTTCTTTTGACATTGAAGCTTCAAAATCCTGTGGATTAAATGTTGTTCTTGGCATTGCAGTTGATTTTGGCATTGAAGGAACTCCTTCTGTTTTAACATAAGAATTTTCATTTACTGCAACCTGACCAGTACCTTGTTTAAAGTTTCTAATTGCATCACCGATGCTTTCTTTTTGTGGAATGTTGTTTTCGTCCATATTTTTATAATTTTTTATATTTTATTATTGTTTTGATAAATACGAGGAAAAAAATTTTGTTCGTGATTCAAGATAAATATTATTTCTGCGTATAAGCATATATAAAAGAAATAATATCTTAATTAAAAAAGGGAATATGGGAAAAGATAAATTTGTTGATGAAAAGGAATATGAAGAAATACTTACTGTGATAAACAGTAGTGCAGAAATTGCAAAAGCAAAAAACATAATAACTAAAATAGTCCCAAACGACATTAAATTAATTGCAAAAAACGATAGTCAAAAAAAATTAATACAATCAATAAAAAATAATGAAATAACAATTTGTAGTGGAAAAGCAGGTACTGGAAAAGCACAACCATTAGATTCATTAATATTGGGTGAAAATGGTTTCGTTAGAATGGGTGATATTAAAATTGGTGATAGAATTTTTACTATGAATGGAAATTTAACCAATGTTATTGGTATTTTTCCACAAGGTGAAAAAGATATTTATGAAGTGGAATTTACTGATAATAGTGTTGCTGAATGCTGTGATGAACATTTATGGCTTACTAAATCAAATAATGATAGAAACAATAAATCAGATTTTAAAATAAGACAATTATCCGAATTAAAAGATGATATTTTAATAAAAAGAGACGGACGCAGAAATTACTCAATTCCAATTACAAAACCAATTAGTTTTAACAATAAAAAAGTTAAAATACATCCGTATGTAATGGGAGTGTTAATAGGTGATGGTTGCTTTAGTGCACCAAATGTGAGATTAACAACAATTGATGATGAAATAATAAATGATGTAAATAATTATTTACCTGAAAAATATGTTTTATCTAAAATACCTTCATCCAAAATCGACTATTCTATCATAATGAAAGATAGAGAACAATATGAGGGATTTACATATTTAATAAAATCATATGATTTATTAGGATTAAAATCTGAAAATAAATTTATACCTAATGATTATTTGATTAATGATATTGATAGTAGAATTGCATTATTACAAGGTTTGATGGATAGTGATGGAACAATTGAAAATAAAAGTGGAAGTTTATCGTTTACTACTGCATCAAAAAAATTAATTAATGATTTTAAATTTTTAATTGAGTCATTGGGTGGTATTGTAAATAAACTTATTATTAAAAAAGGTAAATATAAAAAAAACAATATTACTGTTGATTGTAAACTATCATACACTTATTCATTTAGATTACCAAATAATATTATTCCATTTAAATTAGAAAGAAAATTAAATTTATTTAGAGAAAAATCCAAATATTTCCCAATAAGATATATAAAAGATATTAGATATGTTGGAAAAAAAGAAGCACAGTGCATTATGGTTGATGACGATAATCATACATATTTAACTAATGATTTAATAGTGACACACAATACTTTTGTTGCTGTTGCATATGCACTTAGCTTACTCAGGAAGGCAGGAAATCGATATAAGAGAATCTACTTAGTTAAGTCGGTTACTACTCTTAAAAAGGAAGAAATTGGGTTTTTAAAGGGTGATATGAAAGATAAGTTTGAGCCATTTATGTTGAGTTTTTTCATCAACATGGAGAAGGTCATACATGAAGCTTCAATTAAGACATTACTTGAACAGGAATATCTTAGACCATTTCCACTTGCATATATTAAAGGAGCAAGTTTAGATGACTGTATTATTATTGCCGATGAAATGCAAAATATAATACTTGATAATGCTCTGACCTTATTAACACGTTTGGGTAGTAATGCTAAAATGATAATATTGGGTGATATTGACCAAATTGACTTGGCGAATAAAAAAGATAGTTCATTAGAACCATTATTAGAAATGTATAAAGATGTTCCACAAATTGGTACAATTGCTATGGATGATAATGATGATAATGTGAGAAATCCACTTATTGATATAATTGTTGCAAAATACAAAGAATATCTTGCAGCATCGGGTGGTACAAAGACTGCTAATGGAAAAAAACAGTTATTGGTTGAGCAAATTAAAGAAGAACAAGAAAAATTTAACGACAGTGGAGAATAAAATAATTGTTATATATGTAGGTGTTGCTGGTGTTCGATTGGAAGACATACCAACATATGTTCAGAAGGTAACAGCAAAAATATCGCCACAAACTTTTGAAGGTGAGATTATATCAATTCCTGTACAATCAGCAGATACAAGAATTGAATGCATTAATCCTAAATATGTTTTGGAAATGGAATTGATTGATGAACATGAGAGGATGATGAAAAAATTACATGAATTACTCCAATATCAATTGGAACAAATAAAACAAGAAAATGAGTAAAAAATTAAAAGTAGGAATTGACATAAATGAAATCTTTAGAGCAAAATGGCTTCAATTTGATAGATTTTATGCACAAGAATTTGGCGAAGATGGTATTCCTGAACAACCATATGTATATGATTTCTTTAAACATTATAGATTCGAAGATACTGATGAAATAATTAAGGAATTAAAAGAACCAGAAGATATGCCCGAAAACATTAATCCTATAGAGTATCAACACGATGAAGCATTAGGTGAAGCACCAGCAGATATATTCTTATTTAAGTTGCCAACAAAGGTAACACTTACTGCCAAACAAGTTTATAATCGTTTTCTATATGAAGATTATTGCTTCGAAATTCACGCCAGCGCACCAATTATGTATAAGGGTATGGATTTACATGTAAATAATTTCTTATTGAAGTATGGAGATAATGTCGAATTTACTTTATTCTCAGTTGAGAACCGTTTTAGTATTCCTTCTACGCTGTTTTTCTTAAGCAGAATGACTGCAAGGTTTAAAAACATTAAGTTTGTTGATAAGGCAACTGAAATGTGGGATGATATTGACGTACTTATTACAACCGACCCCGAAATATTAACACTTGGTGCACCTTGGGGTAAGAAACTCGTAAAACTTAAAAGACCATATAACGAAAAAATAAAAGCAGGCTCATTGGAAGTCTTACAAGTTAATGATTTAACTGACAATCCAGAGTTCGAAAAAATAATTAAATATAAAAAAGTATAACATGGGAGCAATCGAAATAATCAAAAACGTAAATGGTATTGAAATAGAACCAACAACAAAAGAAGGAATCCTTATTAAATGGGAAAATCTTGGTTTATTAAAAGATATGCCAGAAGAAAAAAAATCTAAGTGTGCTCATATTTTTGAGCAAATATTTAAATTCTTAGTCAATAGTGAAATTACTAATGAACATGTTGAGAATACTGTATTTCCAATTGTTTATAGAATAGTGCGTGAAGTTGATGTTGAAACCGAAATAAATTTCTTCGACATTATCACAGCAGTAACTAACAATATGTCAGATTTTAATGATATGTCGGAACAAGAACAATATGTACAGGAAGGCGATTTCACCGTCAAAATAACAAACATAATAACTGAAAGACTTAAAAATAAATAAAATGAGCGAAGAATTAAACACAGCAGCTATTCAGGCTGAACAAGAAAAAATCGAAAAGATTAAAACATCTTTAGTTAAACTTAGAGATAAAGAATCAAAATATTTAATTTGTATTCCTGAATCACAAAATCCAAGTGCAAGTGTATATGAATTATACTTTCATGCAACAGTGATGAAAAATATGGGATATGAAGTAATTGTATTGATTGAACGTGGTGATTACACAGCACCAACGTGGATTGAGAAAGAACTTACAAATCACAAGCACATGTCAATTGCTGACCCTAAGTTAACGGTCGGTCCAGAAGACATAATGCTTATTCCTGAAATTTATTCTAATGTCATGGAACAGACTAAAAATTTACCTTGTGTAAGAATTGGTATTATACAATCTGTTGACTACATGGTAAATAGTTTGATTCCCGGTACAGATTGGTCGTCATTTGGTATTCGTGATATTATCACAACATCACAAACACTTAAAGAGTTGGTAGAAACTTTCTACGGTCTAAATAAGTTTAATATTGTTGTGTATAATTTAGGTATTCCAGAATATTTCCAGAAATCTAAAATTCCACAGAAACCAATTATTTCTGTTGTTGGTAGGAACGCCAATGAAATTTCGAAATTTGTTAAACTTTTCTTTAGCAGGTTTCCACAATACAGTTGGGTAACTTTTGACCCAATGCTCACAAAGAGTAAACCACCACAAGCAATGCGTAGGGTTGACTTTGCAAAAAGGCTTAGTGGAAACTTTGCAGCAATTTGGATTGATAGAATTGCATCATTTGGTACATTTCCATTGGAATGTATGAAAGTAGGTACTGTTCCCATCTGTCTTAAACCAGATGTTATGCCAGACTATATGCTTGAAAGGGACGAAAATGGTGTGGTTGTAAAAGTAGTTGAAGGCGCAGGTGTTTGGACTGATAATTTCTATGATTTGCCAGTATTAGCGGGTGAAGTCCTAATTAAATTCTTGGATGACAGTATTACGCCAGCATTGTATGAATCTATGGATGCTATAGCTGCAAAATATACACAGGAAGGTGCAGAAGCTGCATTGCAGAAGATTTATCAATCATATATTGACCAAAGAATTAACTTGCTTCAAGCAGCGTTAGTTCCAGCAGCAGTACCACAGATTGAAACAATTCCTTACCAACCAAAATAATATTAATCTTAATTAAAAACATACAAATGAATATTACAGTAATAATTCCAATACACGAATACAGTGAAAAAGTACAGGGGTACTTGAGTAAAGCAATTGAGTCTATTGTTAAACAAGAAAACGCAGTTGAACAACCACAAGTAATGGTGGTTTGTCCACCAGATGTTTACGACCAACTTGGTGAAGCCAGTGGTATAACGGTGACTATCATTAAAAATGAAGGCAAAATCGATTATCAATCACAAGTAAATCTTGGTGTCGAAAACGTTAAAACCGATTACTTCACGGTTCTCGAATTTGATGACGAGTTCAGTACTACTTATTTTAAAAACGCAGTTGCATACACCGAAGCATATCCAAATATTGACGTATTCTTAACTATGATGATTGAAGTAAATGACAGGGGAGAAGGTATGAAAATAACAAATGAAACCGTTTGGGCACAACAATTTGTTGGTGAAAATGGTGAAATGGGTTATCTCAATGCAGGTGCATTAAAACAATATACAGACTTTAAACTTAGTGGTGCAATCATCAAGAAGTCTGAGTTTATTAATGTTGGTAAGTATAAATCAAACATTAAGCTAAGTTTTATGTATGAGTTCTTACTTAGAGCATTAAACAACGCCTGTAAGATTTATAGTATTCCAAAAATCGGCTATAAACACTTGGCAACACGTGAAAACAGTATGTTTGATGTATATAACAAGGAAATGCCAATTGCTGAAAGAAAATTTTGGTTTGATACTGCAACAAATGAAGCAAACTTTACTAATGATAGAGTAATCGATATGTCAAGGCTTCCAAAACAGATTGTTGTTTAAAAATAATCTTATAAGTTGAAACTATATGAATGAGAAAGAAAGACACAGAAGCTAATGAGCCATATTTTGCTGAAAGGGAAGAACAAGCAGTTTTAGATTATATATTATCTGATTCACTCGAAGAAAAGAATAAAATATACAATCAGATTTTACTTCAACCATTTAAGAAAATGAGTGAGTCTATTTTAAGAGTATACCCAATACATATTGGAAACTACGATATGGAAGAAGTGGAATCTAATGCCTTAACCCACCTAATCGAGCACATGGTTAGATATAAGCCATTTATTATTGAGCGTCACGTTGGTAATACTGAAAAATGGATTAAATTGGGTGATGCTTATAGATTTATCTATCAGAAAAATGCAGAAGAAATGCTGTTGTCATTAATAAATCTAAATGATTTACATGAATACAGAATATTTAACTCCAAAGCATTTAGTTATTGTCAGACCATAATCAGAAACTACTATAAAGACCACAGTAAAAAAAGCTATACTGAAAAGAAAATAAATCTGTCGTTTGATGATTACATTGACGAAATTAATGAGAACATCGAATATAGCTACGAATTAGAGTTAGAAACTCAGCACCATTTGGAAAAACTTATCAATAATGTTATCGAAAAGATAGAAACTAAAATTGATGGAGATACTTCAATTAAAAAGAATGAAATGGTGGTTGGAGAAGCAATTGTGAATGTGTTGAAGAACTGGCACATATTATTTATGGAAGATAGTCCCGATGGAAAGTTCAATAAAAGAGTCACAAACAAGTTTGCAAAGAATAAAATATTGCTGTTTCTAAAAGAACAGACCAATCTATCAACAAAAGAAATAAGAATTGCAATTAAACCATTCAAAGAAATATATTTCTTCGAAAAGGTTGATTTTTATGAAGATTAATGAAAAAGGTTTTTCAGACAATAGTAGATAAAGGACATGGCAATTGTATGCAAGCAGCAATTGCCAGTCTTTTTGATTTAGAACTCGAAGAAGTACCTAATTTTATTGAGTATAAAGATGGATGGTTTAAGCCACTATACGAGTTCATGATACCGAGAGGGTATGATTATGAAGGTATGCTACATAATAAGGTTCACAGTATGTTATGGAATCCAACATCTGAATGCTTTCAAAAAACAAAGTGGCATAAGCCACATATGATTACCAAAGGAAAACTATATAAAGAGCAGGGTGTTAATGGGTTGTTTCTTGCTTCGGTATTCTCACCAAAACTCTTCACATGGGCAGATAATGTAGCACATGCCGTTATTATTGATAAAGACTATAATATTTTGCATGACCCTAATCCAGCATATAAAGGAATACTACAATATCCGTTAGCAGAAGTACTTGGCTATAATGGAATTATTGATGTTTTTTTATTAAATCCTGTTTCCAAATAATTATTTTACAAAATTATGTTTTTTTTGTAAAGTTTGCGTATTTAGTTATAGATGAAAGTAGTTAATAGGTCATATAAATTTAGAATTTTCCCAAATAATGAGCAGGAAGTACTATTCTCCAAGCATTTTGGAGCTTGTAGATTTGTGTTCAATCGTTATCTAAATTGTAGAAAAGAAAGTTATCTTGAAGAAAAAAAATCACTTAACTATTATGATAATGCTAATGATTTAACATTACTAAAAAAAAATGAAGATTTTTTTTGGTTAAAAGAAATTAACAGTCAAAGCTTACAATCATCACTTAGAAATTTAGATACTGCTTACAATAAATTTTTTAGAAAACAAACTAAGTTTCCATGTTTTAAATCAAAATATGATAAGCAAAGCTTTACTATTCCGCAATCAGTGTATATTGAAAACAATAAGCTCCTTATACCAAAATTTAAAAATGGAATTAATATAAATGTTCATAGAGTAATTGAAGGCAAACTTCTTTTTGCTACAATATCAAAATCAACAACAGGGAAATACTATGTAAGTATCACTTGTGAAGTAGAATATACTCCATTAAAAAAAACGAACTCAAAAGTTGGTGTTGATACTGGAATAAAAGACTTAGCAATACTCTCGGATGGTAAGGTATATAAAAACATTAAAGCACTTAAAACTAATTTAAAAAAAATAAAATATAACCAAAGACAATTATCTAAAAAAAAAACAGGAAGTAATTCCAGATTAAAACAAAAGTCAAAACTTGCAACAATACACGAAAAAGTAACTAATATCAGAAAAGACTATTTACATAAAGTCAGTACAGAAATCATCAAAAACCACGATGTAATTTGTATTGAGGATTTGGCTGTAAAAAATATGATGAAGAATCATAGTTTAGCACAAGCATTTTCTGACGTTAGTTTGGGTAGCTTTTATAATATGCTTGATTATAAAGCTAATTGGAATGATAAGTTAATAGTTAAGATTGACCGATTCTTTCCAAGTAGCAAAACCTGTAATGTTTGTAATTATATTAAACAAGACTTAACGCTAAAAGATAGAAAATGGACTTGTCCTGATTGTAAAACAGTACATGACAGAGATTTTAATGCAAGTATAAACATAAAAAAACAGGGCTTAAAAATACTGTCTGGTTCAGGAATTGAGTTGGACATTAAACAAAAACAGAGTGAGGCGTTACTGTTAGGTGAGTCTATGACCTCTGAAACCAATTTAATTGGTAATTCACATGTACTAAAACTATTATAACTCATAGTATTTATTAGTAGAATTATAAATAACAAGAAAAGAATTAAAACCTATTAACCGTGCCACGCCCTCAAAGAAAGAAACTACAATTTACAGAAGATAGTGTAAATAAACTACTTCAAGAAGTCTATGACGATGCCCATAACATCAAAGCTAAAATTACCAGACTCTTTACTAAGTGGGAGACCAAAGTTAAAGAAGGTGGTGAAATCGCTGCACTTGGTGACCAAATCGTTAAGCTTATTGCTGCCGAAGCTAAAAACCAAGACCAGAAAATTATGCTTCTTAAATATCTAAAAGAAGTGGTGTTCGAAAAGAATGGTGCTGCTGGTGGTAATGATACTGGTAAAACACAAGAATCAGGAGAAATCACTGCTGAAAAAAGAAATGAATTACTCAACATCGTTAAAGACGAGGTTGAGCGTAAACAAAGAGAAAGAGACGGCAAATAATGGCATTAAAAGACGACAAAAGAAAAATATTTACCACAGTTGGTTCTTATACTTCATTCATGGAGCAAAATAAACCATTTAATCCAACTGACGTATTTCCTTCTATTAACAATAAGAAGGATGTCGTTCCATTTTTGCTTGATACACTAAAAAATGTTGCTGGTAGCGACAAATTAAAAGAGTTGGTTGGTAATATGGTAACAAAATTAGTTGCCAGTGGTGAAACTAAAATGAAAGAAGCTCTTACTAAACAATTTACCCAATCAAATTCTGGCGACCAACCTCCAAGTTGGTTTACTGATGATGGAGCAACCATTAAAGTTAAAGATATAGATGTTACTGGTAAATTTAAAACTGCCCCTACATCAGAAGTAGGAATATTAGAATATCAAAAGGCGTTTGATGTTGATAAAGACTTGTTTTATAAGTCAATACAAATTGGTAATGCAACTATGGAATTCGGCACGTTAAAAATTGATGTGGCATATAATGAAAATTCAGATTCTTTTAATATTAAGCCAAACGGATTTAATGGCAACATTGGTGATTTATTTACTGAGTATATTAATAACACACAATTAATTGACTCCAATGAATTGGTTACCAATGTTATGGATAGCATATATGGTACACTAAAGGCGAAAAGCAAAAAAACACAGGCAGAAATACTACAAGAACTGGAAGTTCAGAAGTTATTACAACAAGTAATGAATGGTGATGATTCTATGGTCATATTACCAAAAGATTATGAAGAATTACAAACAAGAGCATTAGAACTATCTCAAGGAATTGTTAATTATGATTTAGGTTGTGGCTTAATGCCTGCTTCATTATCATTCGAATCGCTTCAAGCTCTCAATACATTCATTTCTGGCTCAACTGACCCATATGCTATTGGTAATGCAATTGAGGCAACAATACCTGAAAGCACAACTGGTAATACTGAAACAACTGCCGAAAACATAGAAACAATTAAGGACGGATTTTTCCAAAGACTTATTAATATATTTGTTGAACAAATGTTATATGCTGGAACGCAACAACCACAAATAAAAATGTTGCTCACAATAATGAATGCGTTTCAGAATAATGGTGTAATTATAAGCAAAGCAGCAACTGAGTATATGAAACAATTTAAAGTCTTTATTCACTGTATGGTAAAAGAGATATTGATGATGGTTGCACAATATATATTTCTTGTGGCTATTGGATATATGATAAAATTGTTAACGCCAGTAATAAAAAAAATATTAAAAGAAAAAATAAAACAATTTTCAGACCTAATGAAGAGTTTAACAACTGGAACTAAAGTCGGAAAAGCACTAAGTGCAGCATCACCATAAAAATAACATAAAAAATAACATAAATTTTAAATAAAAAACGTCATGATAGTAGACCAAAAAGTTAACAAACAAATTGTAGGTATTTATCTTATTGATAACTCAAAAGATGGTGCTCAATTAGCAGCAACCATTAAACCAAATTGGTTTAGAAGACTAATGACACATTGGTTATTAGGTTGGAAATGGATAAGCATTAAAAAATTACAAGCAATGAAATAATATGGCAATTGATTTTAGTAATATTGATTCGATTATTGAAGGCTTTAGCAGGGTGCTAAGTCTTTCATCTATAGGCGGACCGCCTCCTGTGCCTACACCACTAATTTTAGTTGGTGTGCCACAGCGTACTGGCTTGTCACCAATAAAAATTGCATCACGTATCATTGCCAGAAAATCAGAAGCTGGATTAACTGTCGGTGTTCTACCATCTGGTCAAATTAGTGCTGATGAATTAATGGAACGAATAAGAATTGAAGAGATTGTAAAAGCATTACAGACAGAAGCAATTATTACTGTTGCTATCCCACCCGGTATAACTCTCACTGCTGCAGGTATTTCACCTACGGGACCCGTTTCAGTATTTGGCTCAACAATTATATTTTCTAAAGGATATGGAGTGATACAATAATGGAAGACCTAACACAATATACACCAACACAATTGCTTAAAATGGTAAACGACACCAACACAAAGCATGAGCAGTTAAAAGCAGAAGTTATTACACATACTTTTGAGATAGATGGTCTCGAAGTACTGATAAATAATAAGCTTAAGTTAATTGCTGAACTCGAAAAAAATTATATTGACCTGATTGAAGAAATGAATAACAGATAATGGCATACGATAAACCATATTTACAAACATCAAGTCCTTTTAGAAGGGATAGTAATAATCTTGAACCCACCAGAAGCATTTATTATGGTGAGGTCATTTCTATTGTTGACCCTACAGATGGTGGAAGAATTAAGGCAAGAGTTCAAGGTCTTGACAATAGAACCGATGATGCTGATTTGCCTTGGGCGTATCCAAATTTACCTAAATTTTTTCACGTATATCCACAAGTTGGTGAAGTTGTGAGAATATATCTTGAAAATACAAAATATCCAGAAAGAGCCAGATTTTGGCAGGGTAGTGTAATATCACAACCACAAAAAATTGGTCTTGACTCAATATTTACCGCACTCTCAACAACTAATTTAGCGTTTTCAGTACCAGAACCAGCAATTAATACATATCCTGATGCTGTTGGCGTATTTCCATTAATAAATGATGTGGCAATTATTGGGAAAGTTAATACAGATATAATACTTACTGATAATCAGGTTCATATTCGTGCAGGTAAACACGAAAATGATAATATATTAAAGCTCAACATCAAAAATCCTGCTGAAATTAGTTTGATTTATGAACAATTAACAACTTCAAAGGCATATCAAAGCACTACTGTTGTTACAAGTGATAGAATTGCATTAATTGCTCAACAAGGAAATCCACAATTTAGAACTGCACGAGTACAACAAAAAGACCGTGATGCAATGTTCGAACAAGGACACCCAATTGGAAGGGGTGATGTAATTGCACAAGCATTGGAAATATTTAGAAATGCAATTATTGGTCACGTTCATGGATATTCTGGTCTTGCAGCAGATAAGAATGCAATTATTGCCGACTTAGAAAAATTAGATTTTACAGCACTTTATAATAAAAACATTGTCATTAACTAAATTTGTAGTACCTTTGCCATCCTATGACAATGAACGTACCCATACCAAATGAGTTATTTACTGCATTTAACGAAGTTACATACTTCGATGAACCACATAAGTATTATGTGGATGGTAAACCATTAATATCAGTCACTACACTGATTCACAGGTATCAAGAAGATTTTGATGAAGAATATTGGTCTGCAAACAAAGCTGCTTATTATGGTAATGTGAGCCAGATGGAAGTTAAACGAGCTTGGAGATTCATAAATAAGAAAGGTACAATGAAAGGTTCGGCAATTCACGACTATGCCGAAAATAAGTTTCAAAACAAGATTTTCGAATATCCTAAGAAACAAATTTTAGAAGAATTTGGCTTTGACCCAATTAAAATAGAATACGACATAACTAAAAAACATGTTGATAGATTCTATGATGATGTACAGGGTAGATTAATTCCTGTTAAGACTGAATTTGTAATGTATGATAAACAATCTCTTGTCGGTGGAATGTGTGATATTATATTTTGGAATGTAAAAGCACAGGAATTTCAGATTTGGGATTATAAAACAAATAAAGCATTTACAATGGAAGAACAAGAAAGATATTTGTCCGAAGAATTGTACATGCTTCAAGATTGTGACTTGGAAATCTATTCACTACAGTTAGAAATGTATAAACAAATTATACAAAGAAATACAGGCATTAAACTTGGCAAATCATATGTTGTTTGGTTTTCACACAACAACGAAAATTATCAAGTTATCGAAACCAAAAACAGGGAATACTACGCAAACGTAATGCTCAACCATAGATTAGCTGAATTAGCAGCATAAAAAAAGCCACAATAATAGTGGCTTTTTTCTTTTCTCCTATTTCTAATCTTAAAGGTTTAAAATACACCTATACGGTTGTATCTCAAGTGTTATGTTGGTTAACTCGTCATTTCCGTAGTCATTATCACCAAAGTCAATTGATGTAATCATACATTGTTCCAAGAACCACTTTTCAACTTCGATACCTGTTGGGTCAAGTGCCTTCAAATAAATGTTTTTCTTATAACCCGCAGCATAACCCATACGACCAGTAAGTGATTCTGCGTGTAGACGAACCCATTCCATGAGTTGTTGTGATGTTGAAGGACCGATTGGGTCGAGAAATGTCAAAGACATTGTATCCCAAGTATATCTACCTGCAACATAATTTTGTTCATTCATATAAGGTATTGGGACTGAATTTATCTTCATTGAAGGTCTTTTAAATTTTTGTACCTTCCACACTTCAATACCTAATTCATCTGCAAATTCTGCGAAGAATCTATTTACTCTTTTTGGTTCGTATTCGAATGGGATACCCCTAATCATTTCTCCTGCCATGTTATTAAATTGTTTATTTTGTTTTAATTATTTTTTATGTTTTATGATAAATACTTACTATTTAAAAACTTTTAAATGAAAACCCACCAATTTGATGGGTTTTCATTTATTTTATTTATGCTCCAACGTCTGCAAATGATGCACCCGATGGTGTGATTGTAAATGTGATACCAATAAACTCGACAGCACGTGTTGGTTTTAAGAAAATTTCACCGTAAAGTTCATTTCTATCACGAGTTTCAACTGTATTATTGCTATCGTCCATTTTGATTCTGAAATCATATAAACCTCTTTCACGTTTAATTGTGTCAAGAATAGGTGTTGATTTCGACAAGAACTGGTCGATTGTTGTTTGGTCGTTCTGTTCGAATACAAGTCTGATTGCGATGTTAGCGATAAGAACCTTGATTTGAAGTAATAATCTACGTACATTGATTCTATCAAGTGCTGATTCTTTCACCTGTAAGGTCTTCTGTCCGAAGATAGCAGTTCCAGTGTCAGCAAAGTCAGCCATAGGATTGATTCTACCAGCGTAGAGGATATCTCTGGCTTCAAGCGATAGTTTGTACTTAGATTTTCTTGCGTTGGTTACACCACGGTTTAAACCTGCTGGTGCGAACCAAGGGAATGAAGTGTTGTCAGTGTATGCCATTGCTCTTACAACTTCACCAGTTGCAGGAATATAAACATTAACGTTGTTTTGAGTATCTCTCATTTGAATCCAAGGGAAGTATGTACAACTGTAACTCGAATCGATATCTGCTGTGTCAAGTAAGTCAACAATGTCTGCTGATGCAACCACGTCTGCTTTACCATTATCACCAACTGTAATATCTATTGATACGTCAGGTGAATCGATTACATATAATGTATCTGTTCTCTGTTGCTCAATCATTTCGATTGTATTTTGAACCAAAATATTCTGGTTTGACCAGTTAATACCCGGTGTTGAGAACAAGTTGATTGTTACTTCTTCTGGATTTGAGAATGTGTCTATACCAACTTCCCATGCTTGGAAGTCATTATTTGGAATTGCATTTGGAGCAACGCCATCGTATATACCGTTTTGACGGAAATCATCACCGTATGAACGTCCTAATCTATAAACATTCCAACCATCGAAACCACCTGCAGGTGCAAATGTGAATTTTCTTGTTGAGATTAAATAATATGGATTTGTTGGTTCTTGAACATCTCCAATAGTTTGGAAGACTCCATCACCACAGTCAAATGAATAACCAAATGATGTTACACCAGAGGCATCAATATCCATATGGAAACCATGTGTCTTAACATGACTACTACCTCCAACTTGTCCGTTAAAGTTAAAGAAATTCTGGTTAATTCCAGTGCCAACTGATGTTGCTGCGTTATACGCAAGTTCAGAAACACCCAAATATACTTTTTTAATTCTTTCGTTATCTTCGTATTTGGTTTTGTAGAAAATTTTAGGAGCAACACCAGCATATGCGCCAGTTGTGGCTGACATAGCATAGTTGTTAAATAAGTAACCTTCGAAACCAGCAGGGAAATCTCCAACAGTTAACTCAGGAGCAAGCTCGACCATAACATATTTACTTTGAAGGTCATATTCACCATCAGTTGTACCAATACGCTGTCCGATGTAGTTGTTATTACCTTTAAGTAAACCGCATCTTGTGAATGATTCCAAAACACTTGGATTTGCATCAGTATCGTAGAAATTACGAATAATAATGTCAAATTCTAATGTAATTGGATTGATATTTTGGATGGTGATTTTAATTTCTTGGTTAGCTGCATTACCATCAGAAATACTAATAAGCTTAAATAATCTGCTTACTGCATTACCTTTAACCTGTGATACTACCCAAGGAGTTTCAGGAGTTTTAAATTGTGTTTTATAGTCGGTGAAGAAATTTGAATCGCAAATAATTAGGTCATCATTAACACCATATGCATAAGATGAAACACCTGCTATGCCGAATGAAGTTAATCCAGTTGGATATGAAGCACCATCACCGTCAAGTTTTTTGATTAAATCTGGATATGTAGACTCAACCCAAACCATAGTTAATTTATCGGTAGGCTCAAGACCAATTACGTTTGGTAAGAAGCTTGATGCATCTGGATTCATTGAAACTACATAAGTAGCTTTTGTTGTACCACTTGAAGCATTAAGTCTAAATGTTCCATATAAGTCACCAATACCACCTATCGTAGTGTTTCCAGATATACTAAGAGTTGTGGTCTTAAATATGTTTACTGGTGGAGCATTTACGACATCATGTGTATATCCCCTACTTCTAACAATGGCAAGTACCATATTAGAATATGCTGAATATTCAGTACCTGTAAACACAGTTGAGTTACCACTTGTAGTACCACTACCATATGTACTATTATAGGCAGTAACAACAAATGAGTGAGATATGCCCCTAAAACCAGTTGCACCTGTTTTGGTGAATCCTGAGAAGCTTACTCCTGTATCACCACTTGCATTTAATGTAACACCCAAATAAGTATTATTGGTAAAAGTTGCGATTAATCCAGTTGTGGTTGCACCTTGAGTAATAGTTGTAGGGTCAAGACCAGCATCTAATGTAACTGCCCATGCTGTTCCAGCATCGTAGCCACTTAAACCCAATACTCTGGTCACCCATAATTGGTTTGATTCTTCTAAGTAAGAATTGGCTACATAAGGTAGTTGATATTGAAGATTGCCATCAGCAAATCTCTTTACACTCTGTCCACCAAACCTGTTAGCATATTCAGTTTTGTCTTGTACAAATACAGGTTCGAAGGCAGGTCCTTTAAGGGTTTCGCCAACAACACCTAATGTTGTTATGCCCACATTACGTGTTACGTATGTAAGGTCAAGTTCTTTAAATTTTACACCGGGAGAGGTGAATACAAATTCTGCCATGTTTTTTTATTTATTTATCGTTTTATTGTTATTTTAAATTCGCTTTCTACAATAAATACTGAAAATAAACGCAAAAGGTGATTTGTCTTTATTATTATAAGCCTGCTAATCTTGCTCATAAATCCAGATTTTTAACTTTTTGGATTTTTTCATATCCGATTTTCTTTTTTTTCATTTTTTTGTGTTCAAATTT